GTTCAAGTATAAAGTTCAAGTATAAAGTTCAAGTATAAAGTTCAAGTATAAAGTTCAAGTATAGTTGTCATTATCTGGAGCAATAAAGATGTGTTATTAATAAAGATTCAAGTTCAAAAAAAAAAAGATTTTTCCAAACCCATTTTCAAAATTGAAATTTATTTTTGAAAATAAAAATTTGATTTACAAAAATGAAACTAAAAATTTTTATTTTTGAAAATAATATCACCAATAAAATTCTTAATCTCATTTAATACTCTGGTTTGCACACACCAGTAAATCGTTTCAAATGTATTTTCAAACACCAGTCAAAAGACTCAATCCTGTTTGCACAAACACAAAGGAATTAAAACAGTAGCCAATAGCCTCTTTATATTTGGCTATTTAAACAGAGACATTCCCTTTTGGTATGAGCAACAAACTTTCAAAACTAAAATTGAAAATTCAAAAACAAGAAAAGCAATTACAAAATGATAAAATGAGATTGGCTATTTTATCAAATGCCTCCAATCAAATGTGCTCAAAAACTTTAATGACATTGCCAACTGATATAAGAGTAATTATATACTACAAGTTGATACTTGATGAAATTGCATTGGGTAATTTTTCAAGAATCATAAAATATGTAGAGACTAAAGCTTTTTGGAAAAATAGAAAAGATGTGTTCAAAATCCTATTAGTGAATGAAAACTGGCAAAAGTTTATACGCATGACAGTGTGTCGACAATCCAAAAATATAATGTTGAAAGTTCTTCCATCATTGACAGACAAAACTAAGTCATACTTTATCATTAAACTTTATTGGTATGCAGGTAATTTCGATTATATGTATAAAATAACCATGTCTATTGTGAAGATTTGGATAATTGTGACTTGCACCCTATTGGAAAAGTTGCCTTGAAATGTTTTGAAAGGTTGATAAAAGATGAGAATTGCTTCAAGTCCCAAATTCTATTACACGAGCTTATGAATTCAAGACACAATATAGATTGGCATTGGACATCTATGCTTGATTTGACTGAAAATTTAATCAGACAGTATCAAAATCATGTTGTTTGGTCATTGATTTCAAAAAAACAGTTTTCTAAAGAATTTCTACAAGAGTTTAAAGACCGTATTGATTGGGATGTTTATAATGCTGAATAAAATTTACATTCCAATCCGTTTCGTTTACTAGACTTTAAACAGTCAGCAACTCTTGAAATAAAAGGATTTATTCTTCAGACTTTAATCTTTTTGCTGGACCTAATTCTTTGGTTTTTCTTTTGGCAGACATGCGTTTGATAAATCTTTTTGCTTCTTCTTTTGGCAACTCGAAAATTGGGTCCAAAGTGTCTCTATTTATTAGCCAAACAGAGTCATCTCTGTTGCAATGTATAATATCACACTTTGTTAATAGTTTATAGCCATTCGTCACTTCTTTATAAAATTCTTCTTCCATTTTTTTGTTTGAGGGATTTCACGTGTTTTTTACTCCTCAAACATGACAAATTACAAATTAAATGCCGAGTGGATTCATTTATTGGAAAAAGGATTCTCAAGATATCAAAACTATGACATTGTTCAGGTCAACTCAAACAAATCATACTGGTTGATTAAAAAAGGCAGAGCTATTTCAAAATGTTCTTCAGAAATGATTGAAATGATGGAAAATAGAGCGCTTGAACAAGAGATTGAAGAGATGATGGAACAGCCACAGCAAAACATTGAACCAAAACCAGTCCTACCAAAGAATATACAAAAGATGGAACAGCCAAAACAAGTGCAACAAAAGATGGAACAGCCACAGAAACCAAAGACAGAGGCTCAAAAAGTTTTAAGTCAAGAGAGCAAGCCTGTCTTAAAAACAAGTCAAGAGAGCAAGCCTACCTTAAAAACAAGTCAAACTGTTTTACAATCAAGTCAACAACAAGAGGTGGTTAAATGCGTGTTTCCAAAGTGTACAAAGGCCATGGCAAAACGGTACTTGACAAATGATTGCGGTCATTCCTTTCATACAACCTGTATGCGAGAAAGTATCATGATAAGAAAATCATATGTTTGCATATGTGAAGAGGAATTTAATGAGAAATGTCATTTGGCTTTACATAAACCACGACAGAAAACAAATCCGGTTGATTTCACAGAGTATTTTACAACAGAAAGAAAAGTTGTAGAAGGCATTGAAATTGAACACACTGAAGATGAACAAACAATCGAAGACTATTCAAAGTTATTAGACGATGAAGAAACTGTTGAAGAAGTAACTGATGAAGAAACTGAAGAAGAAAATACACAGGGAAAGCCGAGAAAAATTAAAACAGTTGCATTTGAATAAATGTTGTTTAAACTTTTAAAATTTGTGTAAAAGATGTTGCCAAGGTTATTTAGGTATTTCAATACCAAAGTATTTCTAAATATATTCTGCTTGTCGTTGATATTGGCAGTGTGTATTTCACCGTGGATATACATGTATTATCTTGTTTCTACATTGATTTATTTTGGATACAATGCTTGTAATTTATACGAAGAGAGTATTTATCCAACGCTGATGCTCATCAATTACGGCATATTTCCAATAATTGTCGCCTTTGACGTTGTTGTTTTCTATAAAGTCATGTTTATACCCTATACATGTTTGAATATCTTGTTTCTATTTCTAACACTTGATAAACTAGTACCAATAGAAGAACCTAGACAGCCTTGTGTTATTGACTGTAGTAGATATTACATTGATTATACATCAGAAGAAGTGTGTCCAATATGTCTAGAAGACAATGTCAATGCCAAACTAGACTGTGGCCATTATCTGCATGCCACTTATAACTGCTTACATTGGAGTATAACAAACAACATGTGTAGTTTATGTCGACAATCTATTTATTAAAATCTTTTATACACTTATTTATTAAAATCTTTTATACACTTCTAATTTAATGTCGACAATCTATTTATTAAAATCTTTGAATCTTTCAAATACTTCTTGTATGGCTTTCTTTTGGCATGGTTTATACATGAAATCATCAAACCCATATTCATCTATATAACCATTCTTTAAGATGTAAGCAGTTACAGCAACACAATACGGTCTAGGTTTGTTTTTGGCCTTGTAAATCTTTTGTATCTGTTGAAATGTCTCCAAACCACCCATGGGCATCTTGATGTCTAAAAAGATGATATCATAATCGCGCGTTTCTAATAAATTCAACACTTCAAAGCCATTTTCCACCGTATCAATCTTGCTATAGTTTAAACTCTTTAGAATACCAGTAAACACTTTTTGATTAATGTAAACATCTTCTGCCAAGAGTATACGCGTCTCAGAGTCACTTGTAATGGTTGGAATAGTCGGTGCGCTTTCTATATTTATATTCAAGGATTTTGTAATGCATTCAAATAGTTTTTGTTCTCGTACTGGCTTGGTAAGATGATAATAGAAATACTTTTCCAAATTTGGTATTCGATTACCAAGTGAGCTCAAGGCAATCAATGGAAAATTGTGATTCTTTTCTAACAGTCTCTTTGCAACTTGAACGCCATCTGTTGTTCCTCCCAAATGCAAATCTATTAATCCTATACTAAAGTTCATTGTTTCCGCAAGTAGCACCGCTTCATTCAACGTAGAAACTGGCACGGGAATCATGCCCAATTTAATCACCATGCCAGACAGGGATATACGATTCGCCGTGGCATCATCCACAATCAAGACGTTTTTGCCTTTAATCATTTGAATCATCTTGTCATTTTGCTCTTGTTGAATCTTTACACTGTTTAAAGGCAATTCAAAGACAAACGTAGAACCCTTGTCTTTTTCAGAGTGTTGTAAATAAATGCTTCCTTTCATCAATTCTACCAGTCTTCTAGAAATTAATAATCCCAGTCCTGTCCCTGTATAATCTCTTTGTGTCTCTACATTTTGTCCATGAATGCTGAATATCTTGATTTTAAACTTTTCTGATATACCAATGCCTGTATCAATGACTCTAAAACAAAGTCTATTATTGTCATAGTCTACCAATGTTTTGACATATCCTTTTTGAGTAAACTTGATGGCATTACTCAACAAATTGATTAATACTTGTTGAATTCGCTGCGCGTCACCAATATAATACTCTGGAATGTTTTTAGGAATCTCAAAGGTGCAATCAATGTCTTTTGAACGTGCTTTGGGTAGCGTAATGTAGTATGCCTTTTCCACGAGTTTAGAAAGTTTAAAGGGGTTTTCGCGAATCGTCATGACACCTTTTTCAATATTGGCATAGTCTAGAATATCATTGACAATGGCCAACAAGGTCATGTTGCATTCTTTAATCATTTCAATGTAATCTTTTTGCTCCGTCGAACATTTGGTTTCTTCTAATAAATTGGTAAGACCAATGATGCCATTCAATGGTGTACGGATTTCATGAGAAAACGAGGCGATAAATGTATTCTTGTCTACATTGTAATCCTCTGGAAGTAACCACAATACCGTATCCGTTTCTTCTACAATATACATTGCTTTGATGGTTGTTGGCGGCAATGGAAACATAAAGGTGCCCTGTTTGGCATAATTGTAGCTTAGACTTTTTATAGAGTCATGATTCAACTTGTAAAAGGTGGCAAGCTCATTGCAAAGAATGTGTTCATTAGACTCTTTTAATTCGAGACTGTTGTTTAATACAACTATAGGAAAGTTGAAATGTTTTAAAGCACTCTTCCACATTATCAACAGCAATGAAAAAAAGTTTTTGTCAACTCTTTTTCACAGAATAATATTTTTATTAAAAATTTTTTATTTTGATTTTTGAAAATGGTTTGGTTTATTTTATTTTCATTTTTCGATTTTCATATTTGGTAATTTCAAATTCAGGAGTTTTGGATTTGGACCCTCCAATCGTATAGATACCTACTTTTACCTTGTTGCCTCGAGTAGCAATAACATATTTTTTCATTTTTGTAACAACCACTCTCTCAAGCACATGATTATCTAGAGCCCTTGCTGTGTGCTTTGGATTCATTGCAAATTTTTTAGCTTTCAAATACAGGATTTGATTCATTTCCTTTATACAATAGCTTTTGGCTTGAAACAAGGTTAAAAAGACTGCATTCAATTGCAATTGACCTGCTTTCTTGCGATAAATATAGTACATAATGATTGTAATGAAAATAAATTATGTCCAGAAATGTACAATTATAGTAGTTGGATTGACGCTCCAGAATTTTTAATATACCAACAGCTTGCAGCAGCCGAATAAATCAATCTAATACTTTGACCAGGACTTGTAAATAAAATGGATTGAGCATCTTTCAAGCCTTCTGAGCTGCACAACGTATTGGGGGACCCTGGAAAATTCAACTGAAAGACTGAATTTGAAGCCAGACTTTCAATGAATATTTCTTTTTCAAAAAAATCAAAGATTGGTGCGTCCAGAGTACCAGACAATGTCATGTTTGGTACCGTTATACTAATCATTGAAATGTTGTAGTCGTTGCTTGGCTTTATAAAGGTGGTTGTCATGTTTAGTCTTTCTCCATTATTTGTAAACTTTGAAAAGATAACAGGGTTATTATTGTTTGTTGAAATATTATTTCCATTAAAAGTCACATTGCCTATCGTTCCAACAGAGACATTGAGTGGACCTGGAAATAAATTACCAATAACTGTATTATTTATCGTTCCAGAATTGATAATGACATTTTCCAATGTTAAATCAGACAAGGAAACTATCGAGCTTCCAACAATACTTGTATCTGGTGTTAAAATGGTTACATTTTTAAGCTGCTTGGCATTGTAATTATTCTTTGTCATACTACTATTGTAAAAGGTATTTAAATATTTATTGTTTCTTCTGGCTTTGTGTATTCAAATGTATTGGACCCATCAATTTCAATCAATTTTGAAATCTTTTTGTTGATACATATTTCTAAAATAGACAATGGAATTGATTTTCCAGAATACAAATTGACTAGATAAGAAATATCTTCCACATTTTCACCCGTTTCATTCAAATACATTTTCTGCTTTCTTGTGGTTACAATTTGTTTGGTATTGACTATTTTGTAATTGTTTGGGAGCTTTGGAATATAAAACCACATGTACACATGCTCACAAAATGAAAATAATGTATTGTAAAGTGTTTCTACATACAACTCAAAACAATTTCTCAAGTAAAACATGGACACCATTTACAACATTTACATTTTATTTATTAAGTTGAGCCCGTAGTGATTTTTTAAAGGATTCTGTCAAGTCTTGTTCTTGTAAAATAAAGAAAGAATCTAATTTGTCAATGTGTTTTTCAATAAACTGTTCTGAGAGTTTCTGGCATGCTGAAATCAATGTCCAATTGACTTTATCTTGATGCTGTTTTATAAATGTTTCAGAAAGTGTTTGGTACTGTGATAGTAATTTCCAATCAAGTCTATTGTAAAAGTCGTTTATAAATTTTTCTGAAAGTGTTTGATACCTGGCAATACAATACCAATGCGCATAATCTTGATAAAACTTTCTAATAAAGTCCTCTGAAAGTTTTTGATGTTGTGAAATATCAAACCAATCAATAAAATCTTTAAACTCGTTAATAAATTCTCCTGAAAGTTTTTGACGTTGTGAAATATTTCTCCAATCAACTCGATGTTGAAACTCTCTAATAAAATCTTCTGAAAGTGGTTGTTGTTGTGAAATTATTTTCAGGTAAATTGGATTGATATTTCATTTCATCAAAGATTATCAGAAGATTTTATAAGAGAGTTTCAAGACCATGTAGACTGGGTCTTTAAATTCTCTTATAACCTCTTCTGTCAGAATTTGAGTTCTTGAAATGTACCGAATATCAACAAGATGTGGAAATTGTCTAATAAATTCTTCAGACAATCGAGTTTTTTTGATATACCCAGGGGTTTTATCAAAAATGTATTTGTATCTTTTCCAGTGTTTTAAAAACTTTTTGCGATAATGCAATCTAATAAACAGCTGATACATTATTAAAGTTTTATTTTAATTGTTTTGGTATATTAAATGTTGAAATTCTTTTCTAAATTCTGTTGAAAGTTTTTGGCGTATGTAAATGAAATCCCAGACAACACGGTGTTGAAATTCTCTGATAAACTCTTCTGAAAGTGTCTGAAAAGCTGTAATGTATTTCCAATCAACAGAATCTTGAAACTCTCTTATAAATTCTTCTGAAAGTATCTGACTTCTTGAAGTATACCACCAAGCAACACAATGGGGAAATTTTCTTACAAAATCCACAGGTAAATCCGTTAAGATACGACCAGTGTATTTATTAAAATTGTATTTGTATCTTTTCCAGTGATAAAAAAAGAGTTTCTTGAAATGCAATCTAATAAACAGCTGATACATTATTATTTTATCAAGGTTTATTTTAATTATTTGTGTTTGTTTTGAATTGAAATTCTCTTTTCAAAATTGAGACTTTTAAAATATTGTTGAATAGATTCAGTTAAATAAATAAAGTGAAACCTTGTAAATGACTATTGTTCGTCCATATGTTTACAACTGGGGTCTAGGCAATAGTGTGTATCCCTTTACAGGATTAACTCAATTGGCGACGCTATTGCCAAATTGCACAGGGATTACAATGGCTTTTACCATTGGGTCCAGTGTTCCAAATCAACTAGACCCAAATACACTTGCAGCTATTCCCGCCATGAAAGAGTACATTCAATCGGGTAAAGAACTCATTTTATCTTTTGGCGGTGCTTCAGGTCCATACATTTCTGATATTTTGAGCATTGACCAACAGATTTCATTGATTTCCGATTTGTTTGTTTCGCTCGGATATTCTAAAACATCCAATATTAAAATAGATTTTGATGTAGAAGGCGCTTATATCGGACAACCCAACACGACAAACAGCATCATCAAGTTGTGTACAAGCTTGCAAACTAGCTATACGAATTTACAGGTTAGTTTTACGTTGGCTGTTGGTGCTGTTTGTTTACCAAATGATGCTGGTGGATTACCTCAAGCGCAATTAGACTTTATTCAAGCTGCCAAAACAGCCGGTGTTGCTTTAAATTGTATCAACTGCATGACCATGGATTTTTACAATGCTGCAGTGACAAATGACATGGGTACTGCAACCATCAACGTCACCGAACAAGTTTTTAAACAGCTATCCAAGATTTACACAGACTATAGTCCTGCTCAAGTCTATGGTTTTATTGGTATTACAAGTATGATTGGAAGAAACGATGATTCAAGTGTCTTTAGTGTTGCACATGCTAATCAAGTCACAAAGTATGCCATTGACAAGCAAATTGGATTGTTGTCGTATTGGGCATTGAATAGAGACAATGGGACAAATCAAGGACTGGCTATTTCGAGTATGGTGACGCAAAACAATTTTGATTACTTCAATGCATTTATTGCTGCTGAAACTGCTGGTGGTTCTGTTCCAACGCCTACACCAGTTCCAACGCCTGTTCCAACGCCGGTTCCTACACCTACACCAGTTCCTACTCCAACACCAACACCTATTTCAAGCTCAAACTCGTTTGATGGTACTGTGACTTATTCAAAGAATGGCAACAGTGGTACATACAAAGTATCTATATCAGACAATACAATGACGTTGACTTTTGTGTCTGGTTCAGATGTTTTGAATATATCTGTGGCGCCAGCTCCACCTTCAAACTCTGGAAGCAATTCAAACAGAATGTCACAGTGGGCTATCAATACTGTCTATACGCCAGGGAATTTGGTCATTTACAATAGTGTCGAGTATGTTTGTTTACAAAGTCACACGAGTATTGAATCTTGGGCACCAAGTGTATGGACGCAATCTATTTGGAAGAAAACTTAGTAAACGATTAAATTATTAACTAATTAAATTATTAATTTAATGTATCAACTGTTTTTAAGATTGCATTTCAACGTCTTGTTTCATGAAAAATACTGGAAAAGATATCTTTACATTTTTACTTTAATACATAAAACAAGATGGAGGAGTATATCCAATAATGAAATATTGAATCTAGAGTTTGTTGATTATTTTAAAGACAAGGTAAGTTGGTACTACATTTCATGGAGAAAAGATTTATCAGAGGAATTTATAACTAAATTTGCTGAAAAATTGGAATGGAAACGGGTACAACATGTCAACTCGTCTAATCTATCTTTTTTAAAAACCAATAGCCAATTTGTATATTGGGACTCGGTGTGGATATGGAATCAACATTTAACTTTGAGTTTTTTAAAAGACTTTAAAACTGTAAATTTCACAGCTTTATCAAGAAACAGACATTTAACAATAGATATTATTGAAGCATTTGCAAACCTTTTGGATTGGTATCCCATTTTAGAAAATTATCAATTCTCTGTCAACTTTATAAAAAAACATTTAGGTGTTGTCTAATAAAAGCTTCAGATAGTTTTCTTTTGCTATACAATTCAAATGGTCTGATTTTATCAATGTGTTGCGAAATAAATGCTTCTGATACAGTTTTCTGATGCACTGCAAGTTTGTGAAAATCAAGTCTATCAATGTACTTGATAATAAAATCAAGTGATAGCATTTGGGTTTTCGATATCATATGCCAATCTACCAAATCTTGGTGCTGTTCTATAAAGTCTTCATATAAAACTTGTTCAGATGAAACCCAATACCAATCTAAGTAATCTTTGAATTCAGTTATAAATTCTGGCGTCAGGTGTTTGTATATTGTAATATAATCCCATTCTGTATAATCCATTCTATAACTAGTTTTAAAACAGTAAATATATCGTTTAAAATAGGTTATAAATAATTTGTCAAAATGCAATCGTAAAAAAAGTTGATACATGTTGTATTTTATTGTAATTTATTTATTTTAAACCGACAAGGGTATGGGTATAAAACTACAACAATAAACACCATTAAAATCATTTGTTGTTTTTGAAATATAAATACCATTGTTGGCATTCCATTTGATGTTTAGAGTACAGCTTCCAGATGCCCCTCTTCCAGTTGAAGAAAAGTGCCTTTGTACCATTCCAGTCACTGTAGAGGTTGATTTACAAGCGTAAAACTTTGCAAAAGGACCGGAAAAGTTGTTTGTTATATAAAAATCAAACAAGCCAATGGTATCTGAAAATAATTCTACTTCTGTTGTATTCGTTAGAGTCACTGTAAAAGTCACCATTGTCGTCGTTATACTTCCTCCAGTGTGTGTATCGACATACATTTTGGTGGCAGCATCGTTGGGATTCACTGGCGTTGGCAAATTTATGACTGGGGAATTTGTTACCAGTCCTTTTTTGACTACATAATTACCAGAGCCAATACTTGGAATATTCAAACTCATCGCATTAAACTTGTTTTATTTATTTTTATTAAAACGTTAGTGCTCTTTAGCTTGAATAAAAAGTATCTCCAAATAAAATATCTGCTTGGCCTCTATTACCAGTCGTCTTTTTATGTGATACATTTATCGGTGTAGGTGCAATGTAGACACCGTTTGGGTTATCCAAATCTTGTAGATTATCAAAATAATCTCGTACATTACTAATCAATAATACCTTTAACCGTTCTACAACATAATTATCTAGAATAACCAATTGTCTTGCTTGTTGTGTTGGCGAATCTTCATTGTTTTGAGCATAATCAATAAAAATAGAAGTCATTGTTTCTAATAGCTTTCTTGTGTTGACTGGTCCTATTTTCACTTGAGTTTTTTTCCAAACCTCGTATCGGAGTCTATTTGAAAGACTATTAATATTCTCTTGGCTGTAAAATTTTCTAGACAAGGCAGATGATTCTTGGAAATTTTTCAGATAAGCAACATCCATTGTCTACAGTAATTAAAAAAGTTTTGAAACTAAAAACAACATATTAAAACAAATAGAATCAAAGAGGCACAATGTATGACCTATTTAAACGTCTTCATTACTGTAGCAAGGAAATCATGTTTATAAAAAAGTATAATATGTATAAATATTTATTTTCAAATTCAGAATGGCTATATTTTTATCGACATGGAGCAAACAAGACATTTTTCATGAGTTACTACCACCAAGTGTTGTCAGGACTTTCAGACGAGATTTTAGATGATATTTGGGTACAACTAGAAAATATCAAAATATTTAAATTCACGTCTGAAATATTCAACTTCAAATCCAAACACGAATTTAAATTTATTATGAAACTTTATAAACATTCTCAGGACGATAGTCTGTATGTAACTGAATATTTTAGAAACCACGAATGAAAAGTTTTTAAACTAAAAACAATATCAAACAAATAAAGTCAAAATATTACAATGTATGAATTATTTAAACGTCTTCATTACTGTAGCACTGAAATCTTGTATATAAAAAAGTACAGTTGCTATAAATATCTATTGTTCAACTCTGGTTGGTTATATTTTACACGACATCGTATGGATACAACCTATGTCAAACAGTTTTCGCGTAAAGTAGTCTTAGTACTATCTGAAGAGACCTTGATTGATATTTGCGACAGTGCAATAAATATTGATTCAGGTTTATCAGAAAAATTATTAAAGGAACAAAGTTTAGCCGCGTTTAGATTTATAAAAGCATCTGAATTGTATAATTTTCCTGGCCAAGACAACTTTTATGATAAAATATGTGAATCGTTTCTGAATACATAAAAAGTAAATTTAATAGTATTTAGTATTTAGTAACCAGAAGAGCCAAACCCAAGTCCTTGTCTATCTGTCTTGTCAATAGAATCAACACATTCAACACTTGTAACATGCAACAATTTTGTTGGAATAAGCTGTGCAATTTTATCGTTTTTAGAAATTTTATAATCTTGATTGCTTGTATTATACAAGACAATTTTTAATTCGCCTCGATAAGAGGAATCAATGACACCAGCCAAGACATCTATACCATGATTGGCTGCCAACCCTGAACGAGGTGCGACTCGAATGTAAAAAGCGTCTTGGGACTGAATAGAAATGGCAATACCAGTCAATACAGTTGTTCTTTGACCAGCTAAAATTGTAATATTCTGATTGGAAAACACATCAAAGCCTGCATCAGTATAATAAGCTCGTTTTGGTGGAATAGCGTCATCTTTTAAGAGCTGAACATTCATCATTTGAGTTGTATTAAATTTATTTGTTTAAGCCAAGTCAGACAACAATGGACCATAATGTTTTTGAATATGAAAGTAATTCAACTCGTCTACATTCAACAAAACTTTTAATTCGTCATCTACGGTTATGGCCATGCCATTGCACAGGTTCTTTTTCTTGAATACCTTTGAAAACAATGAAGTCAATTGTGGTCTTGTTACCTTGAAAGAACCATTGTCATAATAAGTATCTAATAATTCTTCATCCAAATGCTTTTCAAAATAAGCGACAGCGGCCTTGGACAAGACTTTTGTCTTGCTTAAACCACCAGAAGAAGTCTTTTTTGGTTTCAACTTTCTGGAAGCTTGTTTCAACGCCTTTTGTTGTTCTTTTAAATCTTGCAACTTTAATTCATTCTCTTCCAACAACTTTTGTTTCTCCAAAGCCTTGTCAGCTTTTCTTTTCACTTGACGCTCTTTCTTTTCCTCTTCAGACAAGACTTTTCTCTTTTTTACAACTTTACCACTTTCTTCTTGAATATTTTCAGATGTTGGAATGTCAGATTCCGTTGGTGCTGAAGTTTCAACAACCTCTGGCTGTGGCTCAGCTACAGTTTCAACTATTTCAGGAACAGATGGAGTTTCAGGCTCAACAACTTTAGGCGCAGCTTCAGGCTCTGCAACCTTTTTAATCTTTTTGACTTTTTTCACTTTGGGAATTACTTTAGATGGAACAACAGTAGACATGATAGGTGTTTAGAATAATATTTTATTCTTTTAAACGCAAGTTATGCCCACGAATTTCCTAGCGAATAATACATTGAGGATTTACATGATTTACAAAGTTCTTCATCATAATACTTTAGAAAAAACAACATGGTACCAATGAGAACTGATGTCTTTGCAACATTCTTGTGATTGAATTCTATTTTTGGAGAAATATAACTGATGGTCATGACGGCGATAAAGGCATCCAACACCTCTTTTAAATATCTCAAAATTAAAAACTTTAGATTCTCCATTACTTTTAACAAAATAAAATAAATTAAAGGACATTGATGAGATTTGAAATTGCAAAATCGTTTCTTTATGGACCTCGACGATACTATACAGGAGATTTATTTTTATTTGAAAACAAATTAGAACCCATTGTTTCTATTCAAGTTGGCTACAACAAGTTTTACTGCCAAAAACATATTAAAATAAAGAGTAAATATTTTGAGCGATTACTAGTCGTTGGATTTAATGATTGAGTTTGTCTGAATGATTTTATTTTAGCTAACATAAATGATTTTACTAATAACTAGATAATATGTCTAAATGATTTTCGACAAATAGGGCAGTTGTTGTGCATATCCACCCATTGGTGACACTCTTTTTTAGAATGAATAAAATGACCACAAGGCATCTTGCAATCTACTTTATCTTCAAAACAAATCGGACAGTTTTCTGTAGGATGTGATTCAAGGACAATAGTTCTCAAGCATTTCTGATACTTTGAACAGTAGTATTTAAACCGTTTCAAGTCCATGCCACGATACAACTTTCTTTGGATGCAATCATTTATAAAAGACCTTGAAAATGCACGCTTTTTTATCAATCCGACCCAATACAGTTTTTCATTGTATTCTTCAATAAAGGAATCAGACAAGTTTTGATACATTGAAATCTTTTTCCAATTCACCTTATCCTCAAATTTCCTAATGTACTCTAAAGGCAAGCTTTGAAACTGGCACACGATATTCCAATCTAATTCATTTTGAAAATGAAATAATTCATCGTCATCAAAATCTTGAAATAGACTTAGGGCTTTCCAAACCTTTTCCTTGTAATCTTTGTAATTCTTGTCTGGAGCTTGACTAAATACAAAAGTGTTTCGAAAGGCATTCAAGATTTTAATATTCAACCCTTGTGTTTGCGCAACAGCAAACCAATCCAATTCTGAAGCATATTGAATGATAAAGTCTTGTGACAAGATTTCTTTTGAGAGCTTTTCCCAATTGATGTATTTCTTGATAAAGTCTTTGTTTTGAAATTCCATTGTTGCAGCTGTAGCGTAGAGCGTAGCTGCAAAGAGGGGTGGGACCTCTATTTAAACACCATGCAAGGATTTTATAGATAAACGAGAATGTAGTTATTGGTTCCAAACTCATTTAAGAACAGCATTTGGGTACCCTAATGCAAAAGACAGATTCTATTTTCTTTCTTATCGAGATTTAAAAAGACGAGAACAGATTGAAAAAGAAGCTATTGAGAGATACAACGCTAATTATAAATCTTGAAAAGGAAGTACCTAAAATTATAGCAAATTGTTGTCATTTACGGATTCGCTTGACCATTATAATCAAACAATTTGAGGTTGACGAAACACTGGAAAGTGAAAAATTACTTGATATTTCAAAAACAATTTGTAACACGCTTATTCTGACATAATGTCCTTATGGTAAAAAAATAAAAAATAACATTTTGTCTCCTTGAAATTTTATGATTAGAAATTTGATTCGTTTTCAAAAATATAATTTTGAAAAAGCTCGTATGGATATTTTGAAAAACATGTACTTGAAATTAGAAAAAGAAACTACAGAAAGCAAGAAAACTGAAATCCTACAGAATATTTGGACAATGGAAAGAACAATGGCCGCTAAACAAGAAGCAGATGCAGTAGACAAACAATTTAAGTTGGCTGCTAGACGAGATGAACATGACCAAAGTTGGCGGGCTTGGTGGTTTAAGCCCTGGGGAATTGCTGGACCACTTATTCAAGCAGTCATTGCAGGAGGTGTTGCATATTTAATTTACGATATGCAAAGTGAAGATAAGAAACAAATACAGATGAATATTCTGGATAGAGAATTCTTCAAATGGTTACGAGATTTGTACTCTGGTGAGCAGCATGCAAAATACTCTGAAGGGATTGGAAAAATCCATCAATATGAACAATCATTTAAAAACAAACAAATAGCTCATGATACTTTTCAGAGTGTCCAAACTAAAACACCAGGACCTACTGCAGTACCAATTACCAAAACAATAATGGAAGATGTACATAATGTTAATCGTTCTCGTATACTTGCTAATGATTATAAAAAAAGCATTGTGTTGGCAAACAACGTTGTAAAAGAAGAACATATTCTGTCAAAAACAGTATTAAATACTGTTGGAGATAATTTAAATGCCAGAATTACAAACAATTACCCTGTTATTAATCCATACAACAAAATACTTACAGAAAATGACCTCAAAGATGATGAAGCCAAGGATATGAGTGAACCTAGTACAAAGTAAATAACATTTCAATATAAAAAAAATTTATTCAAAATTTTCCTCGAAACAATGGATTTCAATGACTCAAGCGGAAATTGAAGTATATTCTAAATATCTTGACACTACACATAAACTTCAAAGAAAATGACCCCTTTCTTACATGTCAAAAGAGAAATCAAAAAAAGCATATCTCTACATTGATTCTGACAACCAACCTATTAATAGCGCAACTATCGACAATCACATAAGGGTCAGAAAAGAGATTATGAAGAAAGCTACGATTACAATGACACAGGTATTTGTGAATGAGACACAAGAAAGCATTTGGATGATTTGGACCCGGATTTCAAGTGGTATTCGATGTCTTTAGATGGTGATGGAAAAATGCCATGAACATTGCAATCTCTTATGAAATTGGATTTGACTTGCAGCAGGAAGAGGTTCCGGATATCATTGTTATTTTTTCATTCGATAGTGATTTCGGGTATCTTGCAGATAAAATCAAAAGAAGGGAAAAGAATGTTGGGGGGAGTCATGGCTAATAGCACCATTAGGCATCCGTTTTATGACGTTCACATTGACCTTGACAATGACCCTATGAATTACACTGCAGACATGTATTTTAGTCGTCTAAAGTCTGTTTTAAAAGATTTATTATCCAAACAAGAAGATAAACAAGTGTTATCAAAGGTGTTTCTTAAAGCAATGAGAAGAGAAAACTTGGATTATAAAGCGATGGTTAAAACGAAGAATGTCTCACAGATGATGAGAGTCTTTTCTAAAAGTAGCCATGCTATACCTTTTAAACCATTAGTTGAAGGCGTATATCAATTTTAATTAATAAAGTTCATACTCTTTATTTAAAAACATCTGAGCGCTTGAAACCATCATTCACCTTGTAGATTGTTCTAACAACTGTTTGAACCACATCCATTGATGTATTTGCTTCCTTTGCGATTCGTTCCAACTCGCTTTTGCTACTGTAAATCGTTTCTGGATTGTTTTCGACTTGCTTCCAAATGTTGCAAAACAGAATAGGTGATATCTCTTGAGAGTCTGATACAGCTTGAATAGCTGCAAAGACCTGTTGATGCGCTTCAACACTATTAAAATGCTGCAAGCAAATGTCATTCAAATTAGAGTTTGTCATTTTGTTTTGAAAACCTTTTCGATTTATTTTAAAGCGTTTACTAAAACTCTTGCAGCAACATATTATCATCTTTGGTAAATATTGGCCGACGAGTATTGTAGGTAATCACTATTAATAACAACACTACAGAAAACAGCAACATCAATTCCATTATTTTGTTGGATACACATACACAAGCATTAGTATCAGCTGGGGAGTGAGATGCTTGTCCATTAAATTGGTTTATCTCATCAATCACTGTACCAGCAGTCTTGTAGAATACAAAATATGTATGTTCTCTGGCTTGGTTTCCGTCCAAAATTTGATAATATTCCTTTATCAAATCTCTTTTGCTTCTCTTTAATTGTAGGTAAGCTGCAGTCTCGGAATATTTTTCTTCAATCTTTAAATTATTCAGTTCGTCCATCATTTTACTAGTTTTCTGGTATCCTCCTCCTGGCATCCATTTCTTGTATTCTTCTTCCAATGTCAAGAAAGCTACTAATTAAACTCAAAAATAAAACCATCATTTCAAAAACACCGTTTCGAAAACAATTTAGAAAGAATATAATTTACTTGGTTGCAAAGATATCATACTCGTATAGACTAGCATTGTATTTCTCAGCGACTTTGTTTGCAACTTCAAGATATTCTAAATATCTATCACGCTTGTCTTTTTTACCAACAGAGTCTGTTCCAAAAACTGTATCTGCTTCACTCTTTAATTCCTCCATATTAAAAACTTGTTTAAAAGAGTCGCTATGCACAAAAAAGTTTAAATCTTTTGACAGATACTTGTATTCGGTTCCAAAGTCTCTTTTAATACCAAAGTCTGCACATACTTGAGTCCATGCCCTCTGGATTTCTGGTTTGTTGGATTTCAACACTTGATGTAGGTTACTAAAAGAATACGTTCTCCAAAACTGCGCTTCACTAATATTTAATTTGGGAACCAATGCACGTAATAGCTTTTCATTACACGCGTAGATAATCTGTCTGGCTCTAAACTTTGCTTCAATCTCGTTGTGTTTGAGTTGTTGGTCTTCCAAATCAAGTCTCAAATTAGAATGACTACTTTTTAATTTGGGTTTGGTATTTGCAAGATTCCCTGGCGTCATGCTGTCTGTGATGGACTCCATCTCTTTAAAATGATTTTCGATTGGTGAATTTAAAATTTTAGATGACATGTAACAAATGGGGCTCGTGCAATCTTTGGATAACCAATCAAGTTTTTGTGTGCAAGGAAGTAATTAATTTACTATTTGAAAGGTGAAATGAGTGTCCTCGTTCTCTTGAATGATATCGTAATTTATTTTATTCTCTTAAAACGGCCAAAGCGGCAATAACACGTCCAACGACTTCTTCAGTTAAATGACTTTTTGAAATGGTGGCAACGATGGCATCTAAACGAATTGAAGAATCTTTTATAGCTCTTTTTGCTGCAAATTCTTTTAATCGAAACTGAGTCATATTTTTCTCTTCTTGTAGCAAAGCATCACAAATAAGGTACATATCATCAAGCGTAATATTCATTTCCTTGGCAAGTTCACAGACGAGTGTAAAAGCACGAATTCGAATAGAAGGAGCCATGTTTAAAAAAAACATTAGACAACTTTGTTTTCATTTCTTTAATTCTTAAGTGAATTTTATTTACTGAAAATGATACAAAACTTTGTGATTTCGTGCATGCTGATGGGATTCCAAGTGAGAAAATGTAATGTAACGTTTATGACAACCCTCAAAGTCACAATTAAACCAACAGATTTTAGGAATAACATTTTCACTCATACTGAGATGAGTCACCAACAACCTTTTTGTGGTTGCATCCCTTTTTTAGCTGGTGGTCTAATTGGTTGAATCCTTGATTTAGTCAATTGCCTCTAAAAATTTGATGGTTGCATCTAGATTTATTGCCACATTTTTCTATCCACTGCACGGACAATAGCTGTGAGAGCGTCGAGAGTTTTGTCATGCATATGTTGCTGATTTTGGTTCATTATTTCTGTCTGTTTTTCCATACATGTCAGCATATGTTGGTGATTTTGTTTTGTATTTTGTAGGACCATTTCTTGATATTGATTAATATTTATCAACAATTGTTGTTGAATCTGATTCATACTCTGTAGTGTCTCTTGATTTTTTGTTTATAGTCTCCATTTGCTGTAATATACATTCTTGCATGTCGAACGGTTGTGGAACTGATTCTTCATCAATATTACTATCTTTTAAAATCGAGAGCTTAACAAACGGTTTAATATACCAATATGGGTTTCTATCACTCATTTCAAAGGTGATTTATGAAAGAATTGTTTTTATTAAATAAGCGACTCATTTCATTGGTCAAAATTAAATTTCAATCATTTGATTGGGTGTTTCTTCAATTAGCGACCACATGCCTGAAAATAACAAAAGAAAAATTGTAAAACCATTGGATTCTTGAAATGTCTACTTGTCTCAATATATTATAAATAAAGTGATGAATAAAAGTTGTATTTATTCAAGGCTGGTAACAAAGTGCCCCAGATAATTTTGTATATGCAGGATTGTTTGATGGAGGGCATTGATATCTTTGAAATGCTGTTGTTTTTATGCTACCAGTGCCTGAACAAGTAGTTACACCACCGCTACAACCACATCCTTTTCCAGAAATACAATCTGATACAGACCTACATGTTATTGGCGTTGTATTACACTTTATATCATCCCAACAACTTGTTCCGTCATCTCGAAGACCATTTGCACATGGTGCTTTGTCTGGTATTACACCACCCAATGCTTTTCCTGCAATCTGAGCAACTCCTGCTAAAGAATTTGCAATTTGTCCCGCTTTTCCACCAAGGTTGTCTACAAGGTCTCCTATTTGTGTACCAATAGGTTTAGTAAAAACAAATAATCCTATAATAGTTGCCAAGACCAGTACGGCAATAATTACGTATCCCCAATTGATACCCGATGAATTATTTTGTTGTGCTAATAGGTTTAGCAAAAAAGGGTTAATTTGTGACATTATCTTTTGATTTTAAAAAAAATAAATTTTATTTTAATTTCAACTAGCAACAGAAATGGGAGCAGCCGCAGTTTTTGCAGTATTCCTTTTATTGTGTTTGATTTGCGTAGGCATTTACTTTGCTACGAGACCTTCAACTCAACAAGACCCTTTACCACCAGGCGTTCCAACTGGGGATTTTCAAAACTCTTGCTCGTCGTGGATTGTAAAAGACAATACCATTACTGCAAGATGTGGAAATAGTAGTGGTGGAACTACAACCTCGATATTGGATACCTCGACATGTGATTTTTCTGGTGGTAAAGGTATTGCAAACCAAAACGGAAAATTGACTTGCGAATGGAACAAGGCAGACAGGCCTGCTTTGCCATCTACTATTCCATTTGGTGATTTTACAAATAGCTGCAGTAAGTGGTCCATCAATGGTAATGTGATTACAGGCAATTGTGATGCTGGCGGTACCGTCAACACTTCAACCATTGATTACACCACGTGTGACTTTTCAACAGGTAAAGGCATTGCAAATCGTGGTGGGAAATTGGTTTGTGAGCTAAACAAAGCAGATAGGCCTGTTTTACCAAGTGGTGTGCAGGGCAGTTTTACAAATTCCTGCAATAGTTATAGCATCAATGGAACAGTTATTACAGGAAAATGTGATAATGGACACAACAATAGTCTAACATCTACTCTAGACTATTCAAGATGTGACTTGACCAAAGATATTTCAAATCAAGGTGGTATATTAAGCTGCACCTCAAAAACTTCTCAAACGATTCCTATAGGGTTTGGTTTGACTACAACTATACCACCTGGTACGATTACGGGAACGCTATCAACTATGCAGCCTTTGATGCTATCTGGACTGTCTGGGTTATTTCAACAAAAATAAAAGAAGTTAGAATAATTTACTCAAGATTTCTTCATCCATGAGAATTTCTTCTTCTTGTTGTTGTTCTACCGGGTTTATTTCTTCTTTCACCATTTTCTTTTTAAATGAAAACCAATGTAGTTTCATACAGATTTTTATCGATTTTCAAACAATTTAACAAATAAATTATTGTTTTGATATGTACAAATACGATTCTGATATTGTCAAATACATTAATTGGTCAGCTATACAAGATTTGGACAAATTTATCATTATTGAAAATTTAACATTGATAAGCCTTGAAAAATACATGGATTGGGACAACATTTCCAAGCAAGAACTCAGTGAAAATTTTATGCGTAAATACAATAGGTTTTTAAACTGGTGGATTATTTCAGAACATCAAAAGATGTCTGAATCGTTTATAAGAGAGTTTAAAACAAAAGTGAATTGGGTTTCTCTTTTATTCAATAAAAAGCTTGATTTGTCTAATGGCTTTAAAGAGGAATTCAAAGAGTTGTTGCCTTTTGAGTCACTTGCAAGAGATTCAAAAGCATTATCAGAGGACTTTATACGACGACATGAAAACCAAGTGGATTGGAAATTTGTTTCAAGATGTCATCAGATAGCTTTTGACTTTATTATGGAATTCAAACACCGTATACATTGGGATTTTCTCTGTTATAATGGATTTGTCTCTGATGAAATGAAGAATTTAGTCAGGGTAATAAAAAAAATAAAAAAAAGGTACAGTACAATGGAACCAATTTTTAATAAATACATTGATTGGGATGAAGTGTCGTCACAGCCATTGTCTGACGTATTTATTAGAAAATACAAGGATAAACTCAATTGGTACTGTTTGAGTCTTTATCAAAACTTTTACAAGTATCCTGAATTGATTATAGAATTCAGAGACCGTATTATTTGGAGAAACATTTTTAAAAATAAAAGGCTACCAGAGAAAATAATAGAATTGTTTGCAGATAGGGTTGATTGGTCCAAACTGGCCGAGCATGTTAAATTATCAACAGACTTTATTCGAAAATATAGCGAGCGACTGGAATGGTTTGATATTTGTAGTTGTCAACGACTTTCAGAGGAATTTATAAGGGAATTTAAAGACAAAGTTATATGGGACGCTATATTTATTTATCAAGATTATCTCTCTCCAGAGTTTATTGCAGAGTTTAAACATCTTGCCAATTGGGATTCGGTTAATAGAGATAGATTTCTGAAAAAAATCAAAGCATATCGAAAGACCAAATTACTTTGAAAATAATGGAATTGATTAAACAAATAAACTCATTATTTAAAAAATGTCGTTTCAGAAATTGACACAACGAGAGCACATTTTAAAACGGCCAGACATGTACATTGGGAATACACAGCAAGTTGAAAAACAAGTATTTGTCTATGAAAACAAGGAATTGGTTAAAAAGTCTGTTTCTTTTATTCCAGGTGTCTTGAAATGTTTTGACGAGGTGTTTACAAATTGTTTGGACCATGCCAATAGAGTACTAGATAATCCAGTCACCAAGATTAAAGTCTCTATTGAGGAAACGACTGGTATCATTAAAATAGAAAACAATGGTCAAGGAATCCCAAATACCGATGGTATACCAGAAATGATTTTTTCACAATTGTTGACGAGTTCAAATTATGATGATAGTGTAGATAGGTTTACAGCAGGCACCAATGGCCTTGGTGTCAAATTAACCAATGTTTTTTCAAAGCGATTAAAAATTACATGTTGTTGCAACCAACAAAAATATGTTCAAACCTTTCAAGACAATATGAGTCTGATTGGACCACCCAAAAAAAGCAAACATGCTGGAGCTGATTGTACGATTGTAGAATTTGAATTGGATTGGGACTATTTCAACATTTCAAAACAAGACAGACAGTTGTATTATAATCTATTCTATGCGCATGTACTTGTCGGAAGTTTGTCCGTGTCATCAGTGTCTGTGGTTTTGTTTCAAAACAATGAAAAGATTGTAGCAAAGTCCAAATCTCTCAAGGAATTTATAAACAATTTTATTGGTTGTGACACTCTGGTGTACACCACAGAAAATGAATCCGTCGCAATTGTTCCAGCTGGAAATGAATTAAGTTTGGTCAATGGTTGTGTCTGTAGTGGTAAATTCATTCAAGAGTTTTATCAACAACTTGTTGCAGCACAAAAAAAGCCAATACCTGGGTTTGCCAAGCTATTAAAAGACACTTGTACTTTTATTTGTGTCTTGAAAATAAATCAACCCAGATTTAGTTCTCAAAGCAAAGAGTTTTGCACCACCTCAAGTCCTTTGAAATTTTCTGCCAAATTTTTAAATCAATTTTCAAAATCACTTTTTTTTGAAACCATTCAAAATGCAGCTGCTGCTTTGGATGAGAAAAAGCTGGCTAAAAAGGATGGTAAAAAGAGACAAACCATTTCAGTCCCCAAATTAGACGATGCCACGTTTGCAGGGACCAAAAAAGCACAAGACTGTTGTTTGTATTTGACCGAAGGTGACTCTGCCAAAACATTTGTCGTGTCTGGATTCAGCGTCATTGGGAGACAATACAATGGTGTCTTTCCATTAAAAGGTAAAGTGCTGAATGTCCTGACTGCTACCCAAAAACAGATTATGGAAAATGAAGAAATCAACCATATTAAAAAGATTTTGGGATTAAAAGTTGGCGTGGTGTATACCAAAGAGAGCATTAGAGACCTTCGGTATGGACACGTTAGAGTCTTGAGTGACCAGGATACACATGGGATACATATTCGAGGACTCGTCTTTAATTTCTTTCACACGTTTTGGCCAGAATTGCTACAACTTGGATATCTGAGTATTATGCAGACACCCTTGATTAAAGGCACAGGACCTAATGGCACAGTGTACAAATTTTATACAGAGCAAGAATTTCAAGACTGTGATTTGAATTTGAAAAATATAAAGTATTACAAGGGTTTGGGCGGTTCCACCAGTTCTGAAGCCAAGGAAGCGTTTCGAGAATTAGAAACCAACAAGATTGATATGACGTATACTGAAAGATGTGCCAAGGCACTGAAATTGGCCTTTGCCAAAGACAAGATTGAGGATAGAAAGAAATGGATTTCATCATATGTTGTAGACACGGAGCCAGTTCGTAAAGTGCCTGGCAGCAGCTACGATGCCTTTGTCAATTACAGTCTTGTTCAATATTCTGTGTATTCCAATGTTGCTTGTATTCCAGATTGTATTGATGGTTTAAAACCCTCTCAACGAAAGATTTTGTATACACTCTTTACCAAAGTCCCTCGCAACCAAAGAATAAAGGTGGCCCAACTTGGTGCCAGTGTCGCAGAACATTCCAGCTATCATCATGGTGAAGCAAGTTTATTTGGCGCCATTATCAACATGGCAGCAACTTTTCCTGGCTCAAACAATCACAATTTATTGATTCCTGATGGTCAATTTGGGTCTCGAATTACAAATGGCGCTGATGCAGCTAGTCCTAGATATATTTTTACACAAACGAGTCCTTTTGCTTCACTGCTCTTTCCAGGTAATGAACAAGCTGCTGAACTACTGCAATATAAAACTGAAGAAGGCAACAGCATTGAGCCGGTTCGGTATTATCCAGTGTTGCCGTTGGTTTTGATTAATGGTTGCCAAGGTATTGGCACAGGCTATTCCACTTATATTCCACCGTTTAATATGATTGATATTATAGACAATTTATTGCGACTGTCACGGAATAAAGAATTGATTGAAATGAAACCCTATTGGAATAATTTTACAGGTGTATTAACAAGCTTAAACAAGGACAATACAAAATACAAGATTGACTGTATTCCAGAGATTATTCAAAACAAGATTATCATCAAAGAGATTCCATTGAATACTAGTTTTACACAGTTTGCAGAATTGTTGACTAGTTTATCGGATACGTTCAAAGTACTCAAGAATGCTTCAACAGAAGAAACGCTTTACTATGAATTGAAATGGATTTCCAGCGTTGATTTATCTTTGGAATTGGTTATGAAATTATTAAAATTGTCTACTAGTGTCAGTCTTGAAAATATGTATTTGTTTCATAATGGCAAACTAGAAAAGTTTTATTCGCCTTTGGAAATTCTAAGCGTCTTTTACAAGACTAGACTAGCCTTTCTTGAAAAGAAGAGATTATACAGTCTTTCTAAAATGGATATTGAATTAAAAGAATTGTTGAATCAACAACGATTTATTGAATTGATTTTATCTGATGATTTGAATTTAAAAACCATTTCTGTATTGAATGCTGAAGCCATTGAACAGCTAGCTATAGACTATGAATTGACAAATGTGACTAGTCTGCTTCAAATGAAATTAAATCGATTTACACAACAAGAACTATTAAAACTAGAATCTAAAATCAACAAAATAAAGACTGAAAAGACGACATTAGAAACAACAACCAATCTAGACATGTTTAAAGCAGACTTGGAGACTTTGAAATAAAAAAAAATTATTTTTCCAAAACCTTTTTCATGAAACCAAAATTTTATTTTCAAAAATAATTTTTGATTTTGAAAATGAACTTGAAAAATTATTTTTTTGAAAATAGGATATATGAGTAAAAATAGTAGCAAAAGTAATAGTAGTATTGTATCCAGTCCATTTGGTAGCTACACTAGTTTTAGAATTTCTAAAGGTAGCAACAAGACATTGTATTTGATTCCAGTGACAAACAGTTTAAAAAGAACTAATAGCACAAAAACGAAGAGTAGTATCAAAAGTTCAAAGAGTACAAATAGTAGTTTGAAAAGAAAGAGTAGTATCAAAAGTTCAAAAAGTACAGCTAGTTTGAAAAGAAAGAGTAGTATCAAAAGTTCAAAAAGTACAGCTAGTTTGAAAAGAAAGAGTAGTATCAAAAGTTCAAAAAGTACAAATAGTAGTTTGAAAAGATTAACCAGTATGGAATTATTATTATTGAGTGAAGCCCATACTGCCAGAGTCAAGAGACCTGTTGTAAAAAAGAGAAAAAAAGTAAAGGCAAGCAAAAGGATTCATGATTGGTTTCAAAAAAAATGAAAATGGTTTGTGATTGGATTCAAATAAATTTTCAATCTTGTCTCATTCCAATCGGTTTCTTTAAAAGAATGAAACACCATTTTCTTTGATGTATCTCAAATCTTATCAAGTTGAACATGCAAAAAAATTGATGAAATCTTTGTTGAAAAACAAGATTGCAATAGACTTGTCTCCTTTGGGAAGTGGTAAAACCTATACAGCTGTTGGGTTGGCGACTTTGAGTTGCTTTGAAAACATTTTGATACTCTGTCCGAAATCTGTGATACCGAAATGGAATTTATTGATACAAGAGAATCAACTCGAGGATAAAATTCAAGTCATGACCTTGTCAAAGTTTATACGACTAAAGAATTTGACCACTATTTTTGGTGATAAATGTTTATTGATTGTGGACGAATTTCAGAGTTTGAAAAACAATAGTGTTCAATCAAAAAAGGTGTATAGTACCATTGATAAATTCAACTTGTATTTCTTGGGCATTTCTGGTACGCCGTTTGACAAACCAAACCAACTTAAACGATTTATGCAAAAGTTTGAATTGGACAATAACCTTGGGTCCTTTAAATACAATTATACCTATAGTATGGGCGACTTGGAACTACAACAAGAATGTATATTGAAAAACTTGTATATTCCAGTATCTGAACAAAATAAAGAAGATGTTGCATGCTATATTGAAATTCTCCAAGTGTTGAGTGGCTCTGGTGGCGCTGGAGAATTATTTCGAATTTTAAAATTGCTTGAAAATACCAAAGTATTGCAAATATACTATCAAATAACAGCAGCCTTGAAATCTCTTGGGAAATGTGTTGTCATGTTGAATTATTTATCCAGTCTTGACATGCTTGAAAAATTACTGAAAGCCAGTGATATCAAAGTGGAATGCATTAGCGGTAAACATACCTTGGAACAGCGTGCTCAGAAATTGGATGCTTTTCAAAACAATACAGACTGTCGAGTTCTCATTGGAAATTTAAAAGTCTTGTCTACTGGCATAGATTTGGATGATAAACACGGCAATGAACCAAGAACTGTCTGGATTTCCCCAAATTTTTATACTGTAGAAATGTATCAAGCTACAAAAAGATTTCAAAGAATGGATTCAAAAAGTCAAGCTCTGATTTATTTTGTGTGGTATAAAGACAATGAAGAAGAGAAAATAGTCAAAAGCATGCAAAGCAAGAGTGAGTTTTTAGGCACAGTCAATCAAGATTTGAATGGGTTACTAACAATGGACAATATTTTGAATGAATAAAATCAACGTCGTTTATTACCTTTTGGCAGCTTTGGTGGTCTTTTGTATGCCATTGGCAATTGTTTTTGTTTTTCTTTTTCTTTTCTTTTCTTTTTGTTTCCCTCTGCTTGTTCTATTTCTCTCCAATACCACGGTATTTCATCGTCGTCGTATCTGTAACCACCAATTTCAATAGATACATTGGAAATCAAGTGTTGTCCTATTTCAGAAACCCATTGTGGTACAGAGTTTTTTTGACGAAATTGAAATAGAGTATCATCTTCCTCTACAAGACGACTCCAATGTGGTGGTATTTCGTCGTCGTTTTTGAAACCACCAACTTTAATATATACATTGGAAATCAACTGTTGGCGTGCTGTATACCAACCAAAAGTCCTCCAATAATATTTATACCTTTTGGTTTCAGCGTAGTACTCTTGTGGTAATTTATAATGCAGACGTAAATAGAGTTGATACATTTATAATACTTACAGCTAGTTTTTAATTGTTAAAGGAATAAAAATCGACAATAGAAAATGTCTATACAATTGCAATATTTTTCAGATTTACATTTGGAACACCGAACAACATTTCCATTTGAAATACGAGCCAAATGTCCCACACTTTGTATCCTTGGCGACATTGGTGATATGAGAACTCAATTGTATCGCGATTTTATAGCAGAATGTAGTCTTAAGTTTAAAAATGTCTTGGTTGTGTTTGGCAATCATGACTGCTACAACGTCAATGTACTGTTTATCGCTCAAGAAGTATTTGCAAATAATTTCAAACATAAAAATGTATTTTTGTTGGATAAAACAACAGTTTTTTTAAACGAATATCACGACTTGTCATTTTATCCATTTTTAGATACAACACGACAAATCTGTATTATTGGTGCTACACTTTGGTCAGACATTTCAAAAGTCGACAATGTCTCCAACATTTCAGACTTTAAAAGAATTCCAATGTTTTCTAAAAAAGTGTATTTGGAATTATTTCAGTCGCACAAAAAATATATTTTAAAACAACTCGAAACTTTCAGTGCCTTTACAGCAGTGACTTTGACACATCATGGCACTCATTTGGATATGGATATGATAAAGGGAGAGTTGTCACCAGTATTTTGCTCTGATTTAAAAGAATTGTATGACCATGAAAATTGGAAAGCATCATTACATGGTCATACACATTGCAATGTTGATTTTGGAAAAAAGTTTACATTCTTTTCATCCAATTGTTTGGGCTATCCTGGTGAAAAAGTAGTTGGAAATGAATTCAACCCAGAAAAAGTGGTTCAAATAAATTTTTTTTAAATACACATTTTATTACATGGCCAACCAATTACATTTGATTTCATATTATTTTGGTATTGCGTTGATATTTCTTGTCAATGGTTTTTTACTCTTTAAAAGATACAATGTATATGCTGCATTAAACATCTTGGGTGGGTTGCTAATCGCTTATTATTTCTTGAATCAAGAAAATTATATTAAATGGTAGCTTTAAATCTAGAAACTAAAAACATTAATCCAAAAACATTAATTTGACTTCATTATTTTCAGGAATCATCCAATTATATCTTTTAGTAAATACTATAATTTCCACATCATTAAAATTAATACCATCTTGCAATACAAGATTCAAATCCAAATGCTTTGTATCCCTAAGATTTAAACTGCCAGTATATTCCAACCACTTTTTAATGTCATCAGCAAATGGCAGCGTATAAATGTATTTTGAAGACGGATACAACTTGTAATAATTGTTGTAATGTCGCAGCGTATATTCATCTGTTTTCAAAACGATATCAATATTATCTATTTTTAAATTCAGCGTAGAGGCAATTGGTTTTCCTAGAGCACTATAATTGAAGAAATCATTGTTATTTTTCCGGTCTACAAGTCTCAAAGCAACGACAAGCGAGGTTGTATCCCCTGAAAAAGGTATCTGGATTTTAGAAGCACCATTAAAGACGGAATAATAACCAGACACAAATTTCCAACTTGGTTTGGAAACATTGACAGTATTGATGATTCTTTCTTTGGTTTGCTGAGACAGTTTATAAAAGGTGCTATACAATCGCAGATTTCCAAATTCATTTTCCATAGGGGGTGTGTTACCATCATAATTAACAATGTCACTAAATGGCGCCAATTTTACCTTTACTTTGATGGACTGATGCTTTAAATAGAATAAAAACAAACTTTTAAAAGTGGCAGCATCCATAAAAGCAGACAGAGGCACTATATAGGATGACACATTCACAGCATTAGTTTGCATCGCCATTAGATTGGCATATTTTCCAATCATTAAATTTTGTGACTCGTCTAGTACATTTGAGGGACCTTGTTCCTTGTTGGTATCAAAGTAGAAATCATAATCACATTCTTCACGATATTTTCGAAATAATAAATACTCTCCAATATAAAATTCAACATATTCAAACAGTGCATACCCAATAGTATTTGTATAGCAGGCATACGTACCAGAGGTTTTGACGAGTGGGTTTAAAGTGACGGATAAACAAATGTTTCGAATGGCATCTCCCTGAGATTTTGGAATCTCAAAATCCACAATGTTGCCATAACTTGGTGCATTTTGAAACGGAATAAAATCTGAATAACTTGAAAAGTCTTGAGATTGAAAATCTATTCTCTGAAATGCATCCTTGACTGGATTTTTTGTTAGTAAATTGTGTTCAGATAATTTGTTGTATTCTAATTGTGTTGTGGTCCCCAATGACATACCTTTTGTAATTAAAAAAATTCATTTGTCTAAAAACAAATAAATTAATTTGAAACCATGAAAGTGATTGGTTTATGTGGTGAATTGGGCAGTGGAAAGAATTGGATTGCGACCAATGTTGTTGAAAAGTATGTTTTATCTAGAAACAACAACAGCAACCTCATTTTTATTCAAGTGGCTTTTGCTGATTTCTTGAAAATGGAATGCATGTACTGTAGCGGTTCACCAGACATGTTTTTAAATCAAAACAAGACATTTAAAGTGCGTCAGTATTTACAACAGATTGGTGCAGCTGAAAGAGCCAAAGACCCTGATGTATGGGTCAAAAAGTTGAAATATTATATGCAATTACAAGAAGCTAGATATTTTCCTCAACAAGTTGTCTTTTGCATAACAGATGTCAGATTTGAAAATGAAATGGATTTTGTTAAAAGTTTTCAAGGATTATTATTCAAGATTGAAGCACCGAATCGAACTAGAAAAAGATTGGAACAAGAAACAAATTCCAATTTTATTTCAAAATGGTGGAAATCATCAGACATCTCTCAAGACATTTCTGAAACGACTGTTCGAAATACAGACAATAGTCGATTCGATTTGGTAATCAACAATGACGCCGGCAACGCTAACAAGATTGTTATTCAAAACATTATTGCTAATTACTTGAAGCTTGAAGATTACCTAAATAAATAAATTTTTTATAAATTAAATCTTAAACATGCACATTGGTCACTATACTTTGAATGACATGTTGATGGCAAATTGGACAATGCAAGAGTTTTATGACATCATTGATGAAACAACTTATCAAACAAAGAATTGGGATGTGGTTACAGCATTGGGTGTTGCTAGAGCATTGTATACTGTTGACAAGTCTTTGTATCAAACCTTTCCGGAAGCCACTTTGAATGAAATGAAGAGATTATCACACAAGGTTGGATGGTTTAGTGTGTATAAATCTGACCCAGAGAGCGACAGCGACAATGGTAGCTCAAGCTGTGAATCAAACGCTTGCTTTGTGAGCGATTGCGACAGCTGCAGCAACGCTAGCACAGAAGTCACTATTACAGATGATAGCTTTAGCAAGGACAGCGAAAGCGATGAAAGCGAGGCAAAACAACGGTTTAAACCTGATTGGATGACAAAGGACAAACCAAAAGTATTTTCTACAGAATTGTTAAACAAATTGGAAACCTTTACAGATTTAAAACAGTGTGTCTTTTGCGTGACTGGTATGATGGATACGTTTAATAGAGACCAACTGTTTTATTTGATTCGAAGCAAGAATGGCGTCACTAGCAATCATTTAACCAAACAAGTTGATTTTTTGATTGTGGGAAAATACCAACCAGGAAAAACAAAGTTGAATCTTGCCAAGAAATATGGTACCAAACTCTTGACTGAACAAGATATTTTGATTTTATTAACTGAATCTCATCACAGTGTACATTTAAAAGAATTGAATCGAAAGTTGAATCAAGTCAAGGTTGGTATAGAAACGTTTGAACAATCGAAAAAGGCATTCCAAGAGGTACTAACACAAGTGAAAACACGCGCAATGCCATCAGCTGATTCTTTATTTGATGGCATGGATTGGAACACTGATTGGAATATTTTAGATGTTCCTCAAGTTGTAAACAGAATTGTATAAGTAAATTTTTTATTTGTAATTCTTTTTGATAAAAGTAATTTTTTATTTGGAGTAAACAAAATTGTTTAAGTAAATTTTTTATTTGTAATTCTTTTTGATAAAAGTAATTTTTTATTTGTAATTCTTTTTGATAAAAGTAATTTTTTATTTGGAGTAAACAGAATTATTTAAGTAAATTTTTTATTTATATTCGGAATAATTCTTTTTGATAAAATCATCTGAAAACTCTGTATAATACAAAACAAGTTTCCAAGAAGAATTATAAAAATAACTGCGATGTTCTTTGATAAAATCAATCGTCAAGAGTTGAAAACCACCAATCTTTTCCCAATCAACACTATATTGAAATTCTCTAATAAATTCCAAAGACAAGGTTTGATATCGCGAAATATTTTTCCAGTTAACGAGATGTTTGTGTTTTCTAATAAAATCTTCCGATAGTTTTATATTTTTTGAAATTGACTCCCAATGAACTTGATTTGCAAATTCTGTTATGAGGTCCTCTGACAAATTTTTGTTGCACTTTGAAAGTAGTTTCCAATCTAGTTTATGTTTAAAATCAGTAATAAATGCCAATGACAAATTTTTATAGTCTGACCAACGTTTCCACACCATGTATTTGCGATGCTCTCTTATAAATTCTTCTGATAAAGGTCGATTGAAATAACAAATATAGTCCCAATCAATAAAGTTTCGATTGTCTCTAATAAAATCTAGAGGCAATCCTCTTTGACATTTAGTCACCTTGTTCCAATCCAATGATTTTTGATGCAGTTTAACAAATTCTGGATGCTCGTACAAGTCTCTTCTACTTGAAATCTGAGCCCATTGAATATAAGAAATGTGTTGCGTAATAAATTCAATGGGCATGTTTTTCTTGCGTGATATTTGATTCCAATCAAGCTTGTCTTTAAATCTTGTAATAAACGCCAAGGGCATGATACGATAATATCTTGAAATAAAAACAAAATCACAGTCTTTGATAAAGTACAAATATCTTTGAAATCGTTTTAAATGTGTTTTTATAGAATTTTTATAATGTAGTCGCTTGAATAATGGATACATAGCGCAGCGTATTGTAGCTGAAAATCAAACTTTAAATGTCTACACTGTCTTCATTTCTTGAGTGAGAATATTGGTGAACATCCAGTTCTAATTCTGGTTTATTGCCATTAAATTGTATGATGCGGTTCAAGTCGTATGAAATATCCGTATCAGGATTATAATTGTGTTTGATTAAAATGTCCCATCTCGACACGTATTGCCTGTCTCGTTTTTTACCATGAAAATGATGAATGATGATGCCATCCACGTATCCAATTCTTTTTTGAACATATTTTTCACATAGTTTTTGATAGTCCATCATTTTGGCTTGGTATCTAGGATGGGTAGAAGAATGAACACTTTGTTGGACTTGGTTGATAAAGGCTGTAGCCATGTGATGGTCTCCACTGCCGCAAATGGCAAAGTCTATCATGCCGCCAATCTTGTTTAGTGTTTCTTTTCGAAAGGCAAACGAGTAGCCAGGATGTGGAAAGGTGTAATTCTTTCCACTCTTATAGGTCCTATTATTTTTATGATAAACATAGCAAAATGACTTGTGTGTTTCCATGACTTCTTGTTTTGGACCCATGTCAATTGCGGTTGCCCAAGGTTGAACGACATTAAATTCCTGTAATTTTTCAATCGTTTCTTGTGCCCAATTTTGATTTAGAAAATCAATATCTGCATCTACCCATGCTATATAATTGGCTTCGCTAGGTAATCTAGCAATGGTGTAATTTATCAAGTTTTCCTTGTGCCATAAATTGTGTGTGCTGCGTACTTTGTACGTGGCATCGGTGACAAATGGTCTATCACCGAGTTGAAGCTCTGTCGTGTACAATTTGACTTTGGGATTTTTCTTCATGCGCTGCGAGTATTCATTAAATAATTGGTATCGCTTTTTAAATCGGGCAGGATTACTGATTACAGAAACAACATAAAGAAACTCGTTTGCAGTCATTACCCTTGTTTTATTAAAAAAATAATAAATTTATTTACTTAGTCATGTCTTTTGAACTAGAAAACCAGATTATTCCAATGTCGTCTTTTATTAGCATATTAAATGCTCGAACACAAACATTCATGTTTTCAAAACGAGACTTGAGCTTTAAAAAATGTATTAAAAAGATTGTCTTTTCCACCGAGAGTCCAAAACTGGTCAGTCTAAAAGTAGCTGATGGGTATTATTTCAAACACGACGGTGTTTTGTCCACCAAATGTCAGTTTATTATATCCCAGCCTTGCTTTATAGTATTTGAAAAGAAACTATTTAACAAATATTTTACAATAAAAGATTTTGACAGAGCATGTAGTGTACCTACATTTGAACCTGCAAGGTTAAATAAATAAAATAAAATACAACTATGAAATCTGACATCAAACCAAATAGTTCATTGTGCTTGGAAAAGCTGTACAAGTTTTATGGCAAAGAGGATAACCTCCAAATCTTTTTAAATATAAACAAGAAATATTCAAAGCGGATATTTGAATGGTTTGTCACTTATTATGCTTCTAGCTGTACTATTATCATCAATGGAAAGGATGTTCACAAGGAATACCGCAAAGTTTTGAATCATTATTCCAAAAAGTTATTTGACCCATACCGGCGAGATTCTAAAATACTATTTGAAATTAACAAGTACAAGATTGAAACCTCTGTATCACAATTAAACTTTTTCAAATGGCTCATACAAGAAAAGAATATATTGACTTATATCATAAAAAACTATGATGAACTGCACAAGATGCTCAAAGTACCAAAGACTAGTGCAACACCAAAGAATGCAGTTAAAACAAAAGGTTTAAAGCCGCTTAAAGTAAAATGTGTTTCTTTTTAAAGTTTTATTTAATATTTCTTATAAAATCGAAATACCATAGGGTTCGTCTACCTACAAGTCTTTTCGAATTGTCGTAATTTAATGTATAAGCTTGGCATTCCTCATTTTTAAAAGCCTGATAATTGTATTTTTCAAATAATTTAAAAATCCAAGTTGTTAAATTATCTGTTTTTAGATTACGAATATCAATATCTAAAAACTTGTAAATAAAAGTGTCAACGCTCGCTCTTACTTCAAGAGGAGTTTCCATGTTGGTAAAGGTAAAGTTTAAAACAGCCATTTTTCTATTAAAACTTTTTATTTATTTACCGAGACCAATCAAATAAAAATAGCACTTTATTTTATTTTCATAATCACACTTCGTAATTCTGGCTTTCTAATATCAATTCTATCCATGGCTTCTTGACGGCTCAGAAAAAACACATTGGATACTTCTTTTTTATCACAAACGAGTTGTTGTCTATTGAAATACCTATTCATTGTCGCAAAAAAGTATTGGGTGCTGTATTTCTTTTCATTGGTTCCCATAAAGTGTTCAACAATGTAATGATGTTTAAATACTGTAAAATAATTGGTTTGAATACCAGTTTCTTCTACAAATTCACGGATGCTTGCATCCAATGCGGTTTCTTTGCCAATCTTTCTTCCTTTTGGGAGTGTAATATCTGCAGACACTTTTAAAAAGTTTGTCTTGTTTATTTCCCGAATCATTCTTTTTATTTTGAGTTTATTGGCCTCGAATTTCAATAATTGGTTTGTTGTAAACTTTTTTCGAGAATGAAATCGCCACAAATAATTCCACAATTCTAAAAATGATTTGGACATGAGACTATTCTTTTCCTGCATGGTAAGTTTGTACAAGAAAACTTTGAGCATTAGATTACACGTGTAATTACCGCAAATAACTTCTATATATTCTACAGTGTGTCTGCGCTGAACAAACACGATTTGATTATTTTGATTTTTACACAGTAGACCGTAGCTGGGTATACCCTTCATACTTGTTTATAATTTATTTATTTCCGTAAAAACGTTTGGAAAGTTTATACCACAGGAAAAGGCACAAGGTCTCCATTCTTTGACTTTGGTGATTGCATTTCCAATGATGTAACCATTTAAGTTTAAAAATTCAATTAATTTTTTTTATTTTAGTGTTTACATGTCACGGTCTAGTTCTAGTTCAAAGTCGAAAAAAAGTAAATCGAGTGCAGGGAGTTCTTATAAATCGTTTGATATTCCATATTACAAACAATATAGAAAAATAAACGAATATAGTTTGACAAAAACAAAAAACGTTAATGAATCAGAATTCAAAAATTTAAAATCCAAAGCAGAATCCTTTAAGTCGTTTTACGACAGCTTTAAAGGTTTACCAAAGTACTTTCCCGCAGACTTGAAATTGACTATAAAAGACTTGGTACCTAGATTTAAATTTTTTATTACTAATAAAGACCAAAGTTTTCAAAAATGTACAGTGTTTTACGACATTTTTACCAAGAAAGCATTATTGTATACTAAAATTGAAAACAAAACCGCCTTATACAGTATCAAAGCAAAAGACACGAGTGATTACTTGATTGTAGATTTGCCAAACATTTTAGATAAAGTATTTGAAGATTTCGGATATCAACTATTAGAGGAAGAAGACAACTTTGAAACGCATTTTTGTACAAATATTGCATTTATTAAAGATTACATTAAGCCTGGCACTAAAAAGTATCTTTATGGCGAAGAATGGTATTATTGGGAATTAAGAAATTTTTCGCAGCAAGATTACAAAATCTTTTTATCATATTTTGGTCTCAAAGATTCCTATTCATTTTGATTGACATTTTAAAGCTGCCGTACATTTGTTTAAAAAAACATTTAAATTTTAAAGTACAATGGTAATGAGTAAAGAAGAAATTACCTTGGAATTAAACTGTTTTAATCCTGGCATCATCCATCCTGGAAGTGTTTGTGTGTTTATAGGCAAGCGAAATACTGGCAAAACATTTTTAACCAAAGATTTATTATATCATCAACGCAAGATACCCTGTGGCAAAGTGTTTTCTGAAACGGACGAATTAAACAAGGAATATTGCACGATTATTCCAACATCGTTTATTACAAAAACTTACAAATCAGAAACCATTCAAAAGATTTTTGATACACAAAAAGAAAAGATTGAAAAACGTATTGCACGTTATGCGCCTTTAAACCCTGGATTATCTGAAAAGCAGCTTATAGACAAGTTTATAAAACCTGATATAAGTAATTACGCCTTTGTCTTGTTGGATGACTGTCTAGCAGACAAAAATTGGAAAAATGACAAGACCATCAAACAAATCTTTTACAATGGAAGACATTACAATATCTTTTTCTTGTTGACCATGCAAATTCCCTTGGGTATTCCACCAAATTTAAGAAGCAATATTGACTATGTCTTTTTAACTTTTACAAATAATAATCAAGATATTGAAAAGTTGTTTCGATGTTATGGTGGTGCCTTTCGAAATCTAGAAGAGTTTAAAAAGATTTTGAATGCGTGTACTGAAAATTACAATTGCATGGTGATTGATAATGCAACCAATTCAAAAAGATTTGAAGACAAGGTGTTTTATTACAAGGCTAAAAGTCATCCAAACTTTAAAATGCTGTGTAATAACCATGGCAATGGCTGCTTACACACCAATTGTGCTGCTTGGACCTATCATTACGACAATCTACGACGTGAGAAAAGAATGAAAACAACTGTTTCAGAATCCAAAAACTATGTACATGTGATAAAACAAAAACAAAGTCTTTAAGAATTTTAATCAATATATTTTAATTAATTTTCTACTAAAAATGTTTTCAATTGGTCTACAGTTTTTTCAATTTCAACTTAAGTATTTTTAATCATTAATTCATCCATGTGTGTTAATGGTGTCTTTTCCGACAATTTATTATTCAAAATTTCAATTTCTGTTTGAATAAACTCTAATTCATTAATTAAATCCATACATTTGATTTATTTTAAAAGTTTGTTTTGGCTCGAAAGTTTTCAGCTGATATAGATATCGCTGTATTCTTTGTATAGAAATACAAGGATAATGAAAGTAAAATAGCAACGACTAGTGTATCTGAAATGGTTTTTCGGTCAGGGTCCTTGATTAAAAACTTTTTGTATATAAAAAACAACATTAAACAGGCTGGAATAATTAAAAATGTTTGAGAGAATTGGTCCATTACATAGAGAATCTAAAATAAATTAATTATTTTTAAACGTAAACAAATAAATTCTAGAGTAATTAATGTTGTTGACAGTCGGGTTATTAAACGCACATAGATTTCATCACCACCATCACCATTTTAATTGCTCCACTTTTGCAACAGAAACTTTGATTTCAGTTCCAATTCAAACTTCAACTGAAACACAGGTTTCAACTAGTCCAACGCCATCAGATATTTTGACAGGCATTTCAGACCCTCAGGCAAGCTCAACACCAACTTTAGACCCATTGACTAGTCCAACACCAGCTTTAGACCCTTTGACTAGTTCAACACCAGCTTTAGACCCTTTGACTAGTTCAACACCAGCTTTAGACCCTAATTCTACACCAACTTCAGACTCTTTAACCGGTGTTCCTTTGGCAATTCCATCAAATTTATTATCCGTTTTAGGCGATACTAATACGATTTGTACTTGGGTTCAAACTATTTGCCCATCAATTCCTTCTACAATTCAAAGTCCAAGTCCAACACCAAGCCCCTCAGTTTCTTCGGTTCCTTCTTCAAGTCCTTCAGTTCCAGTTTCAACCGAAACGGCTGTCTACATTACTTTTTATGGTTATACAGACAATAGTTGTCAAACAGAAGCACAACACAATTGTAATGATGTTGCCTATCCAAACATTCAGCCATTTACAGAAGAAAATGATGGTAGCTACAACATGCCAAACACCTTGGCCACTGACCCAACTTTTATTACACCAGGAACGATTGTCTATGTCCCAAAGTTTCAAAAGTATTACATCATGTCTGATTCCTGTGTAGAATGTACTACGGATTATGCCTCTGGAAAGTTGCATGTTGATTTATTCATTGGACCGAGCACACCACCAGTGCATCCAAATAGTTTGATTAGTTGTGAAGACCAATTAACAACTGGTGGTTATTCTGATACGATTATTATTAATCCACCATCTAATTTACCTGTTCAAACCACTGTATTGTATGATGACACTACAAATGTCTGTTTATAAAATAAATTATTAATTTAAAATTCTTGCGATGTATAGAAAGAAAATAAAAATAGATTATTCAGAATGTATCAGGTATTTCTTCGACTGCATTTTAAATCCCCAAAACTCTTGATTAAAAAATTTCCTTATTTCTATTATTCGCAAACATTATCTAATGATTATTATAAATTAATTCTATTTCAAATTTTCAATACAACACCAGATTTGCAATACACTTCAGAAAATGAATTTGAAGATTATTTATTACATAATCTGTGTACTGCCTGGTATAAAGATTATGACAATGAATTTTATAAAAGCACAAATGATGATATTAAAAACAATGCATGGTATTTGACCCAGGAGGTAATTGTGCAACAGCTAATTGGTCTAAGAAAAGATTATTCTGATAGACAAATACTATCTGCTATAAAGTTTGTATGTCAGATAATGAGACACAAATTTATAGATATTAAAGTTGTTTGTCGACATTTGAAAACAATAATTTAAAAATAAATTTAAACGTAAAACTTCAAACAAATAAATTGAAATTTAAACATGTTTTCATATACAGACCTCGATGTTGAATTAAAAGACTTTTTTCAAATTGTACAAGAACATGGCTGCACCATTCCACGTTTAATGTGTATTCAAACAGACACAGGTCATGCTATTCCATATTACAGACATCCGTTGAGTTTTACAAAGGTGACTGAATGGACGCCCATTGTATTTCAAATTAAAACTCAAATGGAAGAGCAATATCATCAGACTTTTAACCACTGCTTAATACAAAAATATAGAAATGGATTAGATTTTATTGGAAGACACAGTGACAAAACGATTGATATTGTCTTGAACTCATCCATTGTGACATTTAGTTTGGGTGCTACAAGATGCCTGGAACTGAGACACAAAGTAACCAGACAGCAACAATTTGTAGCATTAAAAGATAATACTAGTTTTGAATTGACTTGGGACATGAATAAAGAGTATACACATGCTGTTAAAAAGCAGATTGGACTTGATGCACCAAGAATTAGTTTAACTTTTCGACATATTGGCACCTTTAAAACTGCAACAGGCGAGTTGATTGGTAAGGGCGCCGGATTTACTGCAAAAGAGGTACTAGATTCGTTTTATGTAGACAATCACTAAATAAAAATGTAAATAAAATAATAATAATTTTAAAAGTGATAAGCAAAATTACAAAACCCACTTCCAAATTTTATAAATTGAAGACAACATCCTCCAAGATACCATTCATAATTCTTGCCATCAATGTCTATTGTAAGCAACTTTCCACTGGTATGCTTTTCAGAAAGAAAATCATCATACAGTGGTAATACAAGATGATGTTGTAGTTGAATATTCATTTTTTGGTTCAAAGTTGTTATAAATTCTAGCGTAAATTCAGTATTGACTGAATAATTTTCAAACTTTAAAATGACATTGATTTTTTCAAATAAAAGTGGTAATAATACAAAATGTGGAAAGGTGGCACAATATTTTGATGTTATTGATGTATAAACCGATTCCAAACGTATTGAATTAGGACAAATTGATGCTCTTAAAGAGGCTTTGATGCCTGGATTATCAAGGAATTCGACATTGAATGCATGAAAACAAGGATGAAAAATACCTTGTTTTCCTGTCACGAGTGGAATAGGTAGCACAAGCATGTTGTTTTCATGTCTAATGTTGCGACACAAACCATAATAAGAACACGTTTTAATATAATCAAAATGAAAATCTGATGGTGCAAAAGAGTAATACACTATGCCACCAATCATCATTGAAAAAGAACACGTAGGCAAGTCTGGCGGTTGATTATTGTCATATTCCAAAATTAATTCAAAGTCTTTGTATAAACTGTGGTCAAGCGTTGGAATTTGAAAAAATTCATTTCTGGTGTAGCCCAAAGAGATTGTGACTGAATCGCTGTTATTGTCATCAAATTGTATTTTACCGTCAAAAGTATTGGAAGAGCCGTCAGTTGAATTAGAAGAGTCATCAGAAGTTGAATAGGAAGTGTAACCAATTTCAAGTTTAGAATCATTCACCAACAACTCAATGTTGTTTTTAAAATGACTAAAATAATGCTTTTTGATAAATCTATTACGCAATCTGTTTGCATCTTTTTCATTTGAATAAAATGCATTGACTGTTTCAAAATCTGTGTCTAGTAAAATTAGTTCTTGGATTTCTATTGGCAGCATTGCAGAATATTTATTTAATTATTTACTGATTTCCTTTTGATTTGTTTAAATCCCAAATAATTTTGAAAAGAATCCTCTTTTTGTCGTTTCAACCATTTTAAGTTTATCAGTCTTTTCGGTCTTTTTAATGTTTTCAATCTTTTCAATCTTGGCAGGAACCGCATCAATCCATTTGTAACCATTTACCTTGATTTTCCACCCTTTGTCAATAATTCTTGGGTCCTTGTCGAATCTGGCTTGAAACAATTCTTTTTTGCCACTAGAAAACATTTCTCTCTCAAATTCAACACGTGTGTAGCCTGTATTCAGATGGCTTTTCAATTTTTCAAAACAACGTTCATAATTGTCATTGACAAATTTTTCAATCTTTTCTCTTTCCTGTTTTTCCTGTTCTAATTTCTGTTGACGTTTTAATGTTTCAAATTCGGTCGAACTTATAATACCTTGGTCTTCAGCTAGCGTAGCCGTGTCGCAAAGACTACATTCGTAATTTAAAGTAGCACAATCATCTTGCATCTTTACCATACAATATTTATTTTTTTAAATTTTAATTACAATTGTAAATGAGCAACTCAAACGCCATAAACTTTTTAAAAACGTCTTCGAAAAAAGGATTTGTTGATGGGTTAAAATTAATATTTCATCAATTTTATTTCAACGAAAATTATATTGAAAATCTATTAGACAATTATTCTGTTTTAAAAGGCCAATACAAGAATAGAAAAGAAGCACTGATTATTCCACATGGTGTCTTGTATGGTTTATACTTTTATGAGATTAGACAAAAGTATTACATCAATAATGCAAACTCTAGGATTCGAAATGATGACTTGAATGAATTGAATATTTATCAAAAGTCTTTGGAATCAGAATTAAAGGCTGCTTTACCATCCAAGGATGTGTTCAACATGTATATGATTTCAAGCATTTTATGTTATTTATTAAATCCAAAAAACAAGCGACAATACAAGTACAACAATATTATATTTCTACATATTGCCACCATTGTAGAACTAGTGTCTTTGAAAACATTGAGAGAATATCTCAGTCAAAAATTAATGTTGGAAATGTTTGGCATCAATGAACGTGTCAAACGATTAATTGCAAGGCGTATTTCATTTGTAGGTCAGCTTCCAACCGTGTTTAGTTATAATATAGTTGCTGAAGACACTGAATTCTTTCCAGTGAGTCCATGGATGGATGAATATTTCTTTAATACTATTTTGAAATACTACTCTAAATAGTAATTCTTTTAATACTACTCTAAAATACTACTCTAAATAAAAAAGTTTTTTTTATTGACCAGATACAATGGATAATCGCGTCAATTACGTTAATTCCAAAGATTACACTATTACCCCAGTTTATCAACCAAGGCTGCAACGACACGAGGAACACTCGAGAATGGTGCATCAATCAAACCAAGGCGAACCAGTCTATGGAAATCTATTTTATTCTCAAAGCATGGCTGGCGGCAGAAAAAAGGTGTATAGGAAAATAAAACCTGAAAGCTATTATATCGACACCTTTACAGAGAACCCATATATTGATGAGCCAGATTTCATAAAACCGATTGCGACAAAGTTTAATAGATAAATAAATCTGTGTTGAAATAATGACATTGTTTAAAAGATTGCATTACCAAGTTTCAAAATACAAATTGATTCCTTATTTTCCAATATACCTCTTTTATTTTAAAAAATGCTTTATCGATTGGATTCGAATCAGCAAGTATGCAGGAATCAACAATACTTTTATTCAAGTTTTCAAGTCAAGATTAGATTGGACAATATTATCCAGAGAGATTCAATTGACTGCAACGTTTTTGGAGAAATACCAAGACATGGTGGATTGGAACCAAGTGTCGATAAACAACTGTTTAACCGATAGTCTAATAAGAAAATATGAAAAAAAGCTAAATTGGAAGTTGATATCAAACAAAAAAGCATTGTCCAATGATATTTTGATGGAATTTCATGATAAAATTGATTGGCGTGGAATTTGTCTAAATGATAATATTGTTTTAACTGATGCTTTATTGGACAAATTTCAATCAAAATTAGATTGGGAAATATTGATTAAGAAATTACCAGTCAAAACATTGTCTAGATTTAGAAAGAGACTTTCATTTAGTGAAAGGTATTTAGATTACAGCAAAGTGTCAATGGAATTTATTTGTGAATTTCAAGATAAAATTAGTTTTTATACTGTATCAAAATTGGTTAAATTATCCGAAGAATTTATAAAAGAGTTTAAAGACCGTGTTAATTGGAGTTGTATTTCAAGGTATCAAAAGTTGTCTGAACAATTTATCAAAGAGTTTAAAGACTGTGTGGATTGGAGTCATATTTCAGAATATCAAAAGTTGTCTGAAGCGTTTATTACAGGTAATTCTGACCGTGTTCATTGGAAAAATATTTCAGAATATCAAAAGTTGTCTGAAGCGTTTATTACAGGTAATTCTGACCGTGTTCATTGGAAAAATATTTCAAAATATCAAAAGTTGTCTGAAGATTTCATTATAACAAATGCCGACCGTGTGGATTGGAAAAATATTTCAGAATATCAAAAACTGTCTGAAGATTTCATTATAACAAATGCTGACCGTGTTGATTGGTATCAAATTTCAGAAAACAAAAATGTATCCAAAGAGTTTGTCAAACAATACAATGAGCAAGGTCATTGGAATATCATCTAAGGTCAAATAAATTTTTTATTTGTAATCAGTATGAAGTTGTCAAGACTATTATTTACAACCACAAATAAATCTAGTCCTAGGTCATCTGCGTCAACATCTACAGTGTCTTCAGTGTCTTTAGAAAAGTCAGTTCAAAAAGCGTTTGTTAATGCAATACAGTATCCAGACAAGTTTGTATCTTCAAAACAATTGTCACAGCTCAATAATCTGTTGAAAAAGATTGTCAAGGATAAAAAGACTGGTAATCTGCAATACGTTAAAAACAAATTAAAAACAAATAATTTTGATGTCTCTTATTTATTTATCATCAAAAATGTAGAAGATATTGATACTGGATATTTTAATAGCAACCGAGGAGAATTATTTCATATTTGGGTTGGCGTCTATCATTTTATTTTTATAGCGACCTTGTTTGGTAAAGATTTGTCGATATTGTCTCAAAAGGTAAAAAATGCCTATCATGATTACAAAAATTCAGGTGTAAAAAGAGCTATTGATTATGCAAATAAATATTATTGATGTTACATAAACCAGTTTGATAAAAATTCAGGTGTAAAAAGAGCTATTAATTATGCAAATAAATATTACTGATGTTACATAAACCAGTTTGATAAAAATTCAGGTGTAAAAAGAGCTATTAATTATGCTAATAAATATTACTGATATTACTGATATTACTGATATTACATAAACCAGTTTGAAAAAAATGACTTTTTCTTTTCTTCAGGCGATTGTATTTCCTCAAATTTTGAAAACTTGTATTTGATTTTATCAATATCTTTTTGTTTTAGCAACCCAGTTACGATTTGTAACGTGGGTAATACAAAGTCTGTCTTGTCTTTTAATTCAACAATAAATTCCAATTTTGAAAACTTTTCAGCTATTACAAAAAATGGATAGTATTTAAATTCATTTTCAATTTTAAAATCATACCAAATGTTTGAACCAACTTTGATTTGAACCCGTTTAATATTTAAAGGATTGGTAACACTAAATTTCAAGGTACAATCTCCCAATAAATTGGGTGGTTTAAAATAAACAGTCTGTTGACCAGTTTCCAACTTGAAATACGATAAAAAGTTTGTGTCACATAGTGTTTGTTCTAAATTGTTGATGTCAAAAGAATACATGTTGAAGCATTGTTTTATTTATTGACAATAATGTATTCTTCTTTTGTCAGATATTGATACAACAAAAAACCTGCAGATATCAGACACACAAGTTTAAACATGTTCGAGATAATCCATTTTATTTTCTTATTTGTTTTGCATTGTAATTTCATTTCATTTCATTTTATTGTAATTTTAATTTCTTGTCTAGATGATACACCTTGGCGCCAACAGGTGCTTTGGAGACAATCTTTCCAACATTGTATGCTGTAATAAATTCAAAAATCATATCTTCTACACTTGTATTATTCGAAACACCATAGTCGTATCTTATGGTATCAATTTCATTGGCCAATGTTTTTTTATTTTGCCGTTTAAGAAAATAGCACAAGACATCTAAAAACCGCGAATAATCTGTAGATTCAGATAGAGGTTCCGAACTGTTTAAACCTTTATATTGTGGACACATTAAAAACGAAAAACTTTGGTCAAAATCCCACAATGAAAATCTAAAACCAAAATTTGGGACTGCAATGATTTTTCCTTGCACTTTATAATAATATGTTTTACATCGTTCTTTGTAATACAATACATTGCCAAGATGTAAATCCCTGTGAAAAGCACCCAATTGGTTTCTAAACACATAGATGCCAAGTAATACCTGAAGGATACAACTTTGAATCTGGTTTTCTGTTTTTGGACTCTTTATCCAGAAATTCATATCCCCATCAGCTAATGGTGCTTGAAACAAGACACATTTCCCAGTGTTTTCTGAACCTGTTAGGTAGCAAGACTTGTCTGTGGCATCATAAAACGTACAAGTTCTTGGTAAATTATTGGTAATGCCTGCTTTTAATAATTCATTACACAAGATTAGAAATTTAATTTCTCGTTGAATTCTATTTTCAGGACAACTGTTGGCACCCGGCAATGTCTCGTATTGGAGCGGCACTGCAATAACTTTTAAAGCAGAACACTGTTTTTCACCCTTTTTACAGACTTTGAAAACTGAACCTCGGACAGATTCTGACCCAATTCTCTTTTTTACTTGAAAGACGGCATCTTTTTTGCCATCTTTGTAATAATAGGTTGGATTATTTGGGTCCTCGTGAATCTTGACAAGTTTGGTGACTTTGGACATGTTATATTATACACGGCAAATAAAAAATAATTTTCATTTTCAAATTCATTTTCAGATTTCAAATTCAAAAAATTATTTTTCAAATTCATTTTCAGATTTCAAAAAATTATTTTTCAAATTCATTTTCAGATTTCAAAAAATTATTTTTCAAATTCATTTTCAGATTTCAAAAAATTATTTTTCAAATTCATTTTCATAAATTCATTTTCAGATTTCAAAAAATTCAACAAAAGAAATAAAATATAGAGTGAATTGAAATGAAAGGTCTCGTCATTGGTAAATTCTACCCATTACATACCGGTCATCAATATTTGATTGAAACTGCAATCCAACAATCCGATTCAGTGGTGGTTATTGTTTGTTTTAAAAATAGTGAAAAGCCTAGTGTAGCTATTAGAGTGGAATGGCTCAAAGAGTTGTATCCGACAGTCGAGGTCAAAACCATGTTTAATGACAACTACGACGGTACAGATTCTAAATTGTGGGCCGGATTAGTCAAAGAAATTGTTGCTGATATTGATATAGTATTCACTTCAGAAGCGTATGGAGAACCCTTTTCGCAGTTTTATGGGTGTAAGCATGTGTGTGTGGACCAAAAGAGATTGGCTTTTCCAGTATCTGGTACTGTTGTTCGAAATCATCCAGAAAAATATTGGAATTTTCTAAGTGAACCAGTCCGTCACTACTATATGAAAAGATTTGTCATTGTTGGAAGTGAAAGTACTTGGAAGTCGACCATTGCCAAAGCTGTGTCTGATAAACTCAACTGGTCATTGGCTATAGAATACGGAAGAGAATATTCTGTAGCCAAAGCTGGTGAAAGCTGGACAAGTCAAGATTTTGTCAATATTCAAAAGGGTCAAAAGCGATATGAAAGACAATGCAAAACCTACAATGTTGTATGTGATACAGACTTGGCAACAACTGTTGTCTGGGCCAAACGATTTTTAGGAGACTGTGACTTGAATTTGGAAAAGGGTTGTCCGCCTGCCTTGTATTTGATTTCAACGTTGGCAGATTCTGTTTTTGTTCAAGACGGTACAAGAGATGACTTGGAATCTGGTCAACGGGATAAAATGGAACCAGAAATTATTAAAATGGTTAAAGCATCAGGTGCACCATTTGTCTTTTTAACAGGGACGCTTGAGAATAGAATTGAGCAAGCGTTGAATGCCATTCAACCGCCTTCAAAATTCAAATTGATTCAAATGGACCTAAAGTCATTGAATTGGGTAGAATATTTTTGGTTGTTTGTATTTGGATGTGCCAGTGTCTTGTTTTCATTTTATGATGTTCGTAGTCTGTCTTGGTGGACGCCATCAGGGTCTGTTTGGGACTCTTTCATCTTTTTGACAAGCGGAATCGCTTCTTTTAGTGGCGTCTTGTGTGTTGTGTTGGTTGCCAAGAAAAAGTTTTCCAATTTTGTATGGGGCATCATCAATTGTATTTTCTATGGACTGTTTTCCTATTCTTTTGGATACATTGGCAATTTTCAACTAAACATCTTTTTCTTTTTGCCTCTACAGTTTTTGGGCATTTATGAATGGAAACAACATTTACAAAATTGTAGCGTTTTGAAAAACAAAAAACTGAGTATAAAACAATGGTTTCAAACTATTTTCTTTACTGGGGCATTATCTGTTGCCTTGTACTATGAGATAAGAGCCTTGGCCATTGCCATGAGTGGTAGTTATGCTTTTGACAATGTCATTGCAGCCAGAGTACTCGACACGTTGACAACTGCGCTCAGTATTTCAGCGCAACTATTGCTCTCTTATCGCTACGCAGAACAATGGTATGTATGGATAATTATTGATGTCTTGCAAATAGCAATGTATAGTTTACCAGAGACACTAAGTATAAACATTCTTATCATGTGGGTCTTTTTTCTAGTCAATGCATTTTACGGATTGATAGTTTGGTTGAAATAAAAATTTACTTTTTAAATATCTCTTATTATCTGTTTTTATAGTCTATTTGGTTTTATTCTTTTCTAGTCAATGCATTTTACGGATTGATAGTTTGGTTGAAATAAAATTTACTTTTTAAATATATCTCTTATTATGTGGGTCAAATGAATCAGACTCTACATATCCAGTTTTTATATAGTCGTGACCAAATAAAGTACAATAATAACCCAATCCATCAAAATCTGGACGAAAAAAATCCTTGTGAATTTTTAAAAATTCTGTTAGACTGTCAAAGTCCAGGTCATCAGTGTCATTAAATTCAGAGAGTGTTCCATCAATGTGTAATGTCACAAGAATGCCAACGACAAGCATTCCCAAGTTGTTTTCCTTTTGAATGTATTCATAACCGATTGTATATTTTTCACACAGGGTTGCATCCACATTTTCAACAGGATAACCATATATAATACGAGTTTCTACTTCTCCCCACATTTTTGAAGTATTACTTTTATTTATTGAAGAAATAAATAGTTTGGAATGCCCAATGACCCAAACATTTTTAAACTATTATACAGCGCCTAAAGAACCTGTTGGCTATTATATACCACGTATTTTTATTCATGGCTACGGTACCTGCAAGTTTCCAAATAAAACCAAAGAATACATGACATGGCGTAAAGAAAACAATGGGTTTTATTGTTGTTTAAAGAAATGCAGACGAATGGATGAGTAAACAAAATTACTACAAGTCCCATTCATCAATAATCTTTTGTATTTTATCACGTGGATACATTTCAGAATATTCATCTAATAAAGCTTGTTTGGTTTTACGATAATCTTGAAAAGTATTGTTTAGTGCAGCTGCTTTGGTCAACATTTGTTGCTGCAACATGTTTTCAGTCACTGGCAACTTTTCTGGTTCATTGATAAAGGCGGCTTCTCGTATCCTAGTCACGACGCCTGTTGGACACATTAACCCTTCTCTGCCAATTTCTCGTAAGATAGTAATGACTTGATTTTTGACATTGGTGTCACCCTGTTTAAAAGTTTGGTTAATAACAGACATTTCTGGTTCCATATTATACAACACCATGGGACTGTTTCGTTTTTGAATCTTTTCCAAGACTACTTGTACGTCCTTGTCATTTTGTGTATATTGTAATATATCCACTTCATTTTGGGTAGAGTTTGTTTCCTTTGAATATTTTAAACTGTGTCCCTTTTGAATAGAAGAATCATGGACATCAATCTTTGTTTCTACTTTGGCTGGCTCTTTTTTAATAAAAGGGACATCTTCATATTGGTATAAATTTTGATATTCAGTTGGAATTGTTTTGAATTGATTTTTGACACAACCACGGTATTTGGTTTTAAATGATTCAGTCATTATTTTGGGCCTACATGTTGTATAAATGAAATAAGCAAAAACAATTGCTACAAGTCCTAAAAGAATCTTTTTGACAAGGGGCTTCATACCAGATGACTTTACAAATGATTTTCAAAAAATTTATTTTCATTCGTCGGTAATTAAATACCAATCAACACGGGTTTTGAATTATAAAGTTTTCAGACAATACTTGGTTTTCTGTGTCAACCAACAAATAAATTTTTGCTCAACAAATGATAAAACTGTACCAAATTTATCAAATTTATATACGTATTGTGGCATACTTGAGTGTTTTTTGTTTAAAAGGAAATATCATATTTTGTGATGTTGAAACACTTTCATTGTTAGGTGCTTATGAAGGTGCTTATTTAAATATACTTCAAGGTGAAAACATTAGTTGTTTAAAAATATTTATTATTCCTATAGCAACGTGTTCTTATTCTGTAAAGGAATTTGTTATAATAAATGGCTTTTATGTTCATCCACATATGAGACGCCAAGGATATGGTTCACTTTTATTGGATAAAATAAAGTCAAAATACAAAAATAGGACGATTATAGTGAGGAGTAGTCTGGTTGACCAATTTTATATTAAAAATAAAGTTCAAATACAATAATTTATCCTCAAAAATGATAATGGTTCTTACAGGGTACCCTGTTGACTTTCAAATTATATTTTTCAAAAATTATTTTAAAATAAATATTTTTCAAAGTCATTTTCTAAAATCAAATTTTTATTTCCAAAAATTTATTTTGATTCTGAAAATAGGTTTCATATTTTTTTATTTTTCAACAACATTTTTACAATAATAGAATTTCGACATGTATTCAGAGTGATTCATGTCTTTGGCGAGTTGAAGACTTTCCACAGGATTCAATCCTTGTTGTCGTTGATGGCTCACCACAATCTTTCGTAGCATTTGAACACCAATTCTTTTATGAAAGATATTCAAGGCATGCAATTCTGTTTCTATAAATAATAAAAGGTATTGTGCAAATGATTTTGGATTAAAAGGTGTGCCATTCTTTTTCACAAACAGATAATCTCCTGAAAGCGTTGTCTTGAACGTTTGTAATAATCTCAGAGTGTCTTGATTTAATTTATAAGCCTGAAATTTGTCAATTTTCAACGGATGATTTAAAATGAGATAACCATTCTCCCAATCTATAAAGTTGTCTGATACTACATTGATGTTTTGCCATTTGATATTATAAAAATCAGACCTCAATGCATTTTGATTCATGTACAAGTATAAAATGACATATTTTTGAAAGTCTTTTTCTTTTAAATTACACAAAACCTGTTTCAAGACATCAAAAGACACCCAATTCTTTTGTTCAATAGAGGTTAATTCTCCTTTTTGCTTTTCATTTGATTCCATTTTATCCATTAGAAATTTGGCTCTATAATACACAAGACACGTCTTTTCATATTCCTTTCCAAATACAAGCTTCTTTTCTTGACGCGTCAAGACACTGATATAGGATAAAATGTAGCCTACAATCTTTTTGACAGTCGAAGGACTGTATTGTTTGTTTAGACTAGTCAAACACAAGAATGGCAAATTCAAATCTGTAACAACATTGCTCATATGTTGTATGGCTTTCAAAGTGGTTGGTTTCAAACATGGTTTTCGAATGCGAATGGTGTCGTAAATATTCAAAATGTTTTCCACAGGCAAGCAATTGGATGTCAACGTTGTTGTCTTTTTATACTTGGCATCTACAAAGACTGGGTCAATAGGATAATACTTTGGTCTATTGTTGAAGACATTATGATATTTTCGAAGGGCGCATTTAATTTTGCAGCGACACAATTGCGCTCTCGTATCATAACACCAGACTTGAAGCTGGTTGTACTCTTCTATATACTTTTCAATATGTGTGATTGTGTTGATTGTTTTCTCAGTTTGGTCTAATAAAATCTCTTTGGAGACAAACAGACCGTTTTCCTTGACTCTTGCTAATAAATTAAGCCGCTCATTCTTGTTTAGTTCTGGGCGGTACCAATTAAACAAGGTTTGTTCAGACAAACTAACGCTAATATAGACTTTATCCGTTTCTGGTATATATTTCTTGTGTTTGACATGAAAAGCTAATCGTTGCTTTAAATCTGTCGTATGCCCAATGTATTTGACCGTTTCTTTGCAGACTATTATATAATTGACCCATTCAAATGTATTATAAATTTCAGAGATGACATGACAACAATCGCAATATTTTATCAGTCCTTTTGTAAACAAGTCATGATGCGTTACGACTACGCCACAGGGTAATGTGATGTTTAGACTGGTCAAATTAGATAAAGTAACTTTTCTCTTTAAAAAACGATTGGAATAGCGTTTCAAACTGGGGCATTGGTCTTTGACACGTGCCCACACTTGTTTATTGTCTTTGAATTGATTATACCAATATTTTAAATTGTCAAGTGTGTCATTGTCCATTAAACTCAATTATATATTTAAATTTTTATTTGCAAATAAATAAAATTTAAACAAATAAAAAAAATCTAAATAAAATGCAATATTTGCAAATACAACTAAATAATCAGCGACAAGACCGTTGTAGACAGGAAGAAAAGGAAGAAGACCGTAGTAGAAAACTAAGAATGGAGGAAGAAGACCGTATGAGGAAAAAGAGATTAGAAGAAGACCGTATGAGGAAAAAGAGATTAGAAGAAGACCGTATGAGGAAAAAGAGATTAGAAGAAGACCGTATGAGGAAAAAGAGATTAGAAGAAGACCGTATGAGGAAAAAGAGATTGGAAGAAGACCGTTTGAGGAAAAAGACTAGAGGAAAAAACGAAAATAGAGTAAATAATAATAAAATTTTATCAAACAATTAAATAAAACAAAAGCATGTTTAAACACAAGAAAGCCAAGGGTGAAAACAAAAAATTAAAAAAGAATGTCAATGTAGAATCAGATACAAGCACTGTGTTGACCAATGGGGCTCATTTAAATCGTGCAGACTTGGTGGATTACATTTTTAAAACAGAATTTAATCACAAGGACAATGAAGGGACGCAGGATAAAAACAAGGATGGCACAAACGAGTTTACGGAAAAGAATGGCAAAGAAGTGAATTATGTTTTGGCGAGAAATGGATTCGAACAAATGACCATTACCAAAAAGTTTAATTATAAACGAATCACTTATTTTAGAGACAAGCTTGCCAAACTTCAAGCCCAAGAAACCAAGAAAATCAACAAGGATATTTTGGTTAAAATCGATTTGGAACTCAAAAAGCGTGGAGAACGTTTTGACGAATTAAACAGTGTCAAACTGCGACAAATCTTGAAAAAGATTCAGGAACCATCATACTATGTGCATATACCCAGAATATTATTTATGACGCAAAATGAATACACCAATATTCCAGATACAATACAGGACGAATTAAGCACCATGTTTATGAAAATTCAAGAACCATTTGAACGGTATAGATTGTCTAGAACAAACTTTTTAAACTACAAGTATATTTTCTACAAGTTTTTTGAATTGTTGGGTTACACAGATTATCTAGAAATGTTTCCATTGATTCAAACACAAAATCTAAAAAAGAATGATGCCATTTGGAAAAAGATTTGTGCCGAAGTTGGTTTTGATTTTATTCCTACAAAGCAGATTTAATTTTTTTTAGTGTTCTCGTAGAATTTGAAGCTGCTATACTCTCTTATTGTATTTCATTGTTTTCATTGTTCAAAGGCCAAATCTAGGAATTACAAGACCCAAGTCAAGGCACAAGCTTTTAATGATTTATTATTTTCAGGCAATCCATTTAGTATTTTAGCAGTGGAAAGTGACTTTTGTATTCTTTTTGATATTGGGTACCTACTTTTTGATAGAAAGCTGAAAAAGACGCGAAGCAATAATTATCAACTTAAAAAAATAAATTACCAGTTTAAACACAAATGAGTTTAATTACACCCCCAACAAATCCATTAGGCGGTTTTCAAAACTTTGATTTACAAACTGTAGATTCGGGAAATGCAGATTTAGGAACGGGAAGTATTTATTTGACGAGTTCAACAAGTAATTTATACATTGGTGGCAACACCAATTTACAAAAGACTTTGATGACGTTGAATAATGGCAACTTTGTTATTACTGGTAGCAACAGTATTGCCAGTAATATTACAGGTTCTACTAGTTTTACAAGTGCAACAACTGGTAATGCGTTTACAACCTCTGTAGGTAGTGTAACGGTAAGTTCTACAGATGCTACCACAGGTTCCTTGGTATTATCCAATGCTGGTCCAGGTGCCAATGGTATCTTGATTAATGCAACCAATACAACAAGTGGACAAATTGCCTTGACAAGTGCTGGTACAAGCACAACAGTTGCTGGCATTGCATTGGCTTCTACAGGAACCACTGGTGGTGGTATTAGTTTGACTTCAGCTTGTGGCAACACAACTGTAAAGTCGATTAGTTTATCAGCAACAGATGCTACCAATGGGTCTGTGTTAATCACTGGTGCTGGCAATTTTGCAAGTAGTGTGCCAGCAGTGACGATTAGTGCTAGCAATACAACAAGTGGTCAAGTCTTGGTTACATCTGCTGGAAATAATACAACCTCTAATGCTATTTTTATCTCTGGTACCAGTACAACAGGTGGTGCAGTTGCTATTACAAGTGCAGGTCCTGGAACCACAAATGGTAGTATCTTTGTTAACGCAAGCAACACCACTTCAGGTGTTGTCAATATTACATCAGCGGGTACTTCAAATAGCGCACTGACTATTGCAACACCAAATGGCGGTATTTCAAGTACTTCTACAGGTCCTGTCAATATCACAACGAGCAACACCTCTGGTATCAGTTTGGCTACAGGAACGGCTGGTGTCCCTGTGACGATTGGTACCTCTACCAGTGTGACAACAATTGTAGGGTCATTAAATGTCTTGTCTGGTGGAAGTTATACGCAAATAGGGTCAAGCAATACAACCATTATTGACAATATTATCACCTTGAATTCTGGTCCAGCCGTTTTGGGAATGGATTCAGGATTATCAATCCGTCGAGGTCAAGCACCGGGCGCTACGATTGCTGGTGATGTTGTGACACAGTCTGGACCTGTTCAAGAATCTGGCACATTTCAAACTGGTTCAGCCACGCCTGGCACATTGGTCTTGTCTGCATTTGCTAGCACCACAGCCAACTATTACATTGGTTGGTATGGTACCATTACTTCTGGAGCAGCTATTAATCAAACTTTTAGAATCAAGTCTTATAATCAATCTACAAAAACGGCAACCTTGTATGTCGCTGCAGACAATACAACGACACCTTATTTCAACGATGGTAGAAATTTAGTCACTGCACCAGCATCTGGAGATAGTTATCAGTTATGGTCAGAAACCTATCAAACCGCAACGTGGAACAATACAGCTGGTGCCTTTGTATTTGCTTCAAGTAGTGTCGACCCTGGACAATCCACTATTGCCAGACAGCAATATTCTGCTTTGAATCATGGACAAACCACTATTTATGGTAAAATATATAATAATGCCTCATTTAGTGCAGCAGGGTCTACAACAGTTGTTACTTTGGTAAGCAATGGTATTTCAGTTGGCGACCCAGTTCGAATTAGCAACAGTACTGCAGCAGGTATTACAGCAGGTGTGTATACAGTAACAGCGGCCACGACAAATACATTTACGTTTATTGCGCCTTCAGCCATTACAAGTACTTCTGCAAGTTCCTTGACTGTGGAATTATTAAAAACGAGCAGAATGAATGTAAACTATCTGTACCCAGAAGACCCATTTTTCACCACTGTACAAATTCCTGGTGTGTTTCAAACGTTTTCAATTGGTATCTTGAAAACTTCCAATACGACAGGTGCTGGTGTGAATTTGAGTGCTTTGAATATTTATGGCACTTATCTCATCAAAGTCACAAATGCAACAGGAACCGGTGCTTCAGCCATGTTTAGTGTATCAAACAATGGTGCATCTGTTGGAAGTACGTCGACCATTTCAAGTATTAAGGGAAGCACCAATGAGCGATTGGGCATTACTTGGACAAGCGGGTCCACGCCATTAATTTATCAAACAACTGCAGCAAGTAGTGGGTCAGGCAACTTTACGTACAATATTGTCGTCTATTAAAGTAAAATATATGTTGAAAATTATTTTTTATTTTTTAAAATTGTTGGTTGTTTTCCAAACCAAAATACTCTAAAAAGTCTCTACGTTCTTGAATATCAAAATATGGCAAAAAGTACTCTTCATAATGATAGTCGTCGCTTGCCAAAGTAATTTTGAAATCTTTTCTTTCAACAACCAATGGACGAATAAATACCGGTTTATAAAATGATTTTAACCATGCATTATTGTTGAATATAATTTCTTTTCTTGTTTCGTGAAAATTGTATACATCAATCATTTGTCTGTCGGATATATTATGAGGATTGATGTATCTTAGAAATGTTTTTCCAGTCCAAGAATCATAAAAGAAAAAATCATCATCTTCAGGAGATGGTAAAATATAAAAACGAGGTTTTCCGCCAAATCCTTTTGCTCCGCCAACATCCGTCATTCCAATAGTTGGCGACATGAAATCTGCAATGTAATTTCTTCCAGCTGCACTGCCAATGCTTGTGATTCTATTACTTCTTCTATTACTTTTACTTTTACTTTTGTTACTTCCAGCTGCGCTACCAATGCCTGTACTATTATTTCTCATACACCTAGTAATTTAAAAAAAATAAATGTTATATATAATAATTAAAATTTAATGGTATCTTCGATTGCACAAATGATTAAAAATCGTAGTTATTTTTTCAAGAATATCAGAATACCATTTTATTCTATTAGTAAACTTGATTGAAACAACACCAGACCTGCAAAACCTTTCAGAAGAAGAGTTTTTAGACTTGGTATTAGCGTTTCCATTAAAATGACGATTTATTTGACAGACAAAGGAATCGAACCTTTAGCACTTTACACCGGCTGTAAGTCTGTCGAGACTTGTAGCAGAAAAATTAATTTTGATTCCGTATCAAAATCAAATTCACAATCAAAAATGAAAATCAAAAAAAAACTCTTTCTGAGTTTTGTTAAAATATCAAACACAAAAATAAAATCAAATGCAGTTGTTAATCCAGCCTATTACAGCCAAAGTTACTTTGGAGTTTTATGTGTCTCTTTAGTCTCTTAAAAACTCAGAAAAGAGAGTAACTACAAGCCAAACAGTTTAACGTCTTGTTCAGGACCATTGGATGCCTAGTATAAATTTATTAGATTTGAATCTATGTCAAACGTATGTGTGTGATTAAAGCCGTGTATATCCAATTGCAACTGTTTCTTTTTCTTTTCAAGCTGATTATACGTTTGTAATGTTTCTCTTCTTTGTAAATAACAAGTGAATTTGTTGATGGATTTCTTGATGTCATACCCTGTTTTGCTGACATTGGGTATTTGTTTTTGAACAATTTCAGTAGTCTTTTTAGTTGTAATAAAACTTAGTGTTTTGTAGAGACAAAGTTCAGAATCTATTGATTTTACATTTGCAAGTGCTATTGCATTTGATAGATTTGAATTGTTTTGCTGGTTGAGAATACCTTGAAGTTGAGGCAAGGTTGAAATCAAGTTTTGATATAATTTCAACTTTTCTTTGAATTCATTTTCTGTAATTTCAACATCAATTGCTTCATCTTCAAGCATTATTTGTTGTCGAACATTGTCTTCTAAAAAAGATTCCAATTCATTGGTCTTTGTTTTGTAATTATCAATAGTCATTAATAATTGTGCCAGTGTAATAGAAGTTGTTGACATGAATTGAATCTTTTTTATTTGTTTAAATTACCGTTGAAATAAAAATAAATTTACTTTATAAAAGTTGGATGTTCAATTTGGTTTTTATACTGTACGACTCTTTTTCGACGTTGATTCATGGCAATCCCTCCTTCATCTACAAAATCTATAATATGTACCATGTCATGTTGTTTTCGAAAGACTCTACCAATAATTTGAACAATATTCTTTTTAGGCATGGCAAATAATAACACATTTAGATGAGGCACATCCAAACCTGTTCCAACAATACTAGTGATTCCAAAAATAATTCGTTTGGTAAAATCAGGTTTATGCTTGCTGGTACAAATAGAAGAATCCTCTAAAAATTGAGAATGCAAATATTCCAGTTGATGTATTCTATCACTGACGACTAATATCTGATTTGATTCCTCTTTTAAAAATGTTTTCAATACTGTTGTAATCTTTTGATTTCTGGCGGTATCAGCAGACAGTTTGTTTAGCATTTCAGCAAAGTTTAAATTGACAGAAAACCCCAAGTAAATAGACTCGAATTTGTAACCGGTTTTAATAAAATGGATATTGGTTATTTGTTGTTTCTTTTCTTGAATATCCAAGTCTCGAATAGTTGGTAGATGCTGCAAGATTAATTGTTCCTTGTGGTCTATTCTTTCCAAAGTTGCTGTTAGACCAATTCTAACAGGCATATTGGCTTTAAACAAGACTTGAATAAATTTATCAGCAGATATTGTATGTATTTCATCCAAAATCAAGACACCTATTTTTAGTTTGTTTATAAAGCCTTCAGATAATTCTTTTTTCAAAGAAATAGTTTGAACAGTGGAAATAATAATGTCACAGTCTAATTCTTGTATTTTGCCTTGCAATAAACCAATACTATTATTTGGAAAAAAAGTGTGACATTGTTTTTTCCATTGTTGGACTAGGGAATCTCTATTCACCACAATCAAGACTTTTAATTTTATTTGGTGGATGATATTGATGGCTGTAAAGGTTTTTCCAAAAGCAGTTGGTCTGACAATGATATCATTAATGGTTTTATGTTGTTTGTAGTCTTTTAAAATGTCATCGACAAGTGAGGCTTGTTCAGGCTTCATGTCAAAGGTACTGCTTAATTTAAAATCTACAAAAAGTGGATGCTCAAGTATTGTTTTGCATATTTTAAACTGTTGTAAACATTTCCCTCTGGGAATTTTGATGTATTGCATATTTTTAACCAGAATATAATTTCTAAACGTGTCTGTCTTTTTAGTAAACGCATTTGGAATACTGACAAGACAGTCATCTCTGAGTTTGGCATTATCAGAGTTGTTGACGATAAAACACATTTAAATCTTCTTTTACCATGACATTTATTTATTTGAAAATGAAAATGAAATCTGAAAATGAAAAATGAAATCTGAAAATCTGAAAATCTGAAAATGAAAATCTGAAAATGAAAATCTGAAAATGGAAATCTGAAAATCTGAAAATCTGAAAATGAAAATCTGAAAATGAAAATCTGAAAATGAAAATCTGAAAATTATTTATGAAATCTGAAAATCAGCAAATTAGATAAGCAACAGTTACATTACCTATAATGGACCCAGCTGTTTTTGAAGTGTTTATCGTCAATGTAAATTGTCCAGACGTAATACTAGACGCATAACATGATATAAAAACGAATTGAGATGTTAAAAATACCAAAGAGGTTGATGTGATTTGCGAATGAGACACTGTAAAAGATACTGATGAATTGGGATTAAGTGTACCAACATTGACAGTCACCACACCAGTCGCTGCGGGTGTGGTAATGGTTGCCGTTCCGCCAGAAGTTGGTGTGCCTGATTGACCAGCTGATTTGCCCAGCGTCATGGTATTGGTATTCAAAGAACCAGCATAAATCGCACCACCTACGCCAAGACCACCTGAAATAATGGTAGCACCTGTTGATGTGCTTGTGCTGGCTGTCGAGTTTGTAATTGTTGCTACACCAGCTGTATTCAAAGAACCAGCATAAATCGCACCACCTACGCCAAGACCACCTGAAATAATGGTAGCACCTGTTGATGTGCTTGTGCTGGCTGTTGTGTCTCCAATAAATACTTTACCAGTGTCAATATAGAGACTGTAGTTATTTGTAAAGGTCATGTTTGTAGACACGATAGGTGGTCCATTAATGTGTAGAGCACACATGTTGGTCACTGTTGCGGCAGCTGCTGCTGAAATGCTTACACCAGAAGTGTTTAAATTAACAATACTTCCTATGGTCGTTGTTGCTGTCGGAAATATAAAAGTACCGCCGCTACCTACTCTTAAATTGGTACCATCGGTATTGGTTGCTGCTACGCCTACACTGTCAGCCAAAAATACACATGAATTGTAATTATTGTTTGTATAAATAGTAGACCCTGCAGGGTTTCCAAATAAAGCAGACCCTCGAACTATAAAATCAGAAGAACCTGTTATTGATGTAAAGGTAGACGCACCAGAAAAGGTTGGATTATTTACAACGTTGACAACATTGCTCGATATAGAAATATTGGTGCCCGCAGTATTTGCTGTCAACTTTGTGCCATTGGAGTATATATTAGCAGCATAGATATCCTTGGCAACACCTAGACCACCATTTAAAACCAAAGAACCAGTTGAAACCGACGTGGCATTTGTCGTATCATTGACTACAAAATTACCAAGTATAGAGCTAGTCGTCTTTCCAATATTTAAAACGACAGTAGTGCCATTGTAAAACAAAAACGTATCTTGCGGTGCATTGACACCCATCCACAAAGAAGCATTCCCAGACCCTGTGCCAACACCAATCGCAAAATCAAAATTGGCTGCATTTCCATCCGAACATGGATACAAAACAATCTTGGAACCCGCTGTTCTCGAAGAAGCTACTGGAAATCCTACATTATTTGGACCAAACATGATGGCATTTGTCAGAGAGCCAGTACCTTTTAATACAAGTCCACCATTTAATAACAAACTACCCGTAGGGATGATGGAAGCAGATGGGATGGCTGTCGTATCGGCGGAATTAAAAATACCGCTAGAAAAAATAGCGCCGTTTACGCCCAATCCCCCGTTGGAAACAACTAATGCTCCGGTAGAAACCGAAGTAGATGCTGTTGCATTTGAAAAAGTAGAGACGCCTGTAAACGTTGGATTATTCACTATTGAAATAGCCCCCCCTGAACTATATACTATATTTCCAGTCCCTGAAAGCGTTGCCGCAGTGCCAGCTGCTGTAAGCTGACCTTGAGCATTGACGGTAAAACTAGGAATAGTTGTACTGCTGCCATAGGAACCAGCAGTGACTGCTGTGTTTGAAATTGAGAATGAATTGGAGGTTAGCGTTAATCCAGTACCAGCTGTATAATTTGTTAATTGTGTTCCATTTGAAAAAATGTTTCCAGCATTTATAGCGCCAAACACACCTAGACCACCTGCAGAAATGACGAGGGCCCCTGTGGAAACAGATGTTGATGCAGTCGCGCTAGAAAAAGTAGAGACGCCTGTAAAGGTTGGATTGTTTACGGTTGCAATAGTACCAGAGGTGTAGCTTATATTTGTGCCAGCACTTAAAGTTGCAGCAGTTCCTGCGGCTGTCAGCTGGCCTTGAGCATTAACTGTAAAGGATGGAATGGTTGTACTGCTGCCATATGCACCAGCAGTGACTGTCGTGTTTGTGATGCTATACGCACCGCTTGTATAAGTGAGTCCTGTTCCAGCTGAAAGCGTTGCTGCAGTGCCAGCTGCTGTAAGCTGACCTTGGGCATTGACTGTGAAAGATGGAATAGTAGTGGATGTGCCATAAGCACCTGCAGTGACTGCAGTATTGGTTAAACTAAAAGCACCAGCTGAAAACGAGAGTCCTGTTCCTGCAGACAATGTGACAGCATTGCTTGCTGCTGTTAATTGACCTCGCGTGTTTACTGTGAAACTTGGTATCGTTGTTGCACTGCCATAGGTCGATGGGACTACTCCAGTACTGGACATTGAAATAAGACCGCCAGAAAAACTGATGCCACCACCCGCAGACAATGTGACAGCATTGCTAGCTGCTGTTATTTGACCTTGGGCATTGACTGTAAAAGAAGGAATAATATTGGCACTGCCATAAGCACCTGCCGTCACTGTTGTACTGGATATACTAAAACTGCCGCTTGTATAAGCGAGTCCTGTACCGGCAGAAAGCGTTGCAGCCGTACCAGCGGCTGTAAGCTGGCCTTGGGCATTGACGGTAAAACTAGGAATGGTTGTAGCACTGCCATAACTTCCTGCCGTTACAGCTGTATTTGTAATAGAAAAGGTATTTGATGATAATGTTAGTCCTGTGCCAGCAGTATAAGTGGTTAATTGTGTGCCATTCGAATATAGATTAGCACACCAGATATCTTTGGCAACACCTAGACCACCAGATAATATCGTAGCTCCTGTCGAGGTACTTGTGGCATTGGTGGTATTACTTATAGTCAACGTTCCTGAAATGGTTGGACTACTAGTTAAATTAATGGTTCCGCTTGAAATAGAAATATTAGTACCAGCTGTATAATTAATTAATTGAGCACCATTGGAATAAATATTTAATGCTCTGATATCTTTGGCCACACCAAGACCACCAGACAAGATGAGACCGCCTGTTGATGTGCTAATGGCATTAGTTGTATCTGACCCAAGTATTGGCTGTGCAAATGTGATTAAACTATTTCCAAAGGTACTATTTAAATTTGAACCAACATATACTCTGAGTTGATTGGGATTATTACTAGTGATTGAATCAGTTTGCATTGTTTTTAGATTTTAAAAAAAAATTGAGAAAATAATTTTCAGATTTCAAAAAATAAATTTTGTTTTCAGATTTCAAAAATTAAAATTTCAAAAAAAAATGTAACAAATAAAATCAAAGCTATTCATGACGTTACGAGTCGGCATTTGTGATGGAAGACCTCGAAAACACAGTCTAGCCATTTATAAACAACTGTTTCCAACTGATACATTGGATATTAAAAATGTAGGGCAGCGAAATGAGCATATCGTTTCCAATGATAATATTGTCTTTTTTATTAAACCAAAAGACATGGCAGTGTTGTTGCATCGTGAAAAGATTGATTGTGCTATAGGATGTGATGACACCATGTATCATTTACCGGAAAAGAATTATGATTTGAAACCTGCTTATAGCATTAGCAGCGCAACAAGAATATGTTTGATAAAAAAACCAGAGACTGTATTGACAGAGGAGTCAAAATTGGTGAGCGAATATTCAGATTGTATTGAATATAAAAGCATTTTCAAGAAATTATATTTGAAATTTAAAAGTGTTGAAAGCTGTGTTGGTAAAGCCGAGAATTATGTCCAAAATGGGTTATATGATGCAGCCATTGTTATTGTAGATACCGGTGAAACCATTGCCAAAATGGGGTTAGACATTGTCCAGGAAATTTCAAAAGTCAATTATGGCGCCTGGTGTAATGTCAACAATGAAAAGAGTATGGTCTTGTATACACAGTTTAAAACACCAAAATATTTGTATATTGATGGGATTGATGGGTCTGGAAAAACAACATTGGTAAAGACATTAAAACAAGATGGAAAATACAAGGAGTTTATTATAAAGGATAGAAGCATTTTGACAGATTTCACATTGATGCATCAATCAGAATGGCCAAAAAAGAATACATTTCTAGGACCAGACGATGTTGTTGTGATTTTGAATGTGGACCCTGTGGTGTGTGTCGATAGAATTAAAAAACGAGGGCTTCCAACAGACAAGTGGGAATCTTTGCATTGGTTGCATTATTTTAAAAGAATTTACATGGCCTTGGCATTTCACTATCAACTTGTTTTAGTCAACAACGATTTTCATTTAAATGCCTTGAAACTACCAGACACTTTGGAACAGACAACGTGCGGTGAGTCTAAAATCATTTATAAATGGAACGACGAGTATGAATTGATAAAATTGATTCCAAGTGTGTATTCGCATAAAAAGCAACGTGCTGCTATTATTGATGATACAGATACGCTTAGATACAACATGTCTCGAAATATGTTGCATTTGATATCCATGGACGACACCATCAATGAATTACCACATAATTGGTTGTATATTGGAGATTTTGATGGGACAACAGGTACATTTATTGTCGCTAAAAAATTAAATATAAAAGAAGATTATCCGGTAGAAGTCGTTGTAAAGACCAAATGGTGTGGGACAGACAAACACCGCTATACTGGATTTGAAAAGTACTTGGTTACTGATTGTTACCCAGAAAAGTATGTTCGATTTGATTGGAGGAATCCAAATTCACATCCTGAAGGGGATGTTTGTATTTCAGAAAGATTACTTGGTTTGATAGGGTATGATACTATTAAAACCGGTGATTCTGCTATAAAAGTATTTGATTGTATGCAATCTATTTTAAAATCAGAAAACATTAGATTGGATGATATTTGTTTTTTCATGACGCAAGACGGGTTTATTTATTCTGAAATTAGTCAAGACAATGCAAGATACAAGTTGATTGATGAAAACAAAGTGATTGATTTGGACAAGGATGTCTTTCGTAGTGGTGGTAGTTCAGATTTGGTGTATCAAAAATATGCAAAGCTGGATGACATTGTAAAGGCCAAAACTATTTCAGAATTGAAAAGAATTAAATTGGATTTATTTGGGTAAATAAAATGATTTTTTTATTTTACACTGTTATATGAGTACAATTGATTATATTATTGCCCAAAATGGAACGGCAGTGACGCTGAGAAATAATTTGAATGCTAGTAATCAATTTATTCAAAATCTGGCAACACCTGTTAATCCATCCGATGCTGTCCCAAAAAGTTATGTGGATAATGCAGTACCTTCTATTGTTTCTCTCTCCAATATATCTACTGCAGCGCCAACTAATATCACCAGCATCACCTTTTTATCTGGAAAAACAATTACTACAGCAGGTCTAGTCTCTTTAAACATGGCACTACAAATTGTTGCCACACAACCAAATACACTGTCTTCATTTACGTTTACATTGCCTTTGAAAACCAATGGTATTGTCAATGTTTATGATGTCTATGGGCAAGTCTCTGGATATTTTGACACCACAAACCAATATACAGTTTGGAATGGCAATGTGTCTGGTGTTGTTGCTACTACCAATGCAAAAGTGTCTTTTAAAAGCCACGACTCTTATTACACTGATAATACACATTATATATTTATCAAAATGGATTACACTGTCTAAACTTTTTTTTGAACATTTGAAATCAAAATTTGGGTCACCCAAATGAAAAATATTTTTTTGAAATCTGAAAATGAAATCTGAAAATGAAAAATAATTTTTTGAAATCTGAAAATGAAAAATAATTTTTTGAAATCTGAAAATGAAAATGAAAAATAATTTTTTGAAATCTGAAAATGAAAATGAAAAATAATTTTTTGAAATCTGAAAATGAAAATGAAAAATAATTTTTTGAAATCTGAAAATGAAAAATAATTTTTTAGGGTCACCCTACAATACAATCGGTGTTATATCAGCATTATACAAGTGTGCATCATCTTGTCCTATAAAATAAAATTGATGTATATATACTTGTTTTTGTTGTCCAAGTCTCAAGACACGACCAATCATTTGATTCTTTGTATTTTCATTGCTAATATTGTGCATCAAAACAACGTGATTGGCTTGAATCAAGTTTAATCCCGTCGCATGTTCATAACCATTGAGATACAACCCTCTATATTCATTTTTTTGAAATTTTTCCATGATTCTCTTTCTATCATAAAATCCTGTAGATGAATAATTTCCAATTAATAATTCATGTAACTCACTATTGTAAATGTCATCATTAAAACTGAAAAAGATAAACTTGTCATCTGGAAATTGATTCAATAAATATTTGATGGCATCCAGACGGGTGACTGGATTTTCAACGTCGACAGGTCGTATATGAATGGTGTTTAAAATATCACGCTTTTTACAATAAGGACAATTTTGTTGATGATTTCTATTACAGTGATAAACACATTCAATACACAAGGTATTTTGACAACATGGTAGCGTAGCCAACTTTTTAATATCAATATCATCTTCATAACAAATAGCACAATGCGCTTCTTTCTTTCTAGCTTCAAGTCTAGTTAATGTTAGATGATGCTTGTTGTACATTTCAGAATTCTTTTTACATTTACCCATGCGATTACTGACTTCTTCAATGTAGTCGTCTAATCCCAATTTTAAATCATCTGAAAAGAATCGATTGTCTTCCAATAGTCTATTTAAAATGTCGCTGTTTTCAACTTGAGAAAGTTTGATTAATTGCGTCATGGTTTTTGGAAGATTCAAGGCATAGCAGTGTTCCACTCTTTGAATGGTATACTCTACAGGTACTTTGACAATACTACATGTCAATGGTTTGGTAGTAGAAAAACCATTGGGTGACAAATTCCCATATTCTGTGTAAAAAATATCGTCTGCGGACAAGACGATATGCTTGACTGCACTGATTTTGATTCTTTTTGTATAAGTCAGTTCATCGCAAATCAATCTGCCTGGAGTTATAGTCACTCGTTGACTCGTACTAAACACCATTAATATAATATCTTGCCCATTTTGTTGTAATTCAATGGCTTTTTTGCTATTTAGTTCCCCTTTGAAATAACAACAACGATTTTGAAATTCTTGGGATTGATTGGCTATTTCATTTTGCCATTGCGTAATTAAACTATTTTGAACAATAATAATACTCATTTTAGGAAAAAAGGTGTAATAATCAAAATTCAATGGCAGCTGTTTTTTATGGATAGACTCTAAATAAACATTTTCAATATGTTTTTGGACGACAAGACGTTGAATGTACTCGTTGATGTAATTTGCGGTAATAGAATAAGCCTGTAAAAAAGTCAATAGAGTCACGGTTTTTCCAGAACCTGTTGCATTGTTTAATACAACAATATCATGGTCTTGTTCATTTTCGGCCATGGCTTCCACGCTTTGAATTTGATAATTGTAGAGTTTCATTTTTACAAATCAGATTTATTTGTTTGAATTTAAATGATTGCTGTTGATTTTTTAAACCAACCCATCAATTCCAAATTTCTCTCTGGGTTAGTCATCATGTCCAACCAACTGTCTTCAAAATCTTCTGTGGCACTCTCAAAACATTCAGCTAATCGTCGGCCACATACATCCAATAGTTCATGCACCTGTAATTTATCTGCAGCTACTGAAATCTTCCATAAAAAGTACATGCTTTTAGAGTTTGCAAAATTCTTGTCAAACTCTGTAAAATGTTTGGAAGGTTCTTTTAAAAAGTAACCACCCATATTGTCTGGATGTTCTTTATCACCATTTTCACCATAGTACAAGACGGTTTCTTGTGTATGATGATGTCGTAGATAGTCTAAAATAGCTTCCACCACTTGAATTTCCGTCACAGTTTCATTCATGAATTCCTCTTCATCCACTTTTCTTTCAAACACTTTGATTTCATCAAAATTGACTTTATAATCTTTGCTATCGCTGTCAAACATGGACATCATATTCTTTACCAAATAACATCGGTCAAAAATTGCTTTTGATTCAGTTGTATTTTTACCACAGTATGTAACAGACACTGACATTTTTAATTGACATGATTTTATTTTTTTACATTGTCTGTCACTCCTTTTTACAGAGGAATTTGAAAAAATACATCACGCAATATTTAGATTTGTCTTTTGTTTTTTGAGAATAAGGGGGTCAATCATTTTTTGAGGTATATTAATGCGTCTAATAAGAAAAGAGTCTTTTAATTTATATTTGGGAATAATTTGTAAACAGTATCAACGTTTATGATTTTTTGCAAATCACTCAAAGCATACGGAAATACAAAAGAACCAGATGTTAATTCTGTATTAATATATCCACTAGGGTACCCTTTTATTGTATGATTGTAAAACTTGTTTTTTATTTTGGTATAGTGTTGTTCCAATGTTGGCATATTATACTTGTTTTTAAATGTTTAGAGCGCAAACCTAAATAAATAAAAAAGTATCTTGTACATGAGCATTTCAAAACCAACAAAAAAGGTTGATTACCTGGATGAAGATGAAGTTCTTTCTTCACAAGCTTATTTCTTGTTTAGTTATTTTACAACTGGTGACCCAGAAATGCCAGTTGTCATGAAAGTAAGAGGATTTAGAAAAAGTATCATGGAAGCAGAAAAGTTTGCAAAGAAATTGACTGAAAAGGACCCCTATCACAATGTCTATGTGTGTGATACCGGAAAATGGGGTGGACTTTTTACAAAGGCCAAATTCGAAGAGCTTCAAAAGGAAAATCCAGATATTCAAGAAATTTATACAGATGAAAAGTTGCAAAACATTATGAAAACATTTAAAGAAAATTCAGATGAAGCCAGAGAACAAGCTGAAAAGAGAAAGAAACTAATGTCTCAAACATCTGATGGCAGAAAAACAGAAATCAATGAGCTAAAGCGTGTCAACAAGGATTTGGAACAAAACAATATCTCTTTGAAAAAGAAGTTGGCAAAGTTGGAGGATGAACAAGATGTTGACTTGAAAAAGGTGGTCAAGGCTAAATTGGAAGAAGAAATGTCAAACAATCGTTTTCATATTCAAAACAACAATACAAAGATTGAAGAATTTCAAAAACAATTGTCTTTTTCAAAATACGTTGAATAAATAAAAATGTTTATTACAATTCTAGTTTTTCTTTGTAAACTTTACAAGTTTTCTTTTTAAACCAGTTGTCAAGTGATTTGTTTTTATCAGATAATGCGTGTCTGTTTTAAATATATAGATTGGATTGCCAGAAGGAAACTCGAAAAAGACATAGGGTACTTTGAATTTTGTGCCTTTTGACAGCTCGTATTGCCAGTCTACATTGTTTTCAATAAATTTTCTAAGTGATTCAATACTCTTTACTTTACTAGAATGTTTTAAAAGAATCATACCTTTTGATTTACAAAAAAGTTTATTACATTAAAAGGCTCAGCAAAAGTTTATTACATTAAAAGGCTCAGAAAAAGTTTATTACATTAAAGCATTCTTCAATTCAAAAGGCTCTGAAAAAAACAGGTAAAAGTTGAACTGTCTACATTTTTTTAATTTTGGGTCTGTATTCTCTGGAACGTCTTTTAATCTTTTGTGTTGGTCTGACAAGTTTGAAAAACTTTTAATAATGTCGTCAAATGTAAAACTGGTATCAGATTCATATAAAATTTGTAAAAACACATCCTTGTTCATATGAGGTTTTTGTGGTGTTGACGATGTTTTGAAAAACACCTTGTATTTCTTGTAATAATAGTCGACAACCTCTTCATACAATTTCTGTCGATGGTCTTCTGATTCCAAATACAAATCAGACACATTGACATTTTTGTTGATTCTGATGAATTCTTTTTTAGGGTCTACAAGGTTTGTACACACGCTAATGTAAAAGACAATATTTTTGACAGTATTGCTCAAAATTTTCAAGGCACTGATACGGTGTTGACCATCTGTAATAAAGTATTTTCCATTTCGTTCATATGCTTCAATCCAGGGACTAGGTAAAATTTTGGCACCCGATGGAAAACTCTCTACAATTTCCAAAACTCTTTTCTCATCTACTTTACGATTTATTTCCGAATATAAAATCTTTGGTAAATCTGAAAAGTCACACTTGTAAATTTTACGATAATTGTCTCGGTAAAGGTATTTCATATCAAATGATGTGTTTATTTGTTTAAAGTTACTTTAAGAAACAAATTAATTTACAAATAAAAATGATTATAAAAGAAATATCCTTTGACCATTGGGAAGCTGTACATGGTATATCTTTGTCTAAAAAATCAGATTATTTATTATCTCTAGAGTCTATTGTTTATCCAAAATTTGTAATAGAATGTATACAATTATTCACACTAGGTTATGAATGCAAGCTAATTACAACCCTGTTTAAAAATTTAATGATTGAATCAACAGAAAATATAACAGTATACCACGGCAAGGACAATTTCTACAGTTTATGTACCAGCTTGGATAAAAGAGTAGGCATGAGATTTGCTACAAGCTATCAGAAATTGTATGAAATCATTATTGAAAAGGGTGACAAATTTTTACCATTATACAAGTATTCTTCATGTCCTATTGAGCAAGAGATTTATTTGGGTGACAAACACAAAAAAAACGTTTCTCAAAACTTTTAAAATGTAAATTAACCTTTATTTCTAAGTCTTTGATTTTCTTTTTCGAGGTGCCCTCTTTTTTTCTGTTTGCTGCATGTAATCATCAAACATTTCTTGTGTGTCTGACGACAATCCAGTAAATTCTTTGATATCTTCTCTGGCTTCATCATAAATGATGCCATCGGTGGAAGCCATTGGTTGATGACTTTGTTGTTGACTTTGGTTTTGGCTTTGCTGCTGGTTCTGCTGTGCCAAAGGTCTTTTAAAGACACCTGTACAATGAATTGTAGCAGAACTGATTAATAAAAACAACAATTGTATTTCTGGTCCAAACAGTGAGACGGATGGTGAATATTTTTGATACAGTTCACTCAACACTTCATCATAATCATTGGCATCGACTGAAAACTTGACTTCTTGATGCCATCCAACCAATGGTGTTTTTCCCTCGCTTGTCCAGCTTGCAATGTTTTCTATACCGCTTGTACAAAATAATAGAATATTTCTTGCCTGAGATATGCCAGCTTCTCTTTGAATCCTGCGTTGGACTCTGGCTACTTCATTTTCAATGTCTTCCAAACTATTATTCATATCCAAATCTACTTTTGGATGATATCGACGTGCATCGATATATTGTTGCAGTCTGTCAAGACCATCAATCTTTCTGGTCCTAATTTCTTGTGGTGACAGCGAAGCCGAAACCTCAGAATCGGCTTCGCTGTCTGCATTACTTTCTGCATCCCCTTCTGGTTCAAAGTTTGTATTAGCCTCGTAATCAATTTCAGAATTTTCGTCTATTTCAGTGTCTGAATTTTTGGCAAACACATCAAAATTGTCGTCAGACTCTTGATTAGGTAGTTTAAGAGGCTCCTGGCGTTCAATAGATACACTCATTAATCAAGCCATTTTTTTTATTTTTTTAGTTTTCATCGACAAATTAAAAAATAAAAATAATTTTTGGAATATATGAGTATACAAAATCGTTTATACAATTTATTAAAAGAGGTAAATAATCATATTTGTCCGATATGTCAAGAATACATTTCTTCATTTGAAGACTGTTTAATACTTACCTGTGGACACTTGTATTGCAAAAATTGTTTTCTAGATTTTGAAAAATTGTATTCGCATTGTAGCTTGTGTAGGGAGACTATCAACCACAAAAGATTATACAACTGCATTGAAGCAGGTGTTCAAAACTTTCCACCTTTGGATTTGTTTGAAATTATTTATTTACACTTGTATGTTCATGTCATTATTGGGAATTTGATTGAGAAATCTGTTTGTACTATGAGCTGGTCTGATATACTTGAAAAATGTCAATTGGCTTCTACTGGTAGTCATTTTACAAAGTCTCAAATGGAATCTTTTTTAAAAATGTATTCAAATAATTTATTTCAAAAAGAAATTTCTAGGCATCAGACTGAATTGTTGAATACCCTATAAAATTCTTTGTTTTATTTCAAACCCTATCAAACGAATATGGTTGCATTTCATTTCGAAATAATGTGAATTTGAAATACAGTTACGAAAACATGTATCGTCACATTGACATTTCAACATTAAAACTTTATGTATATAAAATTTGTATCTATTTAGATTTTCGATAAAGCATTTGGTGCGGTAAATTATGGGGTATCTAACATCATTGTTTAATTTGACTAAAGCGTGACAAGTAAAAGGATAATGTACACGTAAAAATAGCTGATACATTTACAAATACAAAGTTTATTATTTCTTATTGTCTCTTCCAGTAAGCCATATAGATAAATCGATAATGCAAATTAATCAATGTCAAAATCTATTAAATCTATGTAATACTTGTATCTTTTCCAGTAAGCAACATATAATTTGATACATCTTACATTTGAAAATCCATAAATAAGAGGATAATGCAAACGTGTAAACAAAGAATACATTGTTGAAAAAGATTTTAAATCATGACATGGGATAACCAGTTTTTTCCCACTATTTTAGTCTTTTCAAATGTAGACACCCATTTTGAAGGTTCATTTCTGATAGAAGAATAGATTTCATCATAGGTTGGCACCAATTCAGAATGCTCTGAAATATCTCTAGGAATATGTCTCTTTTGAATATCAATAGTGCTTTGACTTGATTTAATAGTATATAATATTAGCATCAACAAATTAAAGAATACCAACACTCGCAACACTGGAGACGCCATTAATAAAAAGTATTTTAAAAAATAAATAGATAGACAGTCTGTCATGTACTTTGGATACTACTACAGTAAGCTAGAATTGGAACAACTATTCAAATCAGTTTATAAATTTGAGGGACAGTATAGAAATAGTATTGTGTATAAACATCCTGAATATAATCTAAGTATAAAAGAAATCAAATGCGAAGAAGAATTTCCAAACAATATTCAAGATACCAAAAATAGTCTTGGATGGACTGAATTATATTTTGTCAATTTATTATCAGAATATCCAAACTTTGTAAACTACAAGGGGTATCATTTCAACGGAAAGCAACTCTACATCATCACAGAATGGGTGCCAAATTCGACGACCCTTTGTGATTACCTTGAACAACCTAGAGATTTTTTAGAGTGCTTTCAAGTATTGCTTCAAGTCTTTATTTGTCTTGAAATTTTGTATAAAAAGTTTGGTATTGTTCACAATGATTGTATTCCATCAAATATTATACTAGAGAAAACGGAATACAAACCAGACAAGTATTTTATATTCTGTTTTGAAAACAAAATGTATTATATAAAAGACATGGGCTACAAAGTCTATTTGTGGGATTATTCCTTTTGTAAAAATGACAAAGTCTCATTTTTCAATCTAGGCAGCATCTTGAAAACCGTGTCATCTGGTAAAGAAATTCCTGAAAAATTTATAGACATGACACGGTTATCAACATGTTTATTGTATGAAAAGTATCAAAATAATATGTTTTATTGTATTGTAAAGAATTGGCTCTATCGTTATTTCTATACCAATACTTTGGCTGGCATGTGTGTAAAGCCATCAAGTGCCAATGATTTCCATTATATAAAGTACTAACTACGAACTAAATTAAATTTATTGGCCTTTATAACTTTTTCTACAATGCATTGTATAGTCCAAAGGTATCGCATTATTATTGTCATCAAAGAATTCGATAGTGTATTCAGGTCCTTCAATCATCTTTCTTATAGCATAATACTTGTCAGCGCCTCGAGCAAAAAATTCATGGTCATTAATTTTAATCTTTAAAAACACTCCATTGTAATCTTTCCAGCCAATAGTGTCTACAAACAATTTCAACAATGAAATCTGGTTGTTGGTGAGCAAGAATTCCTTGTCACATTTTTGTTCAAAAGAATAGTATTCCATAAACGTGTCAATCGTTTTATCAGCATCTTTGAATTTGTTGTAAAACTTTTGAATGACTTTTAAATGATTGGTAAGAAACTCTTTGTCATTGACACGTTGTTCAATTTCTCTAATAATGCTTTTAAAGGTTTCTAGTTCAGACATATTTAAACAAATTTTGATTTCTTTGATACTGTTTTTGTCATGGACCTTTTTCTTTTTCCCAAAGAAACAGCTTCAGTTAGAATTTCAAAACTAGATGCATTTGGCGTTTCATCAAATATAAAAATATCGTCTAGATTATTTTTAAAATGAATCATTTTGGATACAAACGATGGAATACAGCAACTGATTTTTTCAGCATCTTGTATAATAAGATGACCTGTAAATGGGATTTTATATTTGGTTAGATTTGAATATAAATTGTCTGGGTCATTTAAAAAGCCTTGCATCAGTTTAATTTGAGGCAGTGTATAGTCATGACCAGCAATAATCTCAATCATTACAAGAGTCCTCGAAAAAAAATTGTAAAAAAAATTAATACACTAGGTTAAATGGATTCTCAATATTTATATGGCATCTTTTTTATAGTGATTATAATCTTGATTAGTTATTTATATCTTCAACATTTGAATCTAGCTGAAACCGTCAATAGACTATATGTACAAAGTTGTACGAAAAATAATGTCTCTACTTGTCAAGACTGTCTACAATCACAATGTGAATGCGATGAAGACTATGACGAAGTCGACGAAGACAGCGAAGCCGAAGCCGATGGTGAAGAAGAAAGCGACGGCGAAGAAGAATTGCAAAGTTCTGAAATGGAATTAAAAGTTGAAGACATTTTAGATGAATAAATTTTTATTTAAATAATTTTAGGTATGATAGACGTTGTAGTAATAATCCTTGTTTTTTTAATGTTGCTATTTCAAGACAATTTACTCGTGTTGATAGTCTTGATTACAATTGGTTTATTAATTATATTTAAACCTGGGGAAACCAGTTATATAGCTCGTGTCAAGAGTATTATGAGAAACACTGATGATATTTCTAGACCTAGTTTATATATCAATCCATTTTATTATCCTATTTCCAAATCAGATATTATCAAACCATTTTACTCTGAAGAAAACCTTAGGAAAACAATGACAAGATTAAATATTGATATATCAACGCCAATCACAGACCATACTGCGCCCATTATTGCGTCTCATCTTGCCAATTTTGGATACACGTTTTAATTTTATTATTGACCAAATGTATTTTCAGCCACAAATAATAATTTTAAAAATAAATCTGTATCCTTGTATTTTTGATACGCAATTTCTAATAACTGTCCACTGGGAAGACATTTTTTAGTCGTGTAATTCATGACAAACAAGGCTTTAGATGGGTCCAAATCAATCTTTTTACGAATAGCACCTGTCAAGCCACCTACAGTCATGTTGCTAGAAACAAGATACTTTATTTGGTCGAGGGGTTTCAAGTTTGATTTTGAAATGTCTATTTCGCATAAAACAGGGATTTTATCAGGATGTTTTTCCAGTGTTGATTCGACCTGTTGTTGTCTTGTTTTCAAGGGAAGTTTGTTGAATTGAAAGATGCTCTGGTTCATACCTTGGGATTTTTAAATTTATTTTTTTAAAGGCTACGGTATGAATAAAAGTAAAATGGCATTCATTGTTGTGGCTGTCTCTGTCGTTTTAATTGTAATTATCGTTGTAATTTCAAAAAAAGAGTCTTTTGGAAATAATACCTTGGGTTTATTATTTACAAGACAATTTCAAATTCAGCCAGTTACTGGTAAAACAGCATCTCCAATATTTAATACGTTGCTCAATTATAATCCTGGTAATGAACAATTATTTATCGGAGACCAATGTTTAACCACATCAAATTCACCTGGAGGTGCTTTCATGTCCAAATGTTTGAATTATGCACCACAACAACAATTTGTTTATGATGAAACAAATCAAGTCATTGCCAATCCATATTATGGTCTGTGTTTACAAAATGATAATACCTTTGTCAATTGTCCTTCTCAGTTATTTAGTGTGGCTGCCAATACAGACCCCAATGCTGTTTCAACCATTTCAGATGCGCTAAAGTTTAATTTGATTTAAAAAATTTTTACTTAAATATTGTTTTCGGTTTCAAATAAGCAATATCTTTCTATTTGGTATACTTCTTCAGGTGTATTACTTGTATTTCGAATACTCGTAGGTTTTTTAGGACGCCTTTTCCATTTTATACAGGGTTCTCTAATTGTTTTGAGTTCTAAATTACAAATAGCTATAAATCTTGGTGTGGGTTTCTTGTTGTTTAGAATAATCTTTTCAAGTTTTAGACACTGATTGGCTTTCTTGTCAAATGTTTGAGATAATCCAGACAGATTAAAAATCATATTGTTTATAAATCCAACAACACTTGAAGCAATAATAATATGAGCCGTTTGGAAATATTCTAATAGTATAATAATAGGACAAACGATAATGGTGAAAATATTTAATAGTATAGAAATGGTATGATAGACTACTTGACAAGTTTTGTATCTGGAATACAATTTTGCTACAACAGACTTGATATGCTGTAAATCGTCCATATTAAATCATAGTTTATTTCTTTTACTGTAAAATATTTTTTTAGTTGGTTACAGTAATGAAAAAACTATATGCAATCATATTTTATCACGACTTAGTATCTGTTTTGGGTGTGTTTAATGATTTGAAAAAGGCTAGAGCAGAGTGTATGGATTTTGGAAAGAAATACATTGCGTCTGCAAATTCATCAAAGTTTTACAAGACTCCTTTTGGATATTCAAGTACAGATTATACATTTTACCTCGACAAAAAACATAATACCATTTTAGAAATTGTAGAAGTGGCACCAATGAACAAAATTAATTGGCATTGGTACTTTAGTAAATTTAACAAGTAAAAGTAATAAATATAACAAGTAATAAATAATAAGTAATAAGTAACAAGTAACAAGTAATAAATAACAAGTAATAAGTAATAAATAACAAGTAATAAGTAATAAATAACAATTTTATTCAAATCGTCGGAACTGGTACAAGTCCAAACGTGTAATCCATGTTTTGCGTAGAGTAGCCACTAAACTGGTCATTCAAATCAAAACCAGCAACGCCAGTATTATCCTGTTGCATTATCTGATTATTGACTGTGCTTTCCGTCCAACCTGGTTGTGCGATTGGTGTGGTTGTTGCAGGATAAGCATCTGTTAGTAATGGTCCGGTAATATTAGCCATGCCTTCAGGTGCAAAAATCATACCCAGTCCCCATGACAATAAAACGACACCAATGACATAGGCACCAACCTGCGGCAATCCTTTGGAGGTTGCACCAGTTCTTAGCGCTAGATACCCAATGAAAATAAATGCAATAGACACGGCGGTGCTTAAAATCTTTCCATCTTGAGACATTATTTAATAGTATTAAAAAAAATATTTATTTTTGCATTTCAAAATTAATTCTGTTTTGAAATGCATTACTAGACAGTTTACCGTACAAAAAAGGTACAAAATTTTGTCGAATAACAAGTTGATATGTTAACAAATACTGCATGTAATCTATGTAATCTAATGAAACGTATTAAAAATAATTCTTTATTTTCGTCCTTTAGTCTTTGATTTTTTAGGCGGCTTTAATTTTTTTAAATAGGGGTTTCTTTTAAATAGGCAGGTTCAAAATCCGTTGGAATCACCCGAGGATAGTAATTTAAAGGAGACCAGTAAGATAAAGGGGTATACAATGGTTTAAATTTTAGTTGATTGAAATATTTTCTATTTTTGAATTTGGAATATCGTGTTTTCCAATGCAATCTATGAAAGGTTAGATACATTTCATAATACAATATTTTATTTATCAATTTGAATAACTTAAGCCTCCAAAATATCTGGGCATAATTCTATAAACATTGTTATTCATTCCAGTCCCAAATGTGTTTATATAACTACTGTTATTAAAATGGTTTAAAAATTTGATTAAATCACACTTTTTTCGTTGTAATATTTTATTTTTAAATTTGTAATATCGTGTTTTCCAATGCAAACGATGAAAAGTTAGATACATTTTATAATAATATTTTATTTATCAATTTGATAGAGTTAAATCTGTTTTGAATAGAGAAACGTGTCAGACATTTAATAACTATTTTCATTGTTGTTTTTACAATGAATACACTTGACCTCTCAATGCTAGTCTTTGATGTATACTTGGTTTATGCACTTATTGAAACATATTTGTTTGAAAGGAAACAGCACTGCCGATGTGGTCTAGGAGTATATTTACTTGTCCTCGTGTTTTTATTTTTTAATATTCCATTTGCAATTACAAAATTGACAGGCATCTCATATATTTTAACACTTTTTGGCACCTTTATATTTCTTAAACTCGGACAAAATTCTTAAACTCAGACAAAACAAATCAACAAGTTAATTTTAATGTCAATTTAATTTGTTTTTAATCCCCGATTTTTTTTAAAAGACTACCATTAAATGGACAATATAGATTATATCAAAATGCAAGAGTATACCAATCAACTAGTGAGTATATTTGAGAAACCGCTCTATAATGAAATTATCGACTTGTGGGAACAATGTAAAAACGCCGGATACAAACAACAAAAGAGTGCCTATGAGGCGTTTCAAGATAAATTGGAGGAAATACTAGTTTGGAATCGTGTTCAAATTCATGACGCATTTAAAAAAGTGACTCTTAAACATTCTACTGAATACATTGATAAGCTGGTGGAAATAGTCTTTCGATATAATGTCAAATTTCTAGTGAATCAAGAATATTGTACAAAAATTCCAGACAATGAAACGTTTTTTCACCAGTGTCTATTAAAATCTGCTGAACAAATTAGTTTGATACCATATATTGCGGATAATAGAATTGGAGACAATATAGAAAAATATAAAAATATTTCAAAATTGCAAGACATTATTAGACAGGGTATTCGATATACGATAAAGAGTAATATTATGCAAGAAAATTTATTTGATGTCGAAGCTAGCTGCTATCCGAAAAAGGAAGTCGAAGAAACTGAAGACACTGAGGAAATTGAAGACGAGGAAAAAGAAATTGAAGACACTGAAGAAACCGAGGAAACTAAAGAGGCTGAAGAAACAACTGAAGAAACAACTGATGACAAAATCAAAGAGGAAATTGATGATAAACCTGAAAACAAAGCTCCAATAGTGCCATTCAATGAAGACGCTGAAGGTTTACAAGAAACCAAAATAGAAGAGACGGCTGAAGGCGATTATGAACCGCAAGCTGAAGCACCCTTTGAAGATTTTAAAACCTTTGATTCCTCGAAAGAAGTTCATTTAAAAGGATTATTTGAACCCAAGGTATCAGAGTCGGCTGATAAACTGACTGTCAAATTAAACTAAAAAAGTATTCAGGACATTATTTTTGTGTTTGGTAAAAGGGTTTTCAACATTTGATTGGAAAGTTTCAAGACATGGACCCATTTATTCAATCTAAAAAAGTAAAATACCAGATAGTAAATGCAATTTATAATGTTTTATCAATATTTTCATCGGTATCTAGGTTCTGTCTTGTTTGAGTCACAGTATACAAACAAGACAAGACACCAACTAGAAACAGCAAGTGTCTTTCCAGATACTGTAAAGTATACAAAAGAATATGGCTATACTAGAACATGGCATTATTTGGATATTCCTATCGAGTTTTGTCTAGAGAATCAAACCATTGTTGACAATTACTTGTTTACCAAACTTGACACTGGTTTATTAAAAGGATTATTCAATGGTGTCAACAATTCTCATGGGTTTGATTTTATTCTTCATTTCTTGCAAGACATGGTTCAACCTTTTCATACTATAGACTATTTCAAGGGAGGTAATGATATTTATGGACTAGTCAATAGCAAGAATACAAGTTTACATGCCTTGTGGGATAGTATTTTACCAGAATTATACAAACCAAGAAAACATGATTACAACTTTACAAAAACCAAAACAAAACAAGAAATCGTCTTTGAGCAACTGTATAAAAGTTTTAAGCGTGCTTGTCATTTTAAAGTACCAAATCAGTTTGTTATAGAATCCTCTATTCAGTATTTTAATGACAACAATCTTCAAAGTATATTTAATGAGATTGTTGAAGCGTTTATAGAATTATCATTTTACTTTTTTACTGATTGAAATAATAAATCCTCATCACTTTTGATTAATAAATTGTTGAAAATAACTACTATTAGGAGGAGTTATAGCCGTTTTGGCATCCCATACAATAAATCCTGCTGAATCTACAATTTGTAAAGAACCTTGGTCTGTAATCTGTAATTTCGAGGGATTCGTCATGGTTGGCAAAGTACCAATATTTGCAGTTTGTGTACTCCATACAGCTTCACCATTGGCATTATAACTAGCTAGATTATTATTTGTTTCCAAAACTAGCTTGATGCCAGGCGTACCGACTTTAAAGGCCAAATAAATGTTTTGATTTGATTTAAACTCTGAGCTATTATAAATATTGATACCATGGTCATAAACAAGGAAGTACTTTCCTAATGGAATATATTCATTTGAATTCAACATTGACCCAGTTGTAAAATTTATCAATGGTGATAAACTTGGTTTAATCTGATTTGGTGTAGATTTTGTTTGGTTTGAGGTTGGATTAGAAATAACTGCATTTTTTGATGCAACAACAAGCCAGATTAAATACCCCAACACTATCAACAAAACGATTCCAAACAAGACTTTAAATACAAAAACCCAATTCATATACCTTTTTCTATATAAATAAAAATTAATTTTCAGAAATCATTTTCAGAAATCAAAATAAAATAAATTAAAACAAAAATGGTTTTCATGAAAATAGTTTTGAAATATTTTTTTTTATTTTCAGCAGCAATCAGCGCATTCATCATATTTATACCGTCGATAGTCTTGAAAACATTGTCTACAGTAGACAGTCTGTGTCAACCAATGATAATTTAGAGGTTCCAATACAGTCGTCAACCATCTTTCTATTTCAGACTCTGCATCTTCTGGGTACTGTTGAAATCCTTTACAGCTACAAATTTCTGCATCTTTAAATTCTAGTTCTGCATGACAAATGCCACAATACTTCATTAATTTTCATTTCAATTTTAATTATTTACAGCGTAGCGCTAACAGCTGCGTATCTACAACTGTATATACAGAAGTAAACAATTAAAATTCAAACAGCTCAATGAATATTTACAACCATCGAAAAGACCCCAAGGATGAACGAGATTTTAAATTATCTGATTTTTTAAAAACTGCTACAGTACCAACTCGTGCTGTAGACCTCAGACTTTCCAAACAAACACCACCCATTTTAAACCAAGGGAACCTAGGAAGCTGTGCTGGCAATGAATTGAGCAATGCTTTGAGATTTTGTTTGGAAAATGAGCATCAAAAAGTATTTCAACCTAGTAGATTATACATTTACTACTTTGGTCGTGTTTTGGATGGTAGTGACCCAACGCAAGACACAGGCATCACTATTCGAAGTGGGTTAAAAGCTATTGCACAGTATGGGGCACCAACAGAATTGGATTTGCCCTATGACATTACCAAATTTGCCCAAAAACCCAGTGCTGCTATTCAACAGGATGCTAAAAAATATGTATCACATTTCAAATATTTATCCGTCAATCAATCTGAAAGTGCTATAAAGACTTGTATTTCAGCAGGGTATCCAATCATTTTAGGCATTCAAGTCTATTCTTCCTTTGAAAGTCCATCAAGTATTAAAACTGGTGTGATTCCAATGCCAAAGACGAGCACAGAAGCATTATTGGGTGGACACTGTGTTGGCATTTATGGATACAATGATGCCACCAGACAGTTTTTGATGATGAATAGTTGGGGGTCTGATGTTGGACAAAAAGGATGGTTTTATATTCCCTATGATTATATTTTAAACACAAAGCTAACGTCGGATTTATGGACCATACAATTTTACTAACTTTTAATAATAAATATGTCACTTTAAAAGTCTTTAAATTCTCTTATAAAATCTTCCGACAATGACTGATGTCGTGAAATATCTCTCCAATCTAAACTGTCTTTAAATTCTCTTATAAAATCTTTAGACAATGACTGATGTCGTGAAATATCTCTCCAATCTACACTGTCTTTAAATTCCCTAATAAAATCTTCCGACAATGTTTGACTATATGAAATCCAATACCAATCTACAAAGTCTTTAAATTCTCTTATAAAATCTTCTGATAATGTCTGATGATATGAAATATTTCTCCAATTTACACAGTTTTTAAATTCTCTTATAAAATCTGTAGATAATGACTGATGTTGTGAAATATAGACCCAGTTGACACTGTCTTTAAATTCCCTAATAAAATTTTCTGACAATGTTTGATAATATGAAATTTTTCCCCAATGTACAAAGTCTTTAAATTCTCTTATAAAATTTTCTGACAATGTTTGATAATATGAAATCCAATACCAATCTACAAAGTCTTTAAATTCTCTTATAAAATCTTCTGATAATCTCTGATGTCGTGAAATCCAATGACAATCAATAATGTCTTTAAATTCCCTTATAAAATCTTCTGATAATGTCTGATGATATGAAATTTCTTCCCAATCTACAAAGTCTTTAAATTCCCTTATAAAATCTTCTGATAATGTCTGATGATATGAAATATTTCTCCAATTTACACAGTTTTTAAATTCTCTTATAAAATCTGTAGATAATGACTGATGTTGTGAAATCCAATACCAATTTACACAGTCTTTAAATTCTCTTATAAAATCTTCTGATAGTCCTTGAAGTTTTGAAATCGCGTTCCAATCAATTTCATTATCTAAGTAATAGTATTTATATCTCTTTAAATATTTTGTAAAACGTTTCATGTCGCTTAAAAAGTGTAATCTTAAAAATAGCTGATACATTGGATAATTCTATCTTAGTTTATATTTTTAAATTCTAAATTTTCTTGTAAAAGTTTGGGTGATATTTCAATTTTTTTTATTGAATACAGAGTAATGAGTTTGACTTCGGTTTTAATAGCTTTATTTTTCATAGCTTTGATTTTCACAATGTTGGTGTGTATCTATTTTGGATATTCTGGCAGTACCACCGGACATTATACGTCTCAACAAGTTTGGTTTCAATATAGTGCCAAAGGAATAGCATTATTTTTAGCAATAATAGTGATAATCTTTATATTGTTAGCGGTACTATACCGTTAAAATATTCTTTATATTGTTACAGTTGAATACTCTTTTTATTGTTAGCGGTATAGTACCGTTAAAATACTTTAGGATTGCTTTTAAAATACTTTTTAATTTTGCAACACTAGAATACATGTTGGATTGGAACTATCTCTGGCTGTAAAAGACACATGAACCGACGTTGGACTGATTTGATAACAAACGACATCATGGAGACATAATTTGGTTTCTTGAACGTAGCCGTTGATGTTGAAAAAAGAATTAATAAGAGGACTAGAAAAGATGATATCAAAAGAAATTGTCTGTAAAAACTGGCTTGGGACCACTTGGAGCGTTGTGATTGTACTTCCTAGATTATTTTGTCTAGCCTGAAGCGTGTTGACAGAAGCAACATTTGTTTGATTACCAAACGTTGGCACTATAGGATAATACAATGGGGCATACAGTGTACTTGCAGTATTATTATTGTCCAACAAACAGACTTTTGGCATATACTCTTTACTCTGTACTTTTTAATTTTTAAATAAAAATTAAAAATAAATTAATTTGATTGGTTTATGTGGTGTATTAAGCATTAGATTGTCACTTTGATTGGTTTATGTGGTAAATTAGGCATTAGATTGTCACTAATGTTGAAAAGTATTTAAAAATAAATTAATTTTAGGCAGCGGAAAGAATTGGATTATTAAAAAGTATTTAAAAAATAAATATCGAGTGATTTGAATGTTTTTACCGTCAGAGATTCAATGGGAAATCTTGAAAAAGACACTGTATCCAGGCGAAACCTTTGATGCCAAACAATTCTTTAAACTGTATCGTCTATTTCCAAAAACCCTGGCATACTATGGTGTTTTTGATTTGAAATATGAATTTAAAAATGACGCCAACTTTCACAAAGAGATTAAAACTTATTTGTCAGAGTATACAACCAATCATATTTTAGATACAACCTGTTATTTCTTTCAGGATTTTTACATGGTTTTGAATTGGGGTGAATGTATTCATCATTTCATGCTGCATGAAAAGGATTTACATGATTACAAACCTTTGATACATTGGAAAAGGCTATTGATGATTCAAACCTTGCCAGATGGATTTATATTGGAAAACATTGAAGCTATTAAACCCGAATGGACCACTTTTCAAATTTATCAAGATTTGAATCTCATTTTGCTAATTATTCTCAAGGACTATCTAGATTGGGATTTAATATCCAGATACCAAGACCTCACTTTTGAAAAATTAAACATGTTTCAAGATAAATTAAACTGGTATGAAGTCTCTAATAGAGAAACGCTGTGTGCTCAAAGTCTAGTCAGTTTTAGAAATGTATTATATTGGACAGACTTGTGTCAAAATCAAAATGTATTGGATATCCTCGACGACAGTCAGATTGATGCTTGTTCTGATTACATTGAATGGCTCAGTTTAATCATGTTTCATGGTGAATCAATTCAGACAAGACACATTGTAAAATATTTTAAACAGTTTGAGTTTAGAACCATTCTTCAGTATGCTATTCTAGAGTCTAGTTTATTGGAAACCTTGTTGCCGCCAGACATGACTGAATTGGATTGGAATTTGATTTCAAATTTTCAAAATCTAAGTGAATGGTTTATTGAAAAGTATATTGATTTTTTGAATATTAGTATTATATGTGAAGTACAGGATTTGAGCATGACATTTATTGACAAGTATTATTATTTATTAGATTGGCCTTTATTGTGTCAGAATCAACATATATACAATTGGTCTACGCAGTTTATAGATAAACACAGACACCAAATCTATTGGAGTCACTTTTTTGATAATCCATCCCTCAAAGTCTCTAAAGAATTTCTAGTGTTTAAAAACTTGTATTGTCCTATTACGTTTGATTAAAATTTGTTTTATTAAAATAGTAAAATGTAATAAATAAAGTTGTATTTTATTATGAGCATTACCATCACACATTTGAGCCAAATACCTAAAGATAAAACTTGGAGAGACATTTCAATTCATTTTAAATTGTCTGAAGACTTTATGAGACAATATCGTGACTCTCTTGATTGGACGTGGATTTCTACGGAACAAAAGCTGTCTGAAAATTTTATTAGAGAATTTAAGAGTTTTGTTGACTGGAAATACATTTCCAAATGTCAGAAATTATCTGAAGCGTTTATAGAGGAACATTCTTACTTGGTAAACTGGGAATACATTTCAAAAAATCAAAAACTGTCTGAAGATTTTATAGAGAAACACTCTCATTTGGTTGACTGGAATCGAATTTCAGAATATCAGAAATTATCTGAAGATTTTATTATACAACATAAAGGACTTTTAAGTTGGCATTTTATTTCAAAATATCCGAAATTATCTGAAGCGTTTATAAGAGAATACAAAGACTACGTTGATTGGTATTATATTGCGAAAAATCAAAAATTGTCTGAAGATTTTATAAAAGAACACAAAGACTTTGTAGATTGGTATTGGATTTCAGAATACCAGAAATTATCTGAAGCGTTTATAAAAGAATACAAAGCCTACGTTGATTGGCGTTGCTTAAACTATTCAAATTTCAATGTTGAATTTATCAGAGAGCACCGAGACCATGTTGTTTTTGGCATTGTTTCCTGTCAGAAAAACTTGTCTGAAGATTTTATAGACGAGTTTTCGGATAAACTAGACTGGGCTACTGTATTATGGAAAAGTCCAAATTTATCTGTAGACTTGTTGGAAAAACATCACGATAAGATTGACTGGTTTAAACTATCTAAACACCAGCGCTGTTTAGCTGAAGAATATTTGTATAAAAACAAAGATTTATTGAATTGGAGATTAATTTTAAAGCGATATAAATTATCGGAACCACTTGTACAACGTTTGGAAGGCTGCAAGAAATGGAAAACGATTCAAAAGTATTTGTTCTGAGCTTTTAAACATATTTAAATGAATAAAAATGTATCAACATACATGTATTATGTTTATGGTAAGCACGGCTGTGCTTATTGCATCAGTGCTTTAAATTTGTTGAATAGTCAAAGACTAAAATACGAGTATCTGGAAATAGATAGCAATCCAACCTTTGTAGACTTTTTGAAACGAACGTTTCATTGTAAAACCTACCCAATGATTTTTTACGATGGAAATTATATTGGGGGATTTCAACAATTACAAAATTCTTTACAATTTTAATGATGAACATCTACAGTTTCTTTATTCATTTTGTTTGTTGCAATAAAATCATTGACTGTATTAAGAAAAAAGTTTACAATGAACAAAATAAATTTACTTTAAATCTTTCATTTTGAAGCACCAGATTGCCAAGTAACCAAGCTTGATGATGGCAGCTGCACCTACTGTTCCTTCAATTATTTGAGCTGTTTTTTGACTTGTGTTGGTCAAAATAAAATCTTTTCCTGTAATGGCAACATACAACCAATTAAAACCTCCTGCAATGAGCAAAACGTTTACTAAGATGTGAAATGCGGCGACTAAGAGAGTTGCTTTTTGTAAATCTGCCATGTTGTTCTATTACCTTAAATATATAAAAAAAATATTTTTACATGTCCGAGTCTGTTTTCAAAGTAGATTATAATTTAATCAGATATTCTAATAAAACAAGGCATTTGCTGTACAAAGACAAGTCTTTTAGTATATTGACACCATGGTATACAACCAACAGACTGTTTGTTGATTCTTTTGGCAACAAATGCATGACATTGAATGCTTCCAAAGGGTTTAATCAAACCGTTAAAAGATTAATTACACATTGTTGTAGCTTGTCTGGAAATCCTGACGATACCAATGAAGAGTTTAGCTTTATAGTGCCTGATGATATTCGGTTTTATGATGCCAAATTGGAGCAAAAGGTGGATATTGCAGACATGTCACAAATATTTGTACCAGATTGTCAAATAAGTATGGATATCAAAATACTTGGGTTCAACAAATCAAACAAGATTATTATAAAGGCTGAAAACTGTGCTTTTAAAATGGAAGAAACAATAGACTTTCAAAGTTGTTCTGAACTTTCTGATTACTGAAATTAATAAAACCAAAAAAATTAATAAAACTTTTTATTTGGATTTTGACTGATTTGAAACACTTCTAAATTACTTAGCAATGTACCAGAATAGCCACCATTCAACATGTCAATCGGTCTCAAAGCTGATTCAGGGTCAGAATTGTATGGAAATGGCAGGACAGTCTCCAAATTATCTGAATTGTCTACATCAAATACAAAATTACCTTGTCTACCTGTTGCTTTGACAGAGGTAATGTCTGGTGCTATCGTATGAATAGTAAATGTATAATTTGGAAAGTTGTAATTTAAATTTTGAATCAAATTAGCTGGTGTACTTTGCCTGGCCACAATTTGAACTTTTGAATACAAATCCATTTGAATAGTAATAATTAGTATTAAAATAATAATTGTTTTTTTATTAAATTGGTTTGAGATATTTGATGAGATATTTTGATAAATAAGTAAACGAGATTAAACTAATCAAAGAGACTGCTTGTGTTTTTGGATGGTCTTCTAATTTCAAATCGCGGGCCATCTTGGCTAGATTACTCAAAGCAGTGTCTGCCTTTTTCAAATACTCTTTTTGAGGCAATTTAGAGTCGATTTCCAATAGTTTTTTTAGTTTAGTTGGCGAGTTTAACAATTGAATAGCTTTTGGTGAATTTTTAAAACGTAATAATTCAATAAAATTTTCAATAGCCTTTTCTAAAATGTTTGAAACAACAGCTGTAAATCTTTTTGGTGTACGATGTCTCAATGTATTTTTCGCATGTTTTCTATTCAACCCTGGGTAACCCTTTGATAATAATTCAATCACCTTTAGTCGTTTATACACAATAATGTCTTGTTTAGAGGACACGACAGACAAATCTTGCCGCATGGCCTGTTGTTCTTTTAAAGTCAAGCCCAATCCTTTTGAGACGACATTGACCTTGTTCAAGTCTTGAATGGTATACCGCTTTTTTCGTTTTACAGAATGAAAATCTCTTTTTAGATTAATGTGACTGATTGGTTTTCTTTTCATTTGAGACATTAAAGAGGTTGGTTGTTTCACTAGAATCAAATCAGTGTTGAGGGCTCTGATTTCTGCTGCTGTTATAGGTCTATGAATTTTTGAGACTTTTCCAGTTGCAATTCTTGGAGGTAAAGTCGTTTTAGATTTGACACGTCGGGGACCAAAGTGTGTCTTTTGGGCTAAACCATGATTATAAAAATCATGTCTTAGAGACACACGTTCACCTGGTTTATGAGTAGGCTTCAACACTATTCCGAGACTTTTTGGTTTTGATACCAACTTTTCGAGTACTTTTAGCTCATTTGGTGCATGGTAAAAGTGCTCTACAATCTGCTCCAACTTTGCCTGGGGAACTCGACCGTCAATCTGCAATGTCTTTGGTACTCGACCAGCGATTTGCAGTGGTTGACGACCACTTATTTTTAATGGCGTTGCAACTCTACCACCAATCTGCAAAGGTTTGTAAAGTGCTATGTGATTGTTTACAGCACCACCGTCGAGTATTCGAGCAGCCAATAAAAAAGGCAAGGCTCTTTTCAAAAAGTTTGGGGATGCAGGTTCTGGGCTGCTTGCTTCCTTGACAAGACTGGATAATTCCTTTTCCATATAACAAACTGTAATTAAAAAAATAAATACAAGGAATGGTATGAACTGCTGTATCAAGCAAGCCTTGCTACGTAAACAGTATAATGGTATTTTGTTGAATAACGGTGTTGATTGGTGTTTTTCCGATTCAGACTTTGTTAAAAATTTAGACAAAAACAAAGAACGAGAATGGGGTCTACAACAACTCCAAACGGGTGTTGATAAACCGACATCTCAATGGACGACTAAAATTGGTGAAAAAATGGTTTATGATGTTTTAAAAGTTTTAAATAAAAATCCTCGTCGTGCCAATAATCCTCAAAAGTCAATGAATGGGACAAGGCTGTGTCCAGACTGGGAAACGGATGATGCATTGTATGAATGTAAAACCAGAACTTATTTTACAAATGGCACAGCTGGTGAAAAAATACTGGGCACCCCATGGAAATATATGGAATGTTTTGACATTTACAAAAAACCCTTGTATATCGTCTGTATTGGTTATCAGGAACAAGAAGCGCATGAAAAGTTTGGACTATTTGAACCACAATGCAACATTAAAAAGCAACTGTTGGAATTTTACAATACAAAAGGACAAATTCAATATTTAAAATTTACTGAATTATTAAAACAATTGTTGAATTGAATTCACCAGAGTATCTTTTAAAATATCTTAAAAAATAGTTGAGGTCACTTCCAAAATGTAATCTTAGAAATAGGGTACCCTGGTACATTCAATTCATTTTATTTTATTCATTTGATTTAAAACAAGTCTATCTTGGAATTCTAATTTAAAATTTTCAGAAAGTTGTTGAAAAATCGAAATATACTTTCAATCTAATTTATCTTGAAATTCTCTTATAAAATTTTCAGAAAGAGGTTTATACAATGAAATAAACATCCATAATTTTGTATTTTTAAAATTGTATTTGTATCTTTTAAAATATCGTATACAAATTTTGAGGTCACACAAAAAATGTAATCTTAGAAATAGGGTACCCTGGTACATTCAATTCATTTTATTTTATTCATTTGATTTAAAATAAGTCTATCTTGGAATTCTAATTTGTATTATAATTTGAAATTATATAGTAAATGTAGTATTAATAAATTTCATTGAAAACTAATCTATCTTTAAATTCCAATTTAAACTCTTCTGATAAATTTTGGTATTTAAACTCTCTATTATATTTGTGTTTTAACCCACCTGCAATACATCTCCAAACAACCTTGTCTTGGAATTCTCTAATAAAATCTTCAGACATTTCTCTGCGTCTAGAAATTTCAAGCCAACCAACCTTGTCTTGGAATTCTCTAATAAATTCATCAGATTTTTTGTGTGATAGTACATGAAACCAGTTTAATTTATCTTGAAATTCTCTAATAAACTCTTCGGATAGGTTGTGGTATATATTGATTGCATTCCAATCAATAATATCTTCAAGTTTTCTTATAGCGTCTTCTGACAAATAAGGTTCAGATATTATAATCGATTGGTTAGTTTTGTCCATATTTTTTATATAGAAATCTCGAGTCAAACGAGGATTATGAGAACATAATATATAGTGCCAATCAACCTTGTTTTGAAATTCTATAATAAACTCTTCAGAAATATTAAGGCATCTTGATATCCAATACCAATCAAAATTGGTAACAAGATTGACAAAATTGTATCTGTATTTAAACTTGTACTTTTTATAATTTGAAATTAATCTAAAAATATTAAAACGAAAATGTAGCCTCAAAAATAGTTGATACATTTTTATTCGATTGGTTTATTCATTTAAACAGTACCAATCAATCCTAATAAAAATCCTTGCCTGGTGTTTAAAAGCAGATTAATTCCCTCAAAAGCAAATGAAGATAAACAACATTGTCGGCAATTTTCATTTGAATGCACCTTTTCCGATTGACATTGCTTATGATACTTTATCCCTTGCATCAGAATCTGAAATAGTGATTTTGAAATTGAAAAATGAAAAAAAGATTAAAAACAAGAAATATTTAAAACACAATTCAGAAAAAAATGCATTTAATAATTCTCTACAAGTGATTTTAGTGTGTAAAATGTCGTTTAAATTCTTTAAAAATGGCAGAATCCATGCATCGGGATTTCAAAACATTGAAACAGCCTTTGAAAAACTATATTTTATACTAAATTTATTAGAAAAATGTATACCAAAAGAACCTGTTTTAGTTAGACCCTATGAAAACAAAAATGGTATCTTGTTTTACACCAATGAAAACAATTCTACTTTTATTATTGGAAAAGACAAGGACAATTATATCCACAAAGCGCGTGTCTTTTTATGTGTTAAAACTTACAAAACTATTCGAAAACAAGACAAGGCTATGCAAATAGAATTGTGTGACCCAGTTGATGACTGTAAACAAGTCGTCTTTGACAAGGAAAAGAATTTATTTTATGCAGACACCCATTTAAAAAGTCGTTGCATCTTTAATAATCATTTGAATTTTATTGGCATGTGTCATTTACAGTTTATAGATGGTTATAGGCGTAATTTACCAAGGTTTGACAAGTTTTATATAGAGGATGATAAATTGTATTTTAAAAGCACAAAAGAAATGCTTCCTTTTGCATTGTTACGAGAAAACATTTATGGGTATTATTATGAAAAACATGACAATCTGGAAACGATTTATCTAAGTTATCCATCTGGTACATTTGACAAGCAGAAAATAAAATTTGAAACCGATTTATTAAACATCAAAGAGACTATTGGACAACCAGCTTTGAAAGATAAACCAATTGACAAGGTTTCCTTTTACAATTGTTTATTAAGATACTCTGATAAAATTGATGTCAAGTACAATCCAAACAATTATTCGGGTATCAGATTTGAATATTTACCATTTCAAATAAAGGGTCAAATTCATGGCAACAGGGTTAATCTGTCTTGTAAATTAGAAAGCGAGGCATTTGAAACGTTTGAATTTCTCAAAGAGTTTTACAAGTTACATTTTGAAGAGTTTACACGGCAATTTAGTGTCCATCAAAATTTTGAAGAATTATCTATTTTTGATGTCTATGAAAAGATTTTTTAAAGACTACTTTTACTTTTAATCAATTCATTTAAAATGTCATATAAACTAGTGCCATTTCTATCTTGCCAACGTCTAAAATTTACAATCAGTTGTCCTTTATTGTTTTGCATTTTGAAACCGTGTCCATTAAAATAATCAATATAATCCATGTTTTCAAGTTGGTCCAATTGTTGCTCTAATTCTAGTGACGGATTGTGTCCAAAAATAGAATTGCCGCAAAATCCAGCGTTTTTCAAGCACGCGGTAAAAAATTCTCTTTTGGTAATACCATATTTTGTCAATAATGGAAAGATGTCTGCTTTTTCAGCTGTAAAACCAACATTCATTTTCAATACACAATTTTATTTCTTATTTTTATCTTCTCTTTGTTCGAAGGTCTTCATATCGTAATCCTCTAGGGTTGGAGGCGCCAAATGTTAAAAAGTCCATGAAAGCTTGTTGGTCATCTTCTGGATAAGTAATAAAGGTTCTATCATTTGCCAATGAATATATTTCTCCAGCATCTCTAAAAGCACCATGATTTTCATACTTGTAAATCTTGTCTAATGTTGTCTTGTCAAATTTTGGTAAGACTTTTAATACATCATTTTCATTATTCATAAAGGGGTCATTGGCTGTAGGTTCAACTGGAATAGAATAATCTGTAGAGGTATTCGTCATGTTTTCTGGAGGCGTTGTCGTCAACACAATTAAAAGCAAGGCTAAAAATATTAAAATGATTGCTAGAAATGCATAACCAAATGTCACAAGACCAACTAGTAGCAATGATAGTATCAAGAGCTGCATTAATTACTTGTATTTAAAATTAAATTTAGTTTCACAATGAGAAAGTTTAATAAGTTGAATTTAATATGGAATTGGAGAAGCCTTTTTGGTAGATTTACGCTTTTTTGTGGTCTTTTTTGGAGACGACTTTGAAACTCTTGAAGAAGATGCAGTGCTCTTTTTCTTGTGTGCATTAATGAGCCTGACAAGTTGAGCTGGTGATAAGCTCAAATATTTCTTGTCATATGAAGCAATTCGTGCCGTTTTCTGACACTTTGAAGTGACTGGACTTCGTTTGGTACCAGCTGGACAAGCCGATGCACTTCGTGTACGTTTCTTGTTGGACAAGATTCGAGACATTCTTACTTTACGTCCAGTGCCATTGATACACGATTTAGAGTATCCTGTAGCATACACCATATCACCATGGGCGCCTACTGCATGTCTAATACGTGGGCTGATAGAAATGGCAAAAGTCTTTTTCTTTGGTAAACAATAAGCTCTCATTATCCAAAGTATATAAAAAAAATATTTTTGGCGTTTGAATGGAAAAATAAAATATATATCAACCTGTTTCTCAGCAAACCCATTTTCATAAAACATTTTCATGTCCAAAATTATTTTTGAGATTGAAAAATAAATTTTTTAAATTTGATAATATATAATGTCTTTGGTGTCCTTTGAAAAATACTGCAAGAATCTTAAAGTGAGACCAACGGAAAATCTTTATCATATCAGCTTTGATTTGATGAAGCATAGAAATGGAAAAAGATTATTAAAAAGAGATGTGTCTACAGCTATTGGCATGTCAGGTCATTTATATAATACAGTGGTGAGGAAAAGTAGCTAAATGATTATTTATTCAAACACATTAAAAATGTATCACACAAGTCATCTTGTTTTTTTACCGTTTCTAAATATGCCAACCATTTCTCAGTCTCTTTGAATTGATTTAAAAACCATTTTGTATATTGAATACTTTGCCATTTTCTTAGTTTATACCCTTTAAAGGTACTAATCAATTCTGGTCCGGTATACAAGACATTTAATTTTTGAGAAGCTCGAACGAATCGAATGCTTTTACCATCAAAGAATTCTGTAAATTTTGTAAATAAAACATTGGAGACAAACATCATCTTTCGTGCACAGTTGGGTTGCAACTCGATTAAAATCTGGACGTTGGCCTGCGCCTTTAGCATTTGAAAGGTTTCAGTTTCAAATAAACGATTACAATACTCTATAATAAACAAGGCTATTTCTTGCAAATTAAAATCTTTGACCCTGGTTTGCTTCATCTTTTTTGGTTTTCCTTCTATTGGAACATGTGTTTTACAATAAAAAGAATCGCTCAAGGAATAGGTTGCATTTCTAGTACAGGGTGAACCAGATTTCAACAGTCCATGACATTTTTCGGGGTCTGCTGATAACAAATTATCAACCACCCAATGTAGTATGTCGCCTTTTTCAGTGCATTCATTCATTTTCTTGTTTTTTCCACGTTTTTTAGAGGCATGTGTTGCACTTGCTTCACTTGTTGTAATACACATGGCTAGATTTTTAAGACCAACATCGATACAACATTTATATAAAAGCATACCCTTGTTTATTTTAAAAGTTTAATAAAATTGAAAAATTTGAATTTCAAGAGATACACCTTTAATATGGATAAAAGAGTAATTACATTCAGTACAAGACAAACAAATTGGTGAATCAATTTTCTGTGTTGAATCTTTTTCAACTGACTGATTAAAGTGATTGAAACAGCAAAAAAAAACAAAGTGAATTTGTGTTGATTTTATTTATTAAAGACTTTGGCAAATAAAGGTTCCATTAATTTCTAATAGTCTTACTTAGGCAATTGTAACAGTTCCATTGACTTCTAAAAGTCTCCATGTACCACTTCCAATGTATTGCAAATAGACTGTTGCACCAGTGTTAGCTAGTACACATTGAATGCTATTGACAATAGTCGTTCCATTGACTATTTGATTACCAGCAACACTAGCTAGAGTAATACTTACACCAGATGGACCGAATCCAATTTTCTTGACAGCACCTCTTTGAAGTCCAGTACTTGTCAAAGTAGCAGTAGATACAGCTGAAGCAGGATTTGTCAACAATAAATGACTGGCATTTAAACCTTGAGTGTTTGTAGCCAAAGATGTGGTGGTTGTACCAGATGGCAACGCATAGCTGACATATCCACCAGCTTGGATAGCTGCATCAACTTCTCCATTTTTACCTCTTCTTGTAGACAAAACATTGCTTAAAGACATTATATAGTATTATAGAAAAAAAAAATAAAAAGTTGGACTTTTTTAAAATATAAACTTTTTATTTTTCATTCAACCAGTAAATAAATCACGTTGAGAATAATCTGGGATAATAGTGCTATTGTTGAAATATCCTGTATCAATTTGTGTTACAACTGGGTCTGGTCTCAATTGTTGATTTCGATTTTTGTTGCCACTTCTAGTATTTATATTGTAGCTTCTACCTGTTGCCAGTAAATCAGCATCAATATCGACATCTTCCAAGGAATCCACATAATTTTGAGCATTAATATCTATTGGTACCCCACCTGTTGTAGCAGCCTGTTGAGCTATAGCTGGATTGGAACTGACGTTTGCCAAACCAGAATAATTGTTGTAGATGAATAAAACAACAATCAGAAACAAGATGAACCAAAGGATATAGAAATCTTCTTTTATAACTGTAACTGCCATTATCTTTTGTATATTAAAAAAAAATTAAATTACAGCGAAGTGCATTTTAGCGAAGCACTTTAGAGCGAAGCGCATTTCAGAGACACCAAAGAATTTATAGCAAAAGCGTAGTCCGTCTAAAATAGGATAAAAAATAAAATAATCTTTATCATACCGTAATGTCTACGCAAAAGAAAATCAAATTATTCAACAAGTTGATTGATGACCTTCAGGAGTCACATCCGTTTAAAAAGATTTCTTCTGTTCAAGAAATGAAGACCCAAATGCCATTTATAGACACTGACATTTTAAACTTGACTATTGAAGGGTACACGTTTAATTTGGCGTCTTGGAATATTATTCATAAAATGTATGCACTGAGTCTAAAAGATAAAAAGAAGATGAATCAATTTTTGACGCAATCTGAACAAGTTTTGAAACCAATCGATACAGTTGCAACACCCCAGCCTCAACCTCAGGCAGTTCCAGATTTTTCAAGCATGATGCCAATGTTTTCCAAATTGTTTTCTCAAATAGATTTAAAATCTTTGGCAACAGATTTAAAACCTGATGAACTACTCAAAGACCTGACTGAACATCCTGAAAAGTATGCTGCCATTACCGACATGGCAGAGAAACTAATCAAGGATAATAATATCGATTTGAATAAAATATTTAAAAGCTAATTTATTTAATCCCAAACAATTTTTTAATTTTCAAAACTCTATTCTGAAATAAAAGTTTATCGCGCTTATTAATTGCTTCTTGTGACAAATTCTGATGTTTCAACACCAACTTCCAATCTAAATATTTTAAATGTCTAAAAATAAAGTCTTCAGATAGATTTTGATATTTTAAAACCAACGGCCATCCATAATACTTTAAATATTTTAAAAGTATCTCTTCTGATAATTTTTGATGTTTTAATACAAACCACCAATCCAAATCATCCTTGTGCTCATTAATAAATTCTGGTAATAAATTATAATTCTTTGAGATTTCTTTCCAATCAAGAAGCACTTTCCATTCTTTAATAAAATCATTGGACAGTTTTTGATTCCGGGTGATTTTATGCCAGTCTAGTTTTGAATAATGTTTTTTAATAAACTCTAGCGGTAATGGTTGCTCGTAATTCAATTTACCCCAAGGAAAATGTTTTGCATGTCTATCAATAAAAGCTAAATCCGTAATATCGTCAACAGCATAATAAAATACAAGTTCCCAATTTACAAACTCTGAAAACTTTTCAAAAAACGAAAGCGGAAACCTTCGTTTAGAAATCTCATGCCAATCAAGCAACCGAGCATTCTTTTTAACAAAGTCTTTAGATAGCTTTTGTATCTTGGAGACTAGTGTCCAATCTAGTTTGTGTTTATAGTCGCTCATAAGCTTGTCAGATAAAAATTGACGTTTGATGAGCATTTTCCAGTTAATTTTATCACTACATTGACGTATTAAACCTTCAGACAATATTTGGGTATTTATCACTCGATTCCAATCAACATTATTTTTGAATTTTATTAAAAACACTTCTGGTAGTAAATAACCAGACCAAGACATTAAACCCCAATGAAGTTTGCGTTGATATTCTTTCATAAAATGTGTTGATACTTTTCTTCTGGAAACGTCTTCCCAATCATAGTAAATATAATTTGATTTTCCATACTTTTGTTTATACAAGAGTCTAAGATAGAATTTGTACATTTCAATAGACTAAATTTATTTATTAATAAATAAAAAGAGTAAAACTCAATGAAACGAAAAGTTGGTTTGTCTATTAAAAAGAATTATATTGATTCTGTTGAAGAATTTTATTGTTTATTAGAAAATGTTTTTCATACAACAGAATTTCAAACGTTTTACAACCGGTATTTGCACAATTCAAAAGATGTCGATATAGCTTCTCTTTACTTTATAATGTATTATATTGCCTGTTTGCATACAGGAAAAGATTTGGCTTTGGATACTGTCAAGGAACTCATCAGAAATCCAAGTAGCAGAAGAAATATTCTACACTTTTATCAGTCTACATTACAACCAACTTTAAATTTACTCAGATAAAAAATCTATCAAACGCATTGAGAAATCTTTTTGGTTTTCCACCTACAATAAAAGTATAATCACCTATTTCAACCTTTACATATTGCAAATAATCTGGTAAAATGTAATGGATACTGGTTGCATTTTCTGCAAGTATAAAGACAATTGGAATAAAACCTATATTTCTAATCTTTTGTTTGATATTGTCTTCAGATATTTCTGAAAAAGAAGATACAGCATGCTTCAACACTGAAATAATTTTGGATTTTAGTTCTGGCGACAATTTTCTGGCAGAGATATTCTTTGCAGACTCATTTAATTTGGCTGAATCTATTTCTACACTACCACTAGACATGTTTTAACCAATGAAAATAATTTTTGATTTTGATTTCATTTTTAGATTTCAAAATTTTATTTTTATTTTTAAAATCGATTTTGGATTTTGAGATTGGTTTTCAAATTTTTTATTTTCAAATTCAGATTCAAATTTCAAAATATTATTTTTATTTTTAAAATCGATTTAATTTTCAGATTATTTCAAATAAGAAGATAAAATACCTAATGAACTAGGCTTTTTAGTAGAGACGACTTTGGGTTTGCGACCCTTTTTAGGCTTTGAAATGCCAGTCTCTTTGGTGTCTTCGGGTAAATCATCTATTGAAAAGGACTCATTCGATGTTTTAATCTTTTCAATGTTGATGACTTTGAGTTGACATATAGAATGTACAACTGGGTATTCGGTATAGCTGACATTTTTATCCAAGAGTTCAAAGTCTTTTCTAAATTCTTCAATGGTTTGTATGCCACCATTGGCTTTTAAAGCTTGCCATGGACTGGCTTGTTTTAAAGTCACTCCATATTTTGCTTTGATATTCTTCATGGTGCGATACATTTCAAACAACAAAGAGGCATCCACACGGTCAATAATGGCAAATGCCTTGGCACAATTAAAACTGCAAAAATAACCTTTGACATGTACTTTTTTATTCTTGTCTCTATTAAAAGGCAAAAATACAGGTTCAGTCTCAAAAGAATGTCGACACCAATGACACAATAATTCCGATTTTGGCACTCTATCATACATGATGTCATAAATCTTTGCACTATTTAATAAAGCATATTCATATTTCTTGGGATTATTGAAAAAGGTATAAATGCCAATCGTGCTGGTGGATATATTGGTCAGCGTTGAATAATTATTTTGCAACCAGTTCATACAGTATACTATTTTTATTTATTTACCAACTTTAATTTTATTATTTTTTTTATACAGATACTTGTAATGTCATTTGTATACAATGCTATTCAGAATTACTTTAATGGTAATCAAGTTGTTGTAGACACTGTCTTGCCGTCTGGCGAAACCATTTATGAAAATAATTTTTCAAAAAAGGTGAATGCAGAGTTTCAAGGTACAGCAGATTATAGATTTCAACAGGCAGCCAAACCAAATGAACAAAACTTTTTGTTGCCATTGTATGATAGAAATAATTTTTATGGAGATGACAAAACAAAAGCCATGGAAATTGCAAACAAGAGTACTTTATTTCGAACCAATTACAATGGTTTAAAAGCGCCAGAAATTAGACAACCTGGTGTCTTGTATTCTGAATTAACTGGAAAACCATTGGAAGCTACTGATTCTTTTTTGAAATCTAGTATTACTGTTAAACCAAGTCGACAAGATAATCATGCCGAGAATCCAGCATGGGCCAGAAAGATGGAATACTTTGGAAACAATGATTTTTATACGCCAAAGACTGTAACCGCTTGGTCCTCTTTTCATGCACCAGTCTCAGATAATGTGAATGGTGTGCCTATTTACAAAGACAGCGATTTGGACCGTGTCAGGGATTCATTTAGTTTAAACAAAGAAATGACCAATATCCCACCAACAGCCCCTATTCGTGTTCAAAGACCGATTGCTGGTGTCACACGTATCAAAGAACGAAACATTGATGAAAGGCGCGCTGCAGACCATGTCAAAGTGGGTGGTACGTTCAACAAGACCATGAGTGCTGGTGCTGGGTCCAAAACGGATGCTTTGCCCCTTCGATTCTCTAGGGCAAAAGACCTCCGTAAAAAACCAGTGGTGCAGGCCGACATGTTTCGAAATTCCTTTTCCAATAGCAACTTTATTAAACAAACACCACAAAATAGACAGACTAAAAAGGAAAAGATGCTGTTTCAATATATTGGTAATCCAGATATAAATGTCCCATCGACGCAAAAACGAGATGGTATTTATTCAAAAAATGCACCAAACAAGACATTAATTTTGAATTACAAAGGATTAGAAACCAAAGGAAATGGAAATTTTATAGACAATAGACAATACGCCCAACAACCAAAAAGAAATGTAAAAACTTTATTTGGTGGTGCTCATAGAATTTATGAACCAGAACCGGGTCTAAAATTAAATATTCGAAATGATGGTTTGAACAGGGTATTACATTTCAAGGAAAAGAATGTCTATACAAGGAATCTATTTGATGCTAGCACAACAAAAGACATTACATTAGATGTTTGGCGGCCAAACCTTCAAGAAAAAAGACATGCCGTGCATGGCAATAATAGATTGTTGCTTTAGATAAATCAATAAAGTAAATTTTATTTTTGATTGAAATTTTTTTTTAATCCAGTAAATTAATAGTCATGGACAATCCTGATTCATCTTCCAATACACCTCTTATTATTGGAGGTGTTGTGTTTGTAATCATTATACTTGTTGTGACAGTAGTAATTATTTACTTTGTCAAACCTAGTTTATTGCCGTTTTTAACACCAACACCACCTGCTGCTGCCGTTTCAGGCTCTGACAATACAGATTCAACTAAAAATACAGATTCAAATTCAACCAAAAAGACAGATTCAAATTCTACGCCGACGCCAACTGTTTCATCTATTCCACCACTTTTGATACCGCCTCCGGCTACGCCAGCAGTTCCTGCAGTTCCACCAGCTACGCCTGCAGTTCCAGGTCCTCAAAGATATCAACCAGTTTACCATCAACATCCTCAACATGGGACTGTGCCTCCTCAACCGCCAGTCATTTCTCCGGCGACGCCACCAGCCTTTACCACAAATTCTAGTTTATCCTTGGGACAATCATTCAATTTTGGTAGTGGCTATGTCTTGATATTGCAAAATGATGGTAATCTAGTATTATATAATGGTAACACTGTGGCTTGGACAACAAACACCACCAATTCAGCGGCAGCAAAGTTTATACTTCAAAATGACAATAATATCGTCTTGTATGATGTCAACTCTCAACCGCTATGGAATTCTCAAACGGCAAATACAGGTGTGATTCCAAATATAACCATTCCATCCATGCTAACCTTGCAAAATGGCGGATTGAAATTAATAGATTCATCTGGTGCCGTACTATGGAGTACAAATTAACAATTGAAATAAAAAATAGTATATTTATTTGGTTATATTCTGGTCAATCTTGTCCATGTGGTCCTGGGCAAATAACCCTTCTAATTGTTTACGGACTTCTTCAGGCATTTCTTCGTCGTGTTTGGTTGTGCTGTAATGTGCCTCTATAATATCCAATGCCTTTTTAAACACTTGTATTCGATGGGGTGTCAAGTCATCGCGAAGTGCATAATTGACCAATGATTTAGTGTGTGTATGAGCATATTTAAACTTGTTTATCACCACTTTTTTCTTTTTTAACCTCAAATCTAGAATCTCTAGAATTTGTTTTTTGGCCAAAGTAAAATCCATTTCAAATAGATTATTTTATTTTTTTATTCAAAATAATAAGAAGGTACTTCAGATTTGTGCTGTGGTGACCGCCATGCCTTGACTTGTCCTTTGGACGTATGCCTTTTGGGTGCATAAAATCCATCACCTTTTCCAAAAAAGGCACCAAGTGGATTAGCTCTGGTTTCAATAAATTCTCCTGAGTTTTGTCTGGCAACATTAGAAACAAGAGGGCGAGTAGGAACATCTACGCCATAAAATGAAGCCTTTTTGGCTGAAGAAGGATAAGCACGAATAGTTTTTACTGGTCCATAAGAAACTCTTTTAACAGACGCAGCTCTAGATGTATATGTGCCAAACTTTGAAGCAGCTAATCGTCTAAAAGGCGCTGGATTCTTGGACTTGAAACCCACTGGTCGGCGGGTAGGTCCAATAAACACTGGTGCCATGAAATGACCTGGTCGGGCTGGCGCGACTGGTACATAATGCTTCAAGTGTTGTCGACCTTGCATCAACGCTTGAGCAAAAGTAGTTGGCTTTCTACTTCGCACCGGAGGCGCTGGCGGAGCTTGTACATAGTAGACTGGCAAAGACACACGCTTTGGTGCTGACACACGCTTTGGCTTTGGCTTTGCTGCAGCCCTCTTTCTAGTTGCTGGCTTCTTTTTCGTCGACGCTTTTCTCTTTGGAGCTGCTTTTCTTGTAGTGACCATTACAAGAGTATTAGAAAAAAAATATTTTTGGTTTAAATTAAGAATATAAATTTGATTAGAGTATTAAATGGACATTGCTCAATCAATATTTTCAAAAATATTTTTGAATTTGCTCAAAGATTTATCAGAGTATTATTCTGAATATTCAGAGTTTCAATGGTATTACAACTTTTTAAATACCTTTGGAACAAGTATCATGTGGAAAAACATCTTTATTCAATACAAAGAGTATACATTGCCATTTAAGAAACAAATCGAACAACAAGATGAAGCCTTTTTTATACAAAAAGAATTTTTAGAACAAATAGAAGTACCAGATGGAAATGTCGTTCAAGAAATGGAAAGAATTCGAGAATTATACTTTATGAAAAAAACCACACCAGAAATTAAAGCCAAATTATGGGATTATATTGGAAAACTTACAAAATTGGCACACAGTAAATGATTTACATTGTTTAATGCATTTTGAAATGTATCTGACAACCATTGCTTTTTGAAATTCTGTCAGAATTACCTTTTGAAATGTAATTGTAATCTATAGACGCCCAATCAATCATGTCTTTAAATTCTACTATTATATTTTTTGATACTGTTTGTCCATATAAAATTTCACTCCAATCGACCATGTCTTTAAATTCCCTTATAAAAGTTTCTGATAATGTTTGATAATACGAAATCCGATACCAATTAACCTTGTCTTTGTATTCTCTTATAAAGTTTTCCGATAGTTTTTGATACATTGAAATATAATACCAGTCGATACGGTCAATAAATTCTCTTATAAATTCTTCAGACAACACTTGGTGTAAAGAAATTGTTTTCCAATCCAAACGGTCTTTAAATTCTCGCATAAAATTTTCAGATAGTTTATAATGATATACAATATTTCCAAGATAGACATGGTCAATGTGTTCTCTAATAAATTCTTCAGTCAATTCATTGTAGATTGATATAAAGTTTTCTTTAATATATTTCTCAGTTTTGAAATAATAAATATACCGCTTCCAATACTTGACAAAGTGTTTGGGTATGCTGTAATGTAATCTTAAAAACAGTTGGTACATAATAAATTATTTAATTTATTAGTCTATTTTAATTTGAATATCTGGTCTATACTTTTCTATTAATTTGATAAATGAATTCACCTCTTGTACCTTGTACTTGTTGGATGGATTTCTCAAAGCTTCTTCAACCACATTTTGAATATACTCTTTTTCCAATGGCATATGCTTTAAAATATAGTCCCAATCAGGGCAATACTTGTATGTTTCAGCTCTATTAAAAATTTCATCAGGATGAACACTTTCTAAAATCAATTGTATTTTTCCCAGTGTTGAAATATCATAACTGATTATTAAAAAGTTGTAACCCATGTGTAGAATCAAATCTGTTTGTTGTGCATTATTGGCATTGATGCCTTTGACAAACGTTTTAATACTGCCAAGTCTAAACGTACCTTGGGTAATTTCAGAATTCTCTGTATCCTCTGGCATTTCTCCAATGTAGACATCTTTTTTATCCAAAAAGGTTGAAAAGCATCCAAATTTAATATGGCCTTTTTGCTCTTCGACTTTGTTAATCATGGCTATATCAATATAAATAGCATCTAAATTGTTGAAATCTTTGCAAATATTGTTTAAATGTTTGGATGGGAATTCAAGACTTTGAACAGGTGTGATTTGAGAGGCACTTCCAAGTGTTGGAGAATCAATGACATTTAATAATTTAAATCGACTAATTTCAAATTGGTCTTCGACAACATTACTAAGCGCACTAATGTACAAATACTTTGGGTCCTTTTTCAATACATATAAACTGAGTGTATCATCATTGTTGATGGTTTTGACAACTTTAAACAGATTTTCAGGTTCAAAATACAGGATAAAATCTTGATTACAAACATATTTATCAAAGTTTTTACCTTCAAGATGTAAACTTAGAATCTCATTGGTTAGCTTATCAACATGAAAAGCTGCAATCTTTTCCTTGGAAACAAAGAGTTGTACTTCAGTAAACTTTTCTTTTAAAACTTCAAATAATTTTTTAATATTATTTGTTCTTGCTGTAGAAGCACAAAATATATAATCGTCGTCGGAAAACATAGTTATGTAACCTTTTATTTCTTTTAAATCTTTTATTTCTTTTTCAGTCTCTTTTAAATAACTCGATACAATAAAAAGTTTATATTCTTTATAATGACTGTATTGGTTGGACTTGGACTGGCGATGCTCACCACAAAGGTATGAATACCTTGCGACAAAACAAGATTCAACAGACCAGACATGGGTACATTGCCTGTAATTGTATTTATCGTAGTCGCTGTTGAAATAAAATCATTATTGTTTACAATACTCGTAGCATCCATGGTAATGTTTACCAAACTAGAAGCGCCAGCCACATATAGCTCATAATAGTAATGAAATGCATATGTCCCTGCAGACACAAAGCCTGTTGAACAAGAATACACTGCAGTATTGATTTGAGCAGTTGTCGAAAATGTGGCAGTAGAGCTAAACGTATTGACATTGGACCCAAAGACAAGTGCTGGGACAAGAGGCGTCAAAGTTTGTTCCAAATCACAAACAACTAGATTACAGCTAGAGACTGTACTGCTGCCATAAGGTGAATTTAAATTGGTACTGAGACCTTGAAGCTGTAATTGGGTACCAGCATTTAAAAACAGAGCAATTGAAAAATGAGCCGTGTTGATATTGGCTAGATTGCTATTGACACCACACATGAATTTACAACTGCCTGGAACAATACTCCAAGTTGTTCCACCATTGGTGGAATACGCTAATCTATACACTTGGGACAATTGTGCGGTACTGCCAGACCCATCGATGCTATACGACACCAAAAAGGTGCCAGACCCATTAACTTGAAAGGCGGTTGAACTGGGTACGGTAAACAATGTAGTGTTTGTATTAATCAAGGCAGTAGACATGGTTATTGCTGTATAGACAGTATTCAAAAGTGTCGTTGCGGCACTATTGTTTATGTTTGCAAAACTAAATTGTGTTTGAGCAGTTGAACTTGTTTGTAATAATGCCAAACTCATGGTATCAAAGCCCCCATACGTTGTAGTGGTTGTGCCGTTTGTGGCATTGACTTTGGCATACACCCCCACTGTTTGACCCGCCGACACATTTAAAATTAATTGCACCGAACCAGTATTGGCTGTAGACACATTGGCAGAAGGACAATACACATTAAAAGTTGATGTTGCTGTGCCGTTGACACGGACTTGCAAAACAGCTTGAGTATTGTTGGACGTATTGATACCATGCGCACCAGTATTTAAACATGTTATTTTGGTAGAGAATATATACATTCCAGATGTAGGGACAGTGATTAAGCCACCAGCATTGCTATAACCTGTTCCGGCAATGGTGGTGGTATTGAATGGCATCAACGTATACGTCGTGGACAATGTCAGCGGCGTTGACGCATACACATTGTAATACACGCTTGTATCAACAACTGGACTAACAGCAACTAGTTTTGTTAGATTTAAAAAAGATTGTGCCACTGTTTTACCAGTATTTGTCGTTGTTGTTTCCGTGATTCGAAGTTTTATCAACGTATTTGCTGCCGTAATGTTTAGCAAAAATGTACCGCCTGTTGTTTGACTCACATTGGCACCAGCATTTGAGACACCTGTAATTGTTGATGCTGATATAGTAGAGGCATCCGTACAGGCTTGACTACGAGACGCTGTGACTTCTGCATACGTTCCAGTGCTTGTCCAGACACTGGCTATAAACGTGCTTAGCGTCGTACTTGTTGCGGTGACACCATAAGAGACAATATAGACACCAGTTGTGGCTATTTTGATTTCTGTGGTTCTGGCTTGAGAATAATTGGTATCCAGACGATTCACACCACTGAGCGGAATATCCAAATACGTTCCGCCAGATGTAATGGTTTGACCACCCATTAGGTCATAGACATTGCAATAAAACATGTAGGTATCTGTATTGCTGCTAGTCATTCCATTTTGATACAATGTCGTCCAATTCACCTTTTGAGCAATGCTTGTATTCACTTGCAATACTTGATTGTTTGTACCAATAGGCAGTCGAACAGATTTTGTACTTGTCCCATCGTATACTGTCAAATCTCCCGCTGTTGTTTGTGGGTTATAAACAGTTATCGCGCCTGTACTATTGATGGAACTCAGCAACCCACTTGTGGTGTCCGTGTACACACAATTTCCACTGGTTGGTGCAGCCACTGAAGATAATCCTGGGAAAATGGCGGGTGCTGTCAATGTAATAGCCTGGTTTGCTTGTACACCAATAGTGTCCACAGCTAAATTCCCACCAATCCAAACATCTTGTGCTACCCCCAAACCACCTGGTCCAATGACAACGGCGCCAGTGGTTGTTGAAATACTATTGGTGCTATTCGTTACAAGTAGCTGTCCACTAAAAGTAGGATTATTCAAAACGCTGACAACATTGCTGGCTATAGAAATATTGGTACCTGCTGTATAGGTCGATGGCTGGACAAGTACACCATTGGAAAATATATTACCAGCATACAAACTTCCTCCAATGCCGACTCCGCCTGTTATAGTGACTGCACCAGTTGTTTGATTAGTAGCAGCTGTTGCATTTGTAAATAGAGACCGGGCTGGGTGTGTTAGATTACCGCCAATCGTGTTTGTAGAAAGCGTGTCCCCCAACAAGGACCCTTGTGCAATAATATTGCCAAGACCTAAACTCGCATTGCCAGAATTAGTAGCAACAAAGTCGCCATTAAAGGCAGCATTGTTTAGAGTACTGCTGTTCATACTGTACCATTTTTAAAATTTAATTGATAAATTTACTTTGACATTTACTTTGAATTTACTTTGACATTTTGTATTTTGAAATTATTTTGAAATTATTTTGAAATTATTTTGAATTTACTTTGACATTTTGTGTGTAGCTATAACATCCTTGTATTTTATCAAAGCAAAGAGCAATCCAAGAAACAAGAGACCACTTCCAAGCCAGCACATGAAATGAGAAATGCACATTTTTTGTGAATCACAAGGACAACTTTTAGCACAACAAGTACCAGCTGCAACTGCAGCGGTAGCTTCGCCAGCTGGCACCAATGGTTGTGTTGGTGAAGCTGCTGGAATCGTACTGGCTGCACTTGAAGCTAATGTAGAAGGACCTGATGGTTGTACTATCGTAGACATATATTACTAGTATTAATTAAAAAAAATTAAATGTTGTTGCCCATAAAGTCATCCAATTTTTTCAAAGTGTCTTTTAAAATGTCAATAGCGTCTGTTGTTTTGCAAATTGATGTTTGAAGTTGTTGTATCATAAAATAACTACCCGAAGTGGAATACACATCAATCATATTGTAATCGATATAAACTGTTTTTAGCTCATCAAAGTAGTACCTTTCTATTCTTTCAACCTTTTTACAAGTTGAAAACAAACTCGTTTCCATGTTGGAGGGAGACACTGGAAAAATATCTTGTTTTTTCAAAGAAATGTCATCCGGTAATTGTTTGTTTAGAGTCTTTAAACTGTACAATTTTGAATTCAATACCAGATATTTGACATTGGTGTGTCTATTTGTAAAATAGTATTTTGTTTTTTGAAAGCTAGAATGCGACATTGAAAAGAATCGTAGAAATGTTTGTAAACATGGAATTTCTGGATGACTATTGGCATAATTCTTTTCAATGTAATACCCCTTTTGAATGTGCTCTAGAATAGTGTCGTCCGAAAACAACATGAAATAGAATTACTTGTTTATTGACTTTAATAAAAAATAAAGTTGATAAGAATAATAATAAAAAGTTTAAATAAATAAATATTGGTACAAGTATGTCTGTTATTCAATTCACTGGAGAATCACCAAAATTGATAAACAAGTTTCAATACGAGTTGCTGTCTATTGAAGACAGACTAGTCCGTGCTAATGAATGGCATACGATTGATACAGGTGTCAGCATTACTGTAGCCGATGGTTATTATACTGAAATAACAAACACGGTTGGGTTGTTGCAAAAGGGATTAACTGTTTGCAATGTCCAATCCATATCCGGTAGAGTCAATATCTATCTCAAGAATCATTCTGGGTTCAACATCAATATTAAACCTGGTCAATGCATTGGATACTTGACAGTTAAAAAGATTCACAGTGAAATTAAAAGTGTAGCCGCAGAAGTAACGGTTGAAAAGTAAAATCAAGTTTTAAAATATCAATTTTGGTAGGGTTTCACAATGTATCAGCTATTTCTCAGATTACATTTTTTAAGCGACATTAAAAATTTCACAAAATATTTTAAAAAATACAAATACTATTATTTAGATAATAAAATTGATTGGGTGTCGCTTTCACGACTTGAAACATTATCAGAAGATTTTATAAGAGAATTTAAGGACCATGTAGACTGGAGTGATATTTCATGCAGTCAGATATTGACTCAAGATTTTATAAGAGAATTTAAAGACCGTGTAGATTGGAAAGAAATTTCATATTATCAGACATTATCAGAAGATTTTATAAGAGAATTTAAAGAACGTGTATATTGGAGCGAAACTTCATATCAAAGATTATCAGAAGATTTTATTAGAGAATTTAAAGACCATGTAGATTGGACCTCAATTTCACAACGTCAGATATTGTCTGAAGATTTTATAAGAGAATTTAAAGACATGGTTAATTGGCGTTGGATTTTACATCGTCATTTACATTTACAAGAGAATTTAGAATTTTAAAAATATAAAATAAAATAGTTTATACAATGTATCAGCTTTTTCTCAGATTACATTTTGTAAGCGACATTGAAAATTTCACAAAATATTTTAAGAAATACAAATACTATTTCCTGGATGATGAAACTGATTGGGATTATATTTCATATCATGAAATATTATCAGAAGATTTTATTAGAGAATTCAAAGACCGTGTATTTTGGAAAGAAATTTCATATGCACAAAGACTATCAGAAGATTTTATTAGAGAATTCAAAGATAGTGTAGACTGGTATGAAATTTCAGAACGAAAGACATTATCAGAAGATTTTATTAGAGAATTTAAAGACCGTGTCCATTGGCGTTGGATTCTTTTTTTTAAGACATTATCAAAAGATTTTCCATTATCAGAAAATTTTATCAGAGAATTTAAAAACCGTGTAGTTGAGTCTAATATTCCAAATCATGATATATTTTCTGAAGAATATAAAATAAAATTTAAAGACCGTGTAAATTGGTATAACATTTTACTTCATCAAAAATTATCAATAAATTTCACAAAAGAGTTTAAAGAAATTTTGTTAAAAAGCATATAAATAAAGTCAAGTTTTAAAATATATATTTTGAAACCCTATCAAAATGTATCCACTATTTCTCAGATTACATTTTTTAAGCGACATTGAAAATTTCACAAAATATTTTAAGAAATACAAGTACTATTATTTAGATAATAAAATTGATTGGAAAAAAATTTCATATCAAACATTATCAGAAGATTTTATTAGAGAATTTAAAGATAGTGTAGATTGGAGTGCAATTTCACAGTATCAGACATTATCAGAAGAATTTATAAGAGAATTTAAAGACAATGTAGACTGGGTCTATATTTCACAACGTCAGACATTGTCTGAAAAATTTATAAGAGAATTTAAAGACCATGTAGACTGGAGTGCAATTTCATATTATCAGAAACTATCCGAAGAATTTATAAAAGAATTTAAAGACCGTGTAGATTGGAGAAAAATTTCAATGTGTCAGAAGCTACCTGAATCTTTTATTAGAGAATTTAAAGACCGCGTAGATTGGTATTGGATTTCAAAACGTCCTCATTCATTGTCAGAAGACTTTATAAGAGAATTTAAAGACAGTGTAAATTGGTATTGGATTTCATGCCATCAATTGTCTGAAGATTTTAGAAAAGAATTTAGATTACCCAATGTATCAGCTATTTCTCAGATTACATTTTTTAAGCGACATTGAAAATTTCACAAAATATTTTAGGAGATACAAATACTATTATTTATTTGCAAATTGGTTTATGATTTCATATCATCAAACATTATCAGAAGATTTTATAAGAGAATTTAAAGACCATGTAGACTGGAGTGCAATTTCATATTATCCGAAACTATCCGAAGAATTTATAAAAGAATTCAAAGACCGTGTAGATTGGAGAAAAATTTCAATGTGTCAGAAGCTACCTGAATCTTTTATTAGAGAATTTAAAGACCGTATCGACTGGGTCTATATTACAATATGTCAGAAGCCATCTGAAGATTTTATAAGAGAATTTATAGACCATGTAAATTGGGATTCCATTTCAACGCGTCAGACATTATCAGAAGATTTTATAAGAGAATTCAAAGACCATGTAGACTGGAGTGCAATTTCATTTTATCAGACGTTATCAGAAAATTTTATAAGAGAATTCAAAGACATGGTTGATTGGCATTGGATTTTACAACATCAGTCAGAAGACTTTATAAGAGAATTCAAGGATAACATTTTTTAATATCAAATAACCAACATTGAATGTCTTTTAATATCAAACAATAAATAAGTTAATCACAAATGTATTTGTTGTATGATTTCCCAACCTTTGAGAAAGAATACGCAAAACATGTTTTGAAAAGTGTCAAAAAAAAAGGAACGTTTTATATTCACAAGGATTGCAACGACTATAAAAATTATATCAAGAAAAAGTGTCCAAAATTGACTTTTGAAACCGTTTCTACTTTGAAAAATTGTAAAGTCTTGGAAAAGAAATACAAAACTTTTACATTTGCAGATGTTTATTCAGATTTGGAATACGCAAAGTATTTTTGTGAAAGCACAATCAAAGCACCTTTAAATTCGTTGGAACATTTGAAACCAATAGAATATATTTATGGTTTAAATTCTACAGGAAAGACTTTGAAATTAAAAGAGCTTGAAGCCAGTTTGATAAATTATCAAAATGATTTGTACACATGTTATAAACCAGTTTTTATAAATAAATCATTGGATGAATGGTTTGATTGTTTGTGTTATGGTCGGCTTGAAATGGAATCAAAGTTGTTGCATTCGCTTGAAAAGCAATCCAAACAATTAAACAAGGATATAGCATTTACAAAAGGACAACTCGTCTCTAGTAAAGTGTCTAGTAATGACATTGAAGTAGATTTGTGTTCCAAAGACTTGATTCAATCCAGTTTAAAACAATATCAATCTCAAGAATACGAGTTAAACAAGCAGCTGCGGGGGTTAAACAATAATTTAACCACTGAATCAACTGGCATTCCATGGGATATACCAGGTTTACATTTTTCAGAGTCTTTTGATTTGATGAAAGCCTCTGAAATGACTGGTCAAAAAGAGCTACTATCCAGTTTATATCATAATACATTGACACATCATCAGGCTGTCAAAGACTTGTATACAACCCAGTTGAAATTTGTAACCACAAGAGTCAAGAAACTGGAAAAGCAAGCCCAAGCGATTCAAAATTCTGAACAACAAGAAGTTGACACCAATCATCTTTTAGAGTTGATTAAAAAACTTCAAGACCAATTAAAGTTAGTCACGCATTTTAAAAAGAAAGTAAAGAGTGGGCATTATAAAAAAGAATTGGTATTGGACCACGTCAACAATATTATTCAAGATATTAATAGACTAGACATTGCAACAATTAAATACAGCGTAAACTGCAAAGAAAAGTCAATCATCATAAAAAATGACACATTTAATAGTACTCATTTTTCAAATTTTGAAATTCTATTATTTGAATTGGCAGCCAGATTTAGCCTGCAACAAGATTTATTATTAATGGATGAAACCATGGATATTATTCACGAGTCTTTAATGTTTAAACAATTATTAGAATTGTTTCCTTTCAAGCATTATATTATTGTAACACATCGATTGGATTTTATTCAGGCTTAAATTGAATAAAATAATTTTCAACCAATCAAATTGTGTAAAATAAATTTCACCAATCAACGTAAGAAATAAAAATATAAATTTAAAATAGAATGAATGTAATTAAAATGGGAAATAAATGGAGAGAGCTGGCTTTCAAATATAATAAAATGGAGGATGATTTAAATTATTTGACATCGCAAACTGGCACAAATTCTTCCGAATTATTGCAAATCGTTCATATTATGTGTTCAACTTTGCCAAAAAATACACCGATAACTACTTGGAAGGCTTTGGCAAAGGACCCTAATTCTTTAGAGGTTGATAAAATTCATAAAGAATTTAAAGCAAAGAATTTAGATAAATCTAATACATTTATTTGTCAGCTTATTGAGTGGATATATTGTGAGGAAATCGGTTAATAAATAAACTGTTGGTATTATTGTAACAATTTTATTCAGACTTGAATTCTCTTATAAAATCTTTGATGCCATCAAATATTTATTGAATCAATTTCCCCATTCTACCAAATCAATATCATTGTCTTTGATAAATTGTATTTGCTTTTCATAAAAGTCAATGGTTTCTTTATACGTTTGAATGTTGTTTTTCCAACTTTGTAACCAAAATACAATGTCTTCTGCTTCTTTTAAAACAACTAATGATTCGCTTTCCCAATCAATCGATTTCAAAAAAGAACTTTGTTTTGAAATCTTGTCTTTCAAGCGGTTTATATTTTCTTCAATCCTATTTATATCATTTTCAAAACAAACTATTGCTTCTTGCCCGTTACAAATAGGTTTTAAACAGGTTGAATATATATCATAATACTTTATATAATATGACTTTATATCAGAAAACCCTGTTTTGGTGTTTGTGTAATAAAAATCTAGACCCATCAAGAGATTAAATTTTATTTTTTAATTAACAAAAAAGTGAAACGTTTCTTGGTCTTTATCATAGGGAGCTGGTGTAAACTCAGTATGTGTTAAACCTTTTTTGAGATATTCTTGTTGTGTTAGACCCAACATGAGTTCATTAATCTTGAAAATAGTGTTTTTTAATTTCTCAGTAAGCATGTCTTCTGGTAAAATGGTGATAAACATGGTTTCCAATGTATTCAAGGTATATAATCTGGTTTCAGTCAGTTTTTGAAATAAACTCTTGATTTTAAACAATTGCATCTTGTTTTTCTGAAAATCCCTTTTGGCTATACCATTCCAAGAGTCGTCTATATTTAGCAAAAACAAGGTATTACAAAAAGCATCACAACTCTTAACCGCATCAAAATACGCTTTTGAGTTATAATTCTTTAGGTCATACAAGTTTATAAAGAGTAGAATTAATTTTGGTTCCATGAAAAAATATTTTGGATGTTGTAGCAAGGCTGTATAGTTTTTCATAGTGGCTTGATAAGTATACAGAAAATACAAATAAACTGCTACAACTAATATCACAATAGCAAACGTCCACATGTTTATTGCAATTAAAAAATAAACAATATGATAACTTATGACTATCAAACAAATCAAATCCATCTTGCCAAGTCCTTTAATCATTACTTTACAGGATATTCAAAATTCTAGAATTGCCATTGATACAAGCATCTTTTTATACAAGTTTAAATATGTCAAACCCATTGAACAAGAATTTATAGGGTGCTTTAAAATCTTGATTAATCAATTCATTAAAAATGAGATTCGATTTATTTTTGTCTTTGATGGAAAGCCGCCAGAACTAAAACAGCAGATTTTAGATGGTAGACAAAAACGAAAAACAGACGATGAAAACGCTGTTCGCATTACAAAACAAGATGTAGATGCATTGAAATTGTATTTTGATGAAAATGAAATAGAGTATCATCTGGCAGACGGCGAAGCAGAAAAGACTTGTTGTCAATTAGAAATGGATGGGTTTGTAGATTATGTACTATCCAATGATTTTGATACGTTTTTATTTGGGGCCAAAAAACTGATTAGAAGCAATAAAGGCATGTATGAATTGTATACATGGGAATCAATTTCAGAAGCTCTAAAGTTGACAAGAAAAGAGTTTCAATTAATGGCTATTGCAATTGGATTTGATTATTTACCACAGGGTATTAGAGGTTTTGGACCCAAAAAGAGTTTGGAGTATATACAAAAATTCAAATGTCTTCCAAAACATGATATTTCTCAAGAGCTATTAAATTCTATTTACAAGGAATTTGAAATGGAGGTTGGAGGAGAACCTGAACTCTGAAAAATAAAAATAAATTTTTGAAAACTGAAAATGAAAAATATATTTTTGAAATCAAAATCTGAAAATGAAAAATAAATTTTTGAAAACTCAAAATGAAAACTGAAAATGAAAAATAAATTTTTTGAAAACTGAAAATCTAAAATCTGAAAATGAAAAATAAATTTTTGAAATCAAAATCTGAAATCTGAAAATCATTTACTATGTTTCAACAAGTATTGTTTCAAATCATGCTCTCGCAATATTTTCTCTGCTCTCTCTTTGTCTCGGCTTTCTGAAAAGGACAAATAATATGAATGTTTATAAACCTCATTAATCGCTTTTGCCTCTCTCAATGACATTGGCTTTTCTGGCCAAACTAGATAGCTGAATAATCCAAACAATGAAAGAGATGCCACACCAATTGCAACCTTTTTTTCGTCTTTTAAAATATCCAAAGTCTTTTCTTTGTAGAATTTGGAATGACTCTTGATTTTTGGAAGAATCAGAGGATATTTTGGCAACACTCTTTGAACACCTCTGTACATGCCAACACCAACAATAGCACCAAGAAATCCTGAAAACATAATCGACTAAATGTTTATTCTTTTAGTTGAAATTTTTAACATTACACAATTAATTTAATATCAAAATAATTTATTTACAATTGCAATTCTTTTTTAATAAGACACTTTATATGTTGTCTGATAAAACTTTCATCATGACCATGTCTATTTGGTTCTCCAGATTTTCTAAACTTCCAAGGACGAATATCTAATAATATTGACTTTTTTAAATGTGCTGGAATAAATCTAAATAAAAAGACAACACAGTTACCATCGTTCCAATAGCCACTTTCAGCATCACCACCACATATAAACCATTTTATCTTTTTTTCAAAGTCTACAACATGCTCTGCATTTTTAATAAACGCCTTTTGATACATTTTGCTAATTTTATAATGGGTTGTATTTATAATCTTGGTCTCAACAAAGGTTGTAAACTCGTCAAATGTACTGGTTATAAAAAAGTCTGAAGCCTTGGCAGTAATGATTTTCTGTTCATTTTTAAATCGGATTCTTTTAATTTTATCAGATTCTTGTTTATACATTTTTTCAATAAAAGTCGTAATGAGCTCTTGTCCATATTCTTTTTTAAACAAGTCTTTGACATTGATACAGTCATCACGATATCTTTCACTACGATTTCGATATAAAAATCCTTGAATCAAGACATACTTTTTAAACTCTTTCAATGTCATATCTTGTAGCTGCAATTCTGACTCGTAATCAATGACAACCTTTTTATAGTCTTCAAGGGACAACTTTGACGCTTTTGGAATCTGAAAAATGGTGTCAAAATAGCTCAACTTGTCGATTAGACTATCCAATAATGGATTATCAAAATTCCATGAATTGTCTACAGTCAAATCTACATTTAATAATTTCAACACATAATTGTCTCTGTTTGTTAATTCACCCTGTTTTGACATCCAACGACTTGCAAATAAAGCATATTCTAATGAATACAAATTTCGAAATATAAATGGCAGATGCTCTGACTCCAAGACATTTAAAACAAGGTCACTCAATTTGTCATTGTCCAATTCAATATAGCATCCATTGGTAGGCAGCTTCAGTTCCTTTTTAGTACTTAGTATACCAACAGGCATCAAGAGTTGGTTAATAATGGTCCAATTCCATTCTGAACTATTTCCCTTTTGAATACTTTCTGTAAACCCATTCAACATGGTGTATCGAAATGTCTGTGGAATCAGCATCAACACTCTTCGCATACCAAAGCCACACAGTAAATTCATAGTGTTTTTTAAATGCGTCTTGCAAAATTCAAACAACTCAATACTTTCAAAAACGGGCAACACATTTGTGATTTTAATCTTGTCTGGTCCTTTGAATACTTGACCCAATTCAACATTGTAAATAAAGTCTGAAACACTGGTATAGACATTACTAACAGAATTGATGTTCCATGTCTTTGGGTCTGGGTAATCTCCAATAGGCGCATTGACTGCAATGCCTACAATATTTATCATTTTCAACAATTCCAATACGTCAAAGTCGTTGTAAAATGCAATTGGTTGATTGGCAATATACAACAAGGAATCCAACGTTGTTTCCAAACTAATCATACTCTTGATGGTACCCTCGGGTATTGATTCCAATTCTGCCTTGTGGTCAATCACATTTTGAATTTCGGATAGCAACGTCTTTTTCAAATCCATGTTTTGTTCCATTTTCATACCACGTTTGACAGTCGCATTGGAAATGTTTAATTCTCTCAAAAAGTTGGCCTTTTGTTGTTCATTTAGTTTATCAAATTTGGTTTGTTTATGAATTGCATTCAAATTGGCTAAAATCAATTCCAATTTTCCTTTTTGTTTCATATAAAACCCTTTTGGGCTACCGCTATCGCTGTCTTTCTTTGCATTGAAATGATTTACAATAAACTCTTTGACATGCTCTGTCTCTATTTTCTCCCCACCAATCATTTTCAATCTGCAAGATTTTGAATATTTTTCCACAAATTTCAATAAAATGTCATCCGTTACAATTTGTCCAGAATAATAAATATCAGATGGAAAAACTGAAATGGTGGTAAAGTCAGTGTCCCAAGGATAATACTTGCCATTTTCTATTTCAATCTTTTGTTCAAAAGACAATGAAATAGAAGCATAATCAAAAGCCATACCCAAGTCATAGACATTGCTTGTTTCTGTAGACACAAAAAACGGCACCAACCCAGAGACTTCAGCACAGTTTCCAATACGAATCAGACCAAAATTCAAATTGGGAATAGATTTTGACAAGGATTCAGAAACATTTAAAGTCGCAAAAGTGTTGTCAAAATGACCATCGGTGATGACAACAACATAATGGTTGTTTTTTGGGTTAAATTCAAACGATTTCAAGATATTTAGAGCTGCTTCCATGTTTGTAGAATATCCTATATCTAAACGTTTTATAAAGTCTTTATCTTTAAACAAGACTGCTTTCGTTGCAAATGGAATCCAATTGACTTGTTTCTCCGAGCCAACTAGCTGATTTTTAAACTCTGTTAATTTATCAAATGGAAACCTATTCATGCTACCACTTTGGTCCACGATAAAAAAGTATTCATTGTCAACAGTCATTTTCTCAACTACAATTTTATTTTTTAACTTGTATTACTTTCGGTATTTTAGCTCTTCCTTGTAATCATTGTATTCTTGTAGTTTTTTTCGATAGTCTAAAATGTATTCTACAAACTCTTTTGAAAAGTGTCTTTGGTAGTATAAAATAAAGTCCCAATCAACTAGTTGATGATATTTTTCAACAAAATCTTCTGAAAGTGTTTGATGTCTTGAAATTTTTTTCCAATTGACACGGTCTTTGTACTTTATAATAAATGCTTCAGACAGTGTTTGATATACTGAAATTTCACTCCAATCTACACGGTCGCTATACTTTTCAATAAATGCTTCAGATAGTTTTCGGTATGATATATTGGTCCATTGTTGTCTCCCAATGAATTTATGGGCAAATTCATCTATAAAATCTTCTGACAAATCACTCCGATGATAGGCAATTTTATCCCAGCATACTTTCTCTTGGAATTGGTTTAAAAAGGCTTCAGACAAATTTTTATTGGCCGAAATGTTGGTCCAGTTTATTTTATCTATATGCTGTCTTATAAAATGTTCGGATAAATGTGTTTGGTATTCTGAAACAAGTTTCCAATCCAACTTGTCACTATATGTTGAAATAAAGGCTTCAGACAACATACCACGTTTTGAAATAAAACTCCACCCTAGACGTGATTTGCATCTATTTATAAACTCTTCAGAGACCTTGTGTTTTGAATAGAATGTTAAATAGTCTTCCAAGTGACCATATTTAAAATTATACTTGTGTCTTTTAAAATGGGTTAAACTGTATGCTAATCCAACCTTGAAATGCAATCTTAAAAAAAGTTGATACATACTTTTTTATTTCAATTTAAACTTTTAAAGACGGTAAAACTAAAACTAAAAAAATAAAATAAAAACAAGACGAGTATGAAGTGTGATATTTGTATGGTACAAAAAATAAACTTTATGACATGTGGTTGTTCTCTTAACCTTTGTACAGATTGTTTTACAAAATTAGTAAACAAGAAATGTCCACAATGCGCAGCTAAAATGGGATATTCTATCTGGTATAATATATATATATATAGATTCTGTATGATATGTTTATTGAGTCTAATCAACATACCTTGGTTTATATTTTGGATTTTAATCAGTATTATTGTTAAATTTATACTGATTGTATTTGGAATTTTAACTTGTTTTGGAACGCCATATAAAAAACTTTCAGACTTTTTAAGTGGTGGTTGTAGCGACGCCCATTTTAGTTTTTGTTTTGACAAGCATGAAAACAGTTTGTTAAATAAAGCAAAGTTTTATGTGTATGACCAAATGGAATTGCTTTCAAAGTAAATTTTATTCACAATTATTAAAAAGTGTTGAATTAATTAATTCAATTTTATTCGTAGTCTCTAATGGTCAAACCCACAGGAAATCTGGGTATACCAGCAGTGGTGTATTCCTGAAATTGAACCGTCAACCACTTGTTTAAAAAAGTATCAGCTATTTTGAATTGTTGTTGCCGTTCTGCAATCGTCATTTTTGGTCGAACATCAAACGTGTTGTTGCTTTGATTTAATTTACATTCCCAAATCACAGCATCCTTGTCTTGGCCAATACCATCTTTGAAACCAACAATTTGAAATTCCTCTGTCAAAAATGGTTTCAACTTTTGTAAATGTGGTGACCTATAATTCTTTCTATACGTTCCAGCTGTATTTCGAATCATGATGCCTTCATAACCTTGTTTTAGATAGGTTTGATATTTTTCTAGCAATTCTTTTTTATTCTGTACTATTTCCGTCTTTAATACATTTACAGTTGGAATATTATTTTTCAACCAATCATACCGTTCTTGATAGGTTTTGTCTGGTTGATAAACATCAAAGACGTAATACTTTACATGTTCTAGTTGTTGTGGTGTGCAATTGCCTTTTTTAATCATGCCAACAAATTTTTCAAAAGGATACATTTTTGACGACACGTAAAGCTCACCATCAAGAATAATATCCTCGTGGACATTAATTTTAAGAGACCCTACATTAAATTCATTGCCTTTGCGCGAAAATAATTTGTTGCTGTGTTGAATACAGCGAACACCATCCAATTTTGGTTGCACAAAACAGGGATACTTTACATCCTTTTCTCTTTTTTCAAACGTCAAGGCTAACATGGGCTCAAAGATGCTTTTACAATCACTTTTACTTTTAGTTACACTATATCCAGATTTGAGTTTTAAATTGTATTTTGATTGGGCTTCAGACATGGCTTGTTGATAATGCGTTGTCGCATTTCTTTTATGTTGATTTTTACCTTTCAAGACTTTGACGGTAGACACGGCTTTCTTGCCATGCTCCAGTCCAAAAGACACAATGATTTCAGAATAGTCTGTGCAATCTTTGACTTGAATGGACCAAACCCGCCAATCTTGTTTGTTGTTTTTAAAGTACAATATTGGAAACATGGTTAATAATTTTTTATTTTTTTAAAGTATTAGAGTAATGAGCAGCCTGTCGTATGCCCCTTTTAGTAATGGAGATTCATTTACACGGCAGATGAATTATGCACCAAAAGATTTTTCTTATTCTAATCCGCCGGTGCCTTTTGCAACACCAAAAGATACACAGACCGCTATTCGATTAAACAGTCAACCTCAATCTATGCCACCGCCAAGTGCTTCTGGTATGCCATACAGCGCAACGCCGTTTAACAATTTCAATACGCCATACAGCGCAGCACCATACAGCACAGCGCCATATAGCACAGCGCCATATAGTAATGGACCGCTTTCAAGTTATAGTAATATCTATGCCCAATACCCACAATATCATCAACCACCTTTAGTTGGAGGGTGTCATTGTCAAGGTAAATCAGACAATATGGTCATGTTCTTTTTAATCATTATCATTGGTTTACTAATATTTAGAAAGTAAAAATGGTTGAACTGTAGCGTTGAACTGTAGCGTTAAACTGTACCGTGTAAATAAATAAAAACAACTTGAAAAAATGAATTTAGATTTGAGTTTTGTCACCAAGATTTGGGTGCAGCAGCAGATTCGTAAAAAGACGATTACCAAACACAATTGGACCAATGGGTTAATCTATTTAAAACCATTGAATATTTATTTTGATGATGAACACATTAATAGACTAGGTAAAGGGATTTTGGTTGACCCCTTTTATAATATTATTCATGCGTCTTGTCCAAGAGTCTCTGTCCTTCCAAATATCGTTGGACCTGCCAATGAAATGCATGGTGGTGTATTGCTACGTGCCTTTTGGTTTAATGAAAAGTGGTGTATTACAAGAATGATGTCGCCAGATATTCCAGAATTTCCAACGTCTGGCATGGAACACTTGTTTCAACAATTTCAGACATCAATTACAAATAATAGAAACATGTATACATGTTTGATTGGCTTAAAGAGTTTTGAAATTTTATACACGCTGGTTCAAACAAATCAAAACAAGTTTTATTTGACCAAATCAAGCTCAAATATTTCTTGCAAATTAAATTCATTGAAATCTCAAGAGACTTTGAATCTAAAACATTATGTCACTTATAGACTATTTCAAAACAATGTATACAATCTTTATAATTTATACGTCCAATGTCATATCAAAAAGAAACGTGTGTATATCCCTAAAAAATACAAGTCGCTGTTGTATGAATTACATGGTTTGTATTTGAGTAGTGAAAAAAGTATCGTCATTACAAAAAAATTGGTGGGGGATGCCGTCATGTCGTTGAACCCATGGAAATTGGAAAATTTGTTGTTGAGTTGAATTATCTGTAGAATTGTCCAGGACTCATTAACCACTGTAATAAATAAAATTATTGTTTAATGAAATTAGCAATGTCCTTTAAAACCTATTATGATTATGTTTTTGATGAAAATAAATTCACAGAGGATTTTTCTAGTATTCTAAGTACTGTAGATAGTTATTATTATCCAGACTCTGAGGTATTGAATTGGTATGACCAGCAGCTAAAAGAATTGGACTTGTTTATTGAAAAGGTCAATGTATTTCAAAAAGTAATGAATAACCATTTACAATATTTTGAATGGGACCCGCCGGGTAAATTTTATGCCAAGGTAGCTACAGAAAGAAGCTTTTTTCCAGATTTAGAAATTTTCAAAACCAAGAAAAAAGACCCCAACTTGAAAAGAATCTTGTTTAAAAATTCTTTGGTGTATTATGACAAGCAAAAGAATTCCTATTATACAGACTTTTACATTATTTCTAATTAAATTCAAGTAAATTTATTCAGCAATATATTGTGATGAAAATCTAACATTATGTTTATCATTTTTGACAAGTCTCAAAATTTCAATACCATCCAACTTTATAATATAACTATATTTGTCATGAATTTGATATCGACCATATCCAAATGTCTTTTTTTCCAAATCATATTCATCAGAATCTATCATATAAGGTATTAATTGAAAGCATTCTAATCCTTTTAATTCTTCTTTTAAAGTGTCATCATTTGAATCTCTTACATACAAAAATGCTACACCTTCAGTTGCAAGTCTTAAATCTAAATAGATACCATTTCTCTCAATCAAATTGTATCTTCTAGGTTCATATTTCAAGGGTTCAAAAGAAAAGTCTTTACCTTTTGTCATTGTAAAAGGTTTTTGGTCTTTTGATTTTTCGCCTTCTTTCAGGGTACCCTGTAAAGCTCCCATCGGTTATTTGTTTCATCTTTTTATTTTTTTAACAAACTCCATTCATTTCTAATAAATAAACTAGTCTCTATACAATGAAATCTATTGTAGAGGCTTTGATAAAACGTGCACCTAGTTTTGAACAAAAAAGTCAAACCTGGTTGGACTATCGAAAACAATTTGTAACAGCCAGTTCAGCTTCTGATATCGTTTACAAGACTGAAAATCTTATTACAGCCTACAACAAGATTTCCACCATTCCAGAATCGATTGACCCAGATGAAAATTGTAATCCTTTTGATTCCAAGCAAGACTGGCTGGATAAGAAACTGGGCAAAAGACCCTTTACAGGCAATGTCGCCACGAGATTTGGAGAACGTTTTGAACCTGTTTCAGCAGACTATTACCGATTACAGACCAACCAAATCTTGTATGAATGTTCTATTTTAAATAGTTTGAATCCGGATACAGCCTTTTTAGCTGCCAGTCCAGATGGTATTACAGAAAATGGTGTTATGCTAGAGATAAAGAGTCCTTATTCCAGAAAATATATCAAAGGATTTATTCCATTGAGATACTACATTCAAATACTATTACAACTCTATGTCTGTGGATTACAAGAATGTGATTACTTGGAATGTTTTTTCAAAGAGTATTATGATATTGTAGATTTCTTTCATGATAAAAAGAAAAATCCATTAATGAGTGGTTGTATTGTTGAAAAAATTGGACAACAATCAACAGCATACAGTTACTACTCGCCAAAGACATTTGATAATGAAGAATGCAACGAATTTATTTTAAAAGAGACGCAGCAATCTGATGTAATGTTTAAAATTATTTGGTGGCATTTAGAACAAGCCAATCAAATCAGAATTCCTTTTGACCAGTCTGCTTTTAATGACATGTTGCCCAGTTTAAAGAGCACTTTTGAAGAGTATCAGCAACTTTTGAAATAAAAAAATATTTTTCAAAACTATTTTTAGAAATCCATTTTCATTTTCAAAAAAAATATTTTGATTTCTGAAAATGATTTGGAAAATAAATTTTTATTTTGAAAATGGTTTAATAATAATTACTAATTAATATGAAAGCACCCAAATTAATCAAGAATACCAATATTACCAGCAATGTACTGGTCAATAAACTTTGTACTATTGTCAGACGATATTACAAGAAAAAGGATTCGTTTTCATACATTAAAAAGGCTGTTGAAAAGCACACCAATTTTATCCTAGAATCCTTTGTAGAAGTCAAAGCCTCGAAAACACAAGTATCGGTGCCATTGATTGGTAGTTATCTATTTGTAGAAATTGGAGACAAACAATACATGTTTATTGGTTATACCAAACGCTCTGTTTATCATAAAGTAGTGGAAGCGGCTTCTTTTTTGGGTCTCAAAGCTAGCAAAAGCATCTTTTCCATTTTAAATTTAATGGCTTCCTCTGTTGGAATTGGTTTGGCTGTGTTTGGTGGATTATTTTGGATTTTATCACCAATTTTAAAATCTTGGTTTTACATTGGAAAGATTGCTTCTCAAATGACTGCAGCCTATGTATTGCCTCAAGGGCTTCAACCAGTTGAACAAGCACCATTAAATGTTTTGATAGAAGGCGGCTTATGGGGGTTGGGAAGAGTTTTGGAAGCTGTAGCTGATTTTCAATAATTACCAATAAAGTTTTTATTTATCAAGTTTTTAATTTCGCTTCTTCTTTAATAACAATTGTTGAAGAATTTGATTTATTTCCAAGACAATAACAACAGATACAACATCCTACAATACTCAAAATAATGATGATTAATATGATAATTAAAACCAATCCACCAACTGCAGAACCATCTGAAGAAGCCATTTCACCTCTTGGGTTAAGTGGTTTCATTTATACTTTTTTTTACCAATCAAATAGGACACGTGTCCAAAACGACACATTACCTGTTACGTCATTCATTTGATTGGTTACAAGGTGTTTCTAAACTTTAAAACTTTTTTTTTAATTCCTTTTGGTAATGGGAAATTCGTCATCTACTATTGCAGTATCAACTTCTTTGGCTACGTTTAGTATAGTATTTACCTTTTTTATTCTTATGTGCTGCATATATCTTGCAAGAGGTAGTGCAAAGGCTGTAGATTTTATCATTTTATTGATATTGCTAGCATGTAATGGCCTTTGTGTGGGCGAGTACTATGCCAATTACTATGGAAATGGCACCACCAGTGACCAAAAAAATGATACTATGATTATAGTTTTAACTTGTTTAACCGGTGTAATTATTTTAATGTCACTAGTTTACTTTTTGACTTTAAATAAAGGAAAACAAACACCACCTACTGGAGTGGTTAAACCTGCTTGAAAAGATTAGCGACGTAAAAACAAAACAAACCAAACCGTCTGTGATGTATCGTCAACGACGTAACGAATCTTATTGGTCGAAAAATCTTTAAATAAAACCACTTCCCTCGGTGGTTATGAGTGATATTTTAGTAAAGGACGTCTGCTTAAAAATCAAACAAGAGTTAAAGAAAAAATCAGTGGATAAGACTGTTTTAAATGATTTGAAATATCAATTAAACTGCACAGTGTTAGAAACAAACAAGATTCCATACTACAAATCTGATTTGCTAGCTTGTATGAATAGAAAACGTCTACAAACGGAATCAACAAAAGGCACAATGAAATTAGCCTGGATTATATTCAAAAAAACCTATGTGGTAATTGTTTGTGAAGTGTCTCTTGTTGTTAACTCTTTGATTACTATAGTTCAGCAACCAGACGGTACAGGAACATTAATAGTATTAATCATTTTCTTTCTAGCTTTTGCAATGTTTTACTTTAAAATGATTCATTACCTGGAAATGAAAAAGAAGACATTTTTTGAATGTTTAAAGTATGACTTGTATATGGTATTTTTTGGCATTGAAAGAATTCTGTTTGCAGGAGGATTGATAACATTATTAATTCCGTTGTTTTCAGTGACTTTTGTGTCACAGCCTTTAAAATATTTGTTTGTTTCAATCGTTGTACCATTTTTTGGAGTCATGGGCTCTTTTATAACAAATGTGGTTTATTACAATGATGCAGTTTGTTCTTTGAATCAATTTGTAAAAATTAACAAAAACACCTATAAAGGAGAATTGAAATTCAATTATATTTATGAAGAAGCATTTGTGTGTCAATGTTTAGGATATTATAAAAACACCAGTGATTTAGACCGAGATTTATGGAAATACGTCGTTGTACCATTGAGTATTTTGAAAAAAGAGATTAAAATGTATGACGTTCCCCCTCAAGACACTTATAAAATTATGAATAACTGCGTTTATATCTACGACACAGACCGTCCTGAACCTGTAAAAGAATCTGCAACTTTAAAGTAAAATAAATTAATTTTATTTGAAACCTATTTTACTTTTTTACAAAAGCTTGTAGATTGTATTTATCTATTTGAAATTTTGTAATCTTTCCATTCAACGAATTTATAACCTCTTCTGTAATCTCAATTTTATCTTTAAGAATATTAATCAAAGCTTCTTTCCCGCTCTTTATCGCAATATAAAATGCAATCAACAAACTCTCAGAACCTGGTGAATATTCCAATATTGTTAAAATATCTTTGAACATAATCTTTACCTTCACTTTCAAGTAGAAGCTCCATTAAATGACATGCAAATACAATTGTTTTCATTTTATAAATAAATTTTTTATTTATTTAATCTGCAAAGAAAGTTCCCCCGACTCAAAAGTAAATTAATCTTCACTAATATAATTTAGGGATAAATAAATTCGGTGGTTACTTTATCCCATCCATTAATCTTTTTAACCAATGGAGTAGTTTGAATATTACTATAATCACTATAATCAAACAATTGTACAAATGAAAAGGTACATCGTTCTCTATTATCAGCTTGATAATAAATTACAAAATCAAAGGACATGGTCTTTTCTTTAAAATCTTTTTGAATAATATTAGCAGTATTTAATAATCCTGTTTTAACATAAGTTGGAAAGTCTTCTTTAGAGCACAATTTATCCAGCAACTGGATTAAATTATCATGTTCTTTAAAGGATATATAATAATGCATGGTTGATTTAAAAGGGTAGTTGATTTAAAAGAATTTATTTGCTAAGTAAGAACACGAGTCTTGATAAAATTAATTAAACGTTGAACTCTTAATTGTGATGACAAAGTACCATTTCTGTTCAAAGTGAATGGTATTTCATCAAAACCCAAAGCATAATATTGGCTATTTCCATTAATGTCTAAACGATTCAATTTTTGAATAAAATATCCACCGTAACATTGAGAACCTAATACATTTAATGAGTTAATTGTTTTTCCTGGTTCTTCACAATATCTGAAAATTTGTTTCATTACATTATCAAAGAACATTTTTGGAGTCCACCAGACAGCATTATCACTTTCAACTCTATCTGTAAAATTTCCAGTTCTTTTAGCTCCATGTGTCAAAATAATAATCCAAATATCAACTGGTACACCCTGGTAGTTACTTGCAATAGTTCTACGAATATTATTAACTATATTTATACCTGTGTTGTTTATTGAATCTCCACCACGTTCCCAATTAATAGAAATACCAGTCATTTGTTCTTGTAATTCCTTATGTAATAATGCAGGTACTGATTCAGCTAAAGAAATATTGGGTGAAAATTGTAAAAACAATGGTCGAGGCATAAATTTTAAAAGAATCTAAAAGTCATTTAAAACTAAAAAATGAACTGTGATTGGTTAAAATATCATCAATTCTAATAAACCATTTGATTGGTTCAATGTACTTGATTAATTTCTAGCAAATCAAAATCAAGATATAAACATTATAAAACTTTAATGAACAATGTTGAAAGTTATTCTTTTTTAAATGACAATTCCAGCAAAAAGTTTTATTTAATTGGGTTTGCAGATTCAATCCTGTAATATATGCCCTCTAACCCAGATATGACGACATTAGCTTTTTATAATGAAAATAATGAATTGATACAGCCTCCCCAAGGCGTCAGATGTCAGTGTACAATAAGAATTAGGGATAATGATGTTGAAGAAGATTTGAGATATAATGCAAATGGATATTACATCATTTTTAATCAAATGACCAGATTATATCTAGGTACTATTCGTTTGATGACATTAACACAATTGAAAAATCACAATATTCAATTCAATCCAGAGGCTGTTTGAATAGACGACGTTGAAGAATTGAATCAAAATTTAGCAGAAAATTTAAACCTGTAAATTAATTCGACCAATCAAAAGTGTAATTTTATTTTGGACCAATGAAACAGCTAGACGATTTTTAAATAAAATTTAAGCCAATAAAATAAAGAAATAAATGCCTTATATTAATTATGAATTACACTCATTTCATGGTCAAACAATCTGTCGCCTTTTGGTTGGCTTATCATTGTTATGTATATCAGGATGCACGAGAAAACCCTGTTAAAGGTTATGATTTAGTCGGTTGGTTTAATTTTATTTGGAACAATCATAAAAATGAATTGGATGACGAAGATGTTAAAGCTATTGAAAAAGCTAGCAATTCACAAAAGACTTTGATTTGTTTATTGTCTAACTTGAAAAGTCATTGGGAAAGATTTTTTCATAGTTATCACGCTGTATCCCCAGATAAAGATTTAAACGACACACCTAATAGAGTGTTTGTTTATAAAACTGTATTCCTTTACTTAAGTAAAGGAACTGCATTACCAGATGATATAAAAAGAGTGGTTAAACCCAAAAACGATTTACTATGGAAGTTGACCGTGTCTAAATATCAATTGGAACTTATTCAAGATGACACAGTAGAAGAAAATGATGAATAAAATTAATTTTATTTAATTGGTGTATTCAATGTATTTTGAATTAAAAAGTGGTTCAGACTTGTCCAATGAATGTTGTATTTGCCAAGATGACGACTTGGTCAGCATTGAACAGTTTAATTTACAAATGTCTACTGATTCAACTGGACTCATTTTGAAAAACAACAAACACAAGAATATTGGAGAAGCTTTATTTCGTCTATCAAATGCTATTTGCTTTTTAGATATCTTGTGTACGCTTGAAACCAACCAAGGCCATGGGTCCTTGCTTTTAAAAGAGCTAATAAAGTATTGCAAGAGTCTAAAAATAAAAGAGATTAGATGCAACAGCACAGATGAAGCAGAGTCCTTTTATTTAAAACACAAGTTTAAAAAAGTTACGACGATAAACAGTACAACATATGATGAAACGTTTATTCTTAAACTTTAAGGGTTTTCAATAATTTCCTCTTCTTCATTGTCTTTTAGTCTGAATGCAAACCGAAATTTCCCATTAATTTCCATTAAAGGAGCGACCAAATCTGGAATCAAACCGTTTTCTTCATTCAAATAATAATAACACCATTCACAAAACTGTCCAAGAGTAGGTGACGGTGATGTTGGATTTGATAGATAAAAATCATTTTCAAATGAGTTGTAATACGTGGACAGACAAATACATAGATAATAAGCTAGATTTTTTGTAGTAAATCTGAATGTACCCATTTCCTGAACTACCAACTTTTCTTGTTCAAATATTTCAGCAATTTCTTCTTTAGCTTGCAATACACGTATTTTATTATCATGTTTCTGAAAATATTTCCAAAATACATAGTATAATACCTTTGAGTTGGGTGGAGCCATTTTTAAAGTGTAAAATCTCATTTTACTTTTTCACAATTTAATCAGTTTATCTTATTGGTTTAAACGGTTTTGCGACATTTGATTGGATAATTTTTATTTAAAATTGAACTTGAAAATTTAATGGTTCCTTCTTCATCGTTGTTTGATAGTTTGTCACCTTGACTTCAAAATAGTTTTCTTTGACACTAATGTTCATCTTGTTCATAAAATCAAAAGGACATTCAACATTGTATAATCTAGTACAGCCTAATTGTGTCAACCAATAATCTGCTACATATTTGACATAAATTTTCATACTTTCGGCATTCATACCCAATAAATTAGTTTTTAAAATATCATCTACAAATTCACATTCCAAAGCAACAGCTTCTTTAAAAATGGAATGAATTTCTTCAATATTCAATCTATTTTGTAACTTGTAATACACGGCTACAGCAGTTTGTGCATGTAATCCTTCATCTCTTGAAATCCATTCGTTCGAAGTCGTCAATGCTTTTAAAATACCCTTGTTTTTTATCCAGAAAATGCTACAAAAACTAGCAGAGAAAAACAATCCTTCGACAACTAAAAACCCAATTAATCGTCTAGCAAAGCTACCCTCTGTAATCCACTTTTTAGCCCACGCTGCTTTTTTAATAATGGTTGGGTCATGGACGACACTACTCAACAGCAATTCCTTTTCTTGATAATCTTTGATAAGTGTGTCAATGAGTAGACTGTAGCATTCATTGTGAATGGCTTCAATAAATATTTGCGTTGCATACAACTGTCTTATCTCTGCTACTTGAATTTCATTGTAAAAATTCAAGACCAAATTCTCATTGACAATACCATCACTGGCTGCAAAAAAGGCCAATACCTTTTTAATAAAATACTGTTCATTTTCTCTGAGTTTTACAAAATCATTGTAATCATTAGAAAAATCTAGTTCCTCGACAGTCCATACATTGGAGACACTCTTTTTATAGAGCTTCCAAATATCTGTATAATCCTTGTCAATAGGAAATACTGTAAAACGATTTGGGTTTTCAATTAAAATCTTTTCCATAATTTAAAGCCATTTATTTATTTACAGCGAGCACTTACACCAAGCAAGCTCTTTAAGCCGAGCAAGTTAAGCAATCATCCACAGTATATTGGATTGGTGTGGCACTACTCTGAGAGCGTAAATAATAGCCGCCTGTTTTTAAGCCATTTTTCCAACAATAAAAGTACATGCTGGTTAATGCACCAACCGTCGGATTGGCTATATACAAGTTCATGGATTGTGTTTGGTCAATAAATGGCGCTCTACCAATAGCCAAATCAATCAAGGTTTTTTGGCTAATTTCCCATACCGTCTTGTACAAGTCTTTGATATTATCTGGAATCTCTTTGATTTGTTGAATACTACCAGAATAAAATTGAATTTGCTTGCTTAAACTAACATTCCACAATCCCAACTTTTTAAGGTCTTGTACAAGGTAATGATTAATGACAATATGATTTCCAGACAAGGTATTACGTGTAAACATGTTGCTTGTAATGGGTTCAAAGGATTCAAAATTACCCATGATTTGAGACGTACTAGCAGTTGGCATACAACACGTCAAGACACTGTTGTAGACGCCATATTTCAACACTTTTTTTCGAAGGTGTTCCCAATCACATTTCAATGTGGATTCATCAATATGCCATAAATTATGTTGAAATAGACCTTGGCTGATTGGAGACCCAGCATACATTGGATACGTTTCTCCCAGCTCCTCTGCTATTTGACAACTTTCTGAAATGGCTGCATATTGAATCATTTCAAAAATATCTCTGTTTAGATTTTTTGCTTCTTGTGATTCAAAAGAGAGTCCAAGACTATAAAAGACATTGGCCAATCCTTGCACACCAATACCGATTGGTCTATTTTCAGTGTTGGTTTTCAAGGTTTCTTTTGTTGGATAATAATTCAATGCAATAACACGGTTTAAATTACGTACAATTTGACGTACAATGTGTTGCAATTTGTCAAAATCAAAAGAATCTGTAACACACTTTGACAAACAGACACTGGCCAGATTACAGACGCTATAATTGTTTTCATCAGAGACCAAACAAATTTCAGCACATAAATTGGACCCTTTGATGACGCCAATATTCTTTTGATTGCTTTTAACATTGATGCTGTCTTTAAACAACAAAAATGGCATACCAGCCAAAGACTGTGCTCTTAAAAATTCATTCCAAATGTCACGCGCCTTGATTTTTTCCACAAATTTGTTTTCAGATATATAGCGTTGATACAATTCAACGTACTTTTCTCCATAGACATCTGTCAATCCAGGACAACTATCTGGACACATTAAATACCAGTCGTCATCTTGTTCCACACATTGCATAAAGTAGTCGGATACCCAAAGCGCTGTAAATAAATTTCGACAGGCCTTTTCGACATCGGTAATATTGTTTTTAATTTTAAGAAAATCCATTATATCAGCATGGTGTGGTTCCAGGTAAATAGCAATGCTACCGTTTCGTTTTCCACCTTGGTTGACATAAACACATAGAGCATCATATTGCTTCATCATTTGGATAATGCCAGACGACACACCTCGTGTGCCTCGAATTAAACTGTTTTTAGCACGGATATTAGAAATATGCAAACCGATACCACCAGACCATTTTGAAATCTTTGCGCAATCCGACACTGTTTTAAAAATTCCTTCAATAGAATCATGAGTGCCCATTAAAAAACAGCTACTGAGTTGTTGTTTTTTGGTACCGGCATTGAACAAGGTTGGACTGGCATGGGTAAAACACTTTTCCGATAATAATTTATAAGTGTTTTGTACGTTTTCAACGTCTCCAATCCACAATGCCACTGCAACACGCATAAAGGCATGTTGTGGGGTTTCTTGAATGGTTTTATCATTAATAATTACCTTGTATAAATAGGATTTTTCCAATGTCTTGTAACCAAAAGCATCTAAACTGTAATCTTTAAAAGAATCCACTTGCAGATTCTCTTTGACAACAAACTCATAATACTCTTTTGAAACAATAGAATTGGCATACAATAATTCAGTCATGTGAACAAATGACTTTGCACTCTTTGACTTGTGCATATTTGAAATGATGATACGGGAAGCCAATACGGCATAATCTGGTTCTTCTATAGATTTATCCAAAGCATACTCAGACGCGTAAATATCCAAGTCATATGTTTGAATGCCATCATAAATATTTTCAATTACCTTTTTAGCCACCAAAAATGGGTCAATCCCTTTTAAAAATTCAAAACGCTCATCGTTTTGTGGACCACCTATTAATCTTTGAATTCTATATAAAATCTTGTCAAAAGATACCTCTTCAAAACAACCATTTCGCTTGCAAACTCTCATTGACATTTGGAAATGTTATTTCTTTAGTCTAATCCATTTAAAAAAAATTTAAAATGGATTTAGAAAAACGACGGGCTGCAAAAAATGGACTGTTATTAAAAAGCATTTGAATAAATAATTGGACTGTTGAATATACTAGACTGTTAAATGTATTGAATAAATAAATGGTTGTAAATCAAATGGATATTCGAAAAGCATCACCAGAAGTTGTCTATCAAAATCGAGACAAGATTAATTGGAAAAAAATTTGTAGGTCAAAGTTGAGCGTCAAGCTAATGAGGCAGTATCGTGATTTAGTAGATTGGATGACAATTTGTAAATATCAAAATCTGTCTAAAAAAACTATTAGAGAATTTTCAGAGTATGTCGATTGGAAACAAGTATCTTTACATCAAAGACTGGACGAAACTTTTCTTAGGGAATTTTCAGACCAAGTTGATTGGAAATTAATTAAAGTTAATGATTTATCCGAAGCATTTCTAACAGAGCATAGCCACTTGTTGGATTGGGGAAAAGTGTCACTTAAACCAGGGTTATCTGAAGATTTTATAAAAAGGCATGCAAACCTTGTCAACTGGAACACTATTTCATATCATCAAAAACTACTTTCGGAAGCTTTAATAGGTGAATTTCCCCACCATGTCAATTGGCATTATATTTCCCGATATCAACATCATTTGTCTGAAGCCTTTATAACACAATACAAGGAATATGTAGACTGGACCTTTATTTCCAGACATCAAAATTTGTCTGAAGCCTTTATAACACAACACAAGGATTTAGTCAACTGGACCTGTATTTGTGTAGGTCAAACGTTGTCTGAAGCCTTTATAACACAGCACAAGGATTATGTAGACTGGCGTTATATTTCCAAACGTAAAATTCTGTCTATCGCATTCATTAGAGAAAACGCTGACCACGTTGATTGGTGTCAGATTTCATATCATCAAATATTATCAGAAGACTTTATAAGAGAATTTAAAGACCAAGTCCATTGGTATAATATTTCATATCGTCAAAAATTGTCTGAAGAATTTATAACAGAATTTTATTTCAATGTACACTGGCAACTTATTTCAAAACATCAAACCTTGTCTAGCGAGTTTATGAAAAGATATGCTTGTTTATTAGATTGGAAAGAAATGACTTGTCATCAGCAGAGTCTTCAAAATAATCGAGAATTATTACGCGAATTTGCTGACCGTGTTGATTGGACGCATCTTTCAATGATACGACAAAAACCCCTTCTTTTATACATGAATTTCGTGACCGTTTGAATTGGTATTGGCTTTTAAGAGTCAGTCGTCCATTTGATGACGCATTTTTAATGGAACATGAAAAGTATTTAGATTGGGCTCAAATATCAAGGTATACAAACTTGTCTTTGGCATTTATTGAAAAGTATCAGGATAAATTATCATGGCGACCAATCATCAAAAATTATAAACTGTATACAAATGTAAAAAATGGGATAAAATTCAAAAATGGAATGCGTTTTACCTTTTAAAAAAGTAAATAATTTAGAGTCAATTCAAAGTAAACTAATCAACGTAAATAATTTGGTGTTGGTGTCAATTTAACGTGTGATAGGCCGAAAAGGAACTAATCACGCCTATTGAAATCGCTTGCATAATTTGAATCAGTATCTTCTTGTCATAGCCTAATAACCTTCCAAAAACAAGATATTTTATTCGCGGTTGAATAAGAATCAAGGCAATAAAGGTAATTAAAAAGGCAAGCGAAATGTATTTGCTAAAAATATCAAAAAAGTCTAGGGAATGTCTGACAGTATCATTGGTGTATTCCATTGGGTCCGGTGCTCTGGAATACATTGGCATAGGCCCTTCAGGAGTATAATTTTCTTGAATATTGTCATTGTTGTAACCTTCAATTGGCACTTCTTCAATATCATTGATATCAAAGTCATCTCCGCCATCAAAAGCGTATGCGTTTGCACCAAAAGTCATTATTAATTAAAATTTAAATCTTTTTTCAAAAATTAAACGTAGAATGAAACTACGGTCTGGTAAATTAATTCAACAACTTTCAACTTTTAATTTCAACAAAGATTTATTTGAAGAAGAGCGTAAACATTTGAACCACAAGATTTTAAATAAATAAATTGTCGATTAAAAGATGTTGTTGCGTTGTAAGTGAGAGTCAATACAATACTATTCAATTCTTTGAGTTAAAAGAGGAAATTTCATTTGCTTCTGATGAAGAGGAGATTGTTAAAAAATAAAATTCAGGCTAAATAAAATAAATAAAATGTACTTTTAAAAAATGTTCTGGCAAAGACACCGAGGAAACCTTGCAAGAAAAGATTCATTTAATATTTACGCAAATCTTTGGTTCTGATACCGATTCTCAATCAGATTCTATTTCTTAAAATTTTTTTTACAGTGTCATTTCTGTAAATCAAAATTAATTTTCAAAAAATAAATTTCCATTTTGAAAATGGGTCTGGAAAAATCTTTTTTTTAAACTTCAAAGTTTTTAATTTTTATATTGGTTATAGAGTTGGAATCCAACAGAGTCAAGCATATAGTGCCTGCTATAAACAAGACAATTCCAATAAATGTATTTCTCACTAATTAACCCGGTTCTCAGTAAAAATAAATAAAATATCACTTGTACATGTCAAGAAGTGTAGATACCGCTGAATCTAGAAATTATATTAGAAAAATATTACAAAAGAGTGCCAGCTTTTATGGTCCAAAACATTTAAATGTCTTGCAGGGTAAATATGCTGGTAAAGCCTGTTTTACACAAGACTATAAAATGTTTGGCTTTCTAGACTCTTGGGATATTGCTTTGAAATATCTAAATGCTTTGAGACCCCACGAGCAAGTTTTTAATGAATTAATCCTAGAAAATGCATTTGTCAAACCCTTTTTTGATGTGGAATGGTTTACAAAAGATTTTCCAGACTATCAACCAGAAACAGTATTAAATCAAATCATAACGTGTTTAAAACAAATATTTAGTCAACATTTTCAAATTACACTTACCCAAGATGATTTTTATGTTAAAAGTTGTCATCGAGAAACGGACAAGGGAAAGAAATATTCTTTTCATATTATTGTCAGTCCGGCAAGGAGTATCGTGTGCAAAGACAATACCTATTGTAAATTCATTGCTAGATTACTTCAACAATGTGTCACATTTGATGATTCCCTCATTGATAAATCCGTTTATTCCAAAAATAGAAATTTAAGACTACTAGGCCATTGTAAAAGTTCTAGTCCAGACTTTCCCTTTTTAGAACATGAGCGACGAACTGATATTAGACATTATTGTGTCACGTTTATCACCAAAGTATATGATTTATTAAAGATTCCTGAACAACAAATTGATATGCCAAGGTCCGCGATAGATGATGTCGAAGGGTGTGAATTTCCATGTGCCAAGGAAATTTCAGACGACATTATTGAAAAGGTATTAACCATTGTCAAAACCATTTGTCCCAGTGTTTATTTTGATAATAGAGTGGTGAATAATTTTATAGACTTGAATTATGACCACGGTCAAAAATGCCCCATCACTGGAAATGTTCATGACCACATTGGTCTGTGGGCGATTATTCAAAATGAAAAGCAAGTCAAAGACAATTTGAAAATTGGATGCCGGTCTGAACAATGTAAAAACTATGACAACAAGTGTGAAACCATGACACTAGGTAGCATCCATCAGCTATTGGAATCGGATTTGACCACAGTGTGTGATATTGAACAAATACAACCAGTGACATTTAAAGAAAATATTATTGACAAGCTTGGATTTGAATTACTAAAAAATGAGATTAATCAAAAGGTATTGGGCATGTCCAACATTTTCAAACACATTTATGGAAATCGCATCAAATGGGTGGAAGAAAATACAACGTATTATTGGAATGGTGAATTGTGGCAAGAAGATGCTTCCTTGTTTATATACAGATTGATTTCTGTAAAGTTTCCTCAGTTGTTGGAGCATTTCATGGAAAACTATCATAATTTAGATGAAGCCCTTGCCAAGGAAACCAAAGACTTGATTATCAAACTACGAAATGCCATGATAAACAAGTCTATCATCAACATGGTGAGAGCCTTGATTTATGACCGTTACTTTACAAAAATCAAGGATATTTGTCCGTGTGAATTATCTGTAAAAAATGGCATGGTGTCTTTGAAAACAGGTGTCGCTCGAGCAACCTTGCCAAAGGACCACATTACAAAGAGTCTAGACTTGGAATACTTGCCTGATGTCTATGGTCAACACCATAAAAATTACAAGATATTTGACACATTTGTTCGTGACATTACAAGAGACATTCAAGGTCAGCTAAATGATGAAATGTATTTGTATATGAAATGGATTCTTGGCTATGCCCTACAAGGTGTCCCAAAACACAAGAAATTCTTTATCTTTTGGGGACCTGAAGGATTTAATGGCAAGAGTATTTTGTTGAATACCATTTCAAGTGTCCTCGAATATTATGCCGTCACCATGGACAAGTCTGTTGTATTCCAAGGTCCCAAAAAGACTGCTGGAAGTCATTCCACAGAATTGGTTCGTCTAGAAAATTGTCGAATTGGTATACTTGCTGATACCTCTGAAGATTCTAGCATTGATGACTCGCAAGTAAAGACGCTAACAAGTATCACTGACAAGATATCTGTTCGAGAAATCTATGGAAAGCAAAAGGAATTTAGACCCACGTTTGTCCCTATTATCGCCACAAATTTCAAAATTAGAGTCAATTTAAAAGACCAAGCCATGTATGATAGATTAATTTTATTTCCATTTCTATGTCGATTTGTCGATGAACCAGACCCAGAAAAACCAAATGAACGCAAAGCCAATCAAGACTTGGCAAACGAGTTTGATGATGCTGAATTTAAAAAGAGTATCTTGTGTTGGTTGATTGATGCTGCTTTATTTTATTCTCAAAATGAAAACATGATGGTACCACAAACAATTGTATTGGCAAAGCAAGATTATAGAAAACAAATGGATATTTATCAAGAATTTTTGGGTACCTGTTGCAATTTGGACAATACGGCAACAAAGCGTCGATTTATTACCAGAAAGAGTGAACTCATTGAACAGTTTGTCAATTATTGTATTGAACAAGGTGTCAGAGTCGTCAAAGGAAAATGTGAAAAGGAATTCAACAAGATTTTAGAATCTGAAAGGGTGGATGGCATTTCAAGTTATATTGGTGTGGCTTTAAAATCTGATGAATAAAATTTAATAATTAATTCTTCTTAAAATAAAATAATGAATAAAATAAAAATAAAAGAATGAAGCCATCTTTAAATACGTGTGAATCTTTATTACGCGCATTTAAATTGAGTGAAAAGTTTTTAACCCTACAAGACATCAAACTTTTTGAACCTTGTAAAATCTATTTGACTTCCAATGGAAATAATACTCTGAAAGACTTGGCAAGTTCAATGGAAAAGTTGTTGTAAAAGTAAAAGTAAAAGTAGTAAATAAAAATACCGTTAAAAAAATGTAAAGGTAGAAATCAAACAACTGTAGTCATTGAAAAAAATACAGAAAGTAAGGCGCCCGTTATTGTAGCTACATTACAAAGTGATTAGTAAACAAACTTGTCTCAAGATTTCGTAACCGACGGTACACTATTTTAATTGGTCAATAATTGTTTTGTATCCAAAACGTTTTATATAAATAACCTCTTCACCCAAATTGATAAAATGAATTTTTTATTTGGTCTTTTGGTCATTGCAGATGAATGTAAAAACAAGATTAAATGTAAATTTGATTGTTGTCCAAATTTCTATTACAAATGTAATAATAAAGGTTACTGTGAATTTAATGAAGAATTTCTTTATATTGCGTCTAAAAAGATAGTTGATTTAACTCAAATGGCAGTAGCCGTAATTGATTATTTTTTTCCGATTGAAAAAATTTGTTATTTTGTATGTAATAAATCAATATCGGAAAAGGATATATCAAAATATATTATATTGCTTTTATATATTGCATTTATTACAAGTTCAATAATTGTGTTTTATGGATGTTTTAAACACATATTTATACCAGGTTTATTCATTGTGATAGTTTACACAATCTGTTCATTTTTATTGAATTTTTTTGGATTTTGGGGATTTTTCTTTTTCTTGTTATTGACAGCGGCTATCAAATCTGAAACAGAAAAGTAAATCAAATAACAATGTTTATTTCTTTCAACATCTTTTTATACTTTATAAAACTAAATTCATTTCCAAATAAATTTCCAATCTTTTGTTTTAAAATATTATTTTTGGAATAAAACCTTTGTAAGCTATTGTCTTTTTTATTCCAAATTGTATCAGATTCATTAATAGTTTTCTGAAAACAAAATGGAAACTTTAAAATTTTAGGATTGCAATAAAGTGTAAAGTAATCATCTATTCCAAGACCAGTTTGTTTGTAAAACTTATTGTAATTAAATGTCATCAAATTGACAGCTTCTTGTTTGCTTATAATATATGCATGAGCACCCATAAAGTAAGCTTTGTTGTAATGTTTTTGTTTTTCAATGTATTTAAAAATTGTAGCTCCCAAAAATAATAGAGATGGATTTGTTTTTAAATTGTCTCTGAGATTTTTTAGATTTGGTTTTTCAAAATAAATGTCATCTTCAAAAATTAAAAAATAGTCAAATGTGGAATTTGCCAATTTTCGAATCAATTCAAAATGACTATTCCAACACCCCAGTGTACCATCTTTTGTTTTTTCTGTTTTAAAATAGTTGACATGCAATCCCATTTTTTTAAATTGTTCTTTTGAATGGTTGTATCTGTCTTTACGGTGGTACAAGTTGATACACCAACTTTGTATATTATAATCGTATAATACCTTTTGTAGAGAATTGTCAAATATTTTTTCAACACACTTGTTGGTTGTGACTCTCATACCAGGATTTAGTTGTTTAATAGCAATTTTGTTGGCTTCAAATTCTTGTAGGTGATACCCAAATGTCATAAAGTTGCAAAATGGAAAGTGACTTGAATATTTTGTATTTAATTTAATGGTTTCCACAGCATTTTCTTTATAACGTTGTAAATTGTTTAGTATTTTTAAAACAGCCAACTTGGATTGTCTTGAAACCGTTTTTGGCTCTGTAATAATGTGTTTATTCTTTGTTAAAATATATCCAATTCTTAAATCTGCCAAACCAAAGGCTTTTGAAAACGATTTACATATATAGCTATTTGGAATCTTTAATATACTATTTAGTATTTCATTACCGTGGGTCAACTGGTAATAATCAAAATACACCAAATCAAATAAAATGGTTCCTTGTGTTGGAATAAATGTATTCACCTTTCCTGAACTATTGACGGGTATACAATTAATCATTAGTTCTGTATGTTTCAATTCAAACGGTTCATTGATTTGATAATGTTTTACAGGAATATCTAATAATTTGCAAAAGTTTTGATAGTTTTGATACGTATTTCCAGATGGTATATATACAGTTGTTGGTTTTAATTGCAAGAGTAATAAAAATATGGCTGGGTCACACCCCGCTGTAAGATACACCATTGTGTCAGAATCAATACCATTATATTTTTTTATGGCTTTAATGACTGAATTGTCGATACCGTCGGTTGAATAATACTTGAATTTTTCAAGTGATTTAAATGTCTTTCCTTGATATTCATTCAAATGTAAATTTTTGTATCCTTTTGGAATGTCTTTGATAAAATATGACATTTTATTAATTCTTAACAATTAAAAAAATAATGAAAAAATGATTGGAGAAATATTTTATTTCATTTCAGGCGCCAGTATTGTTGCTTCTCACCTGTTTAAATATAGAAACAAAGAAAAAGTATCAGACTATTTAAGTTTTTTTTCATCCATTTGTTTTTTAATTGGTGCAAGCTATTACCTAGTAGAAATTTTTTTAAATTAAGATAATTAATGACGCCAAAAATAAATGACTTTAAATTAAATTATGACAAATCGCTTGTATTGATTTGTATTATTTTATACCTGTTTATATTTGTTGTATTGGAATACACGGACAAGTTTAATAGTTTTCATCAATATTGTTTTGGGTTTTGCAACAAGAAAAATAATACATGTTATAAACTAAATAATCTAAGAGATTCAAATTATTATTCACCAAACAATAATAATAGTAAACATCCCTTGGAAATAAAAGGAAAACAAGGAAAAATATGTTATTTTACCTTTTGGGAACTAACACATTTTATATTTCATATTTACATTGGTTATTGGTATGGTTTTCTAACAAGTATGGTTTTTAGTATTGGATTTGAAATCTTTGAACACTATTACTTTAATTGTGGGTCTGTTTTAGATTTAGGATACAATGGACTGGGAATGGTACTAGGAATTTTATTGAGAAAAAAAGGTTATTAATTTTTTTTTAAATTTTATTTATCGATACGTTTTAATAAATCTGTCTTTAACATCCCAAAATATTCTCACAACACCTTTAACTTGTTCAACACTGACTGAATTCGATGCAGCAATGGGTTCTAAATGATTTTGGCTATTGTTGTATAAAGTTGAAATTGCAATGTCAGAATCGACCAACTGTTTCCAAATCAAACAGGTCACTAAAGGTGTAATATCTAAAGCACAAGAACCCGCTTTAATAGCTTGAAATAATACTTCAAATGTTTTATGTACCAGCTATTTAAAAGGTTGCATGTCAGATGTGACATGAGAAAGTTTATTCCATATTTTACAAAGTATAAATATTATTTCAAAAGATTTTACCCTTGTATCAATTGGTGCTGGATTAAAAATAAAAAACTGTCTGAAGATTTTATTAGAGAGTATCGCGATTGCGTAGATTGGCAAGAAATTTCTACTAAACAAACACTATCAGAAGCTTTTATGAAAGAGCATCGCGATTACATACATTGGTCAAGTATTTCTACTAGACAAAAGCTGTCTGAAGATTTTATTAGAGAGCATCGCGATTACATACATTGGCAAAGTATTTCTGGATGTCAAACACTGTCTGAAGATTTTATTAGAGAGTATCGCAATGCGTAGATTGGTATTATATTTCTACATACCAAACATTATCTAACGATTTTATGAAAGAGCATTGCGATTACATACATTGGCAAAGTATTTCAGCGCGTCAAACACTTTCTAGGGCGGTTTTAAGACAATTCAAAGAAAAATTAGACTGGAAATATATTACCGATTACAGGTTCGAGAAATTTTCCAATGAAATCATCAAAGAGTTTTGCAATTATCTAGATTGGCATTGGATTTCGGAATATAAAAGGCTGTCAATAGATTTTATTAGAGAGCATCGCGATTATCTAGATTGGAATAGTATTAAAAGAAAATATAGACTATCTGAAGACTTTGCTAGAGAGTTTGGCGACTATTTAGGATGGTATTGGATTTCTCAACATATGAGACTATCTGAAGCCTTTATTAGAGAATTTAAAGACAAGGTAGACTGGAATTGGATTTCACAATGTCAAACATTATCAGAAGACTTTATTAGAGAGCATCGTGATTTTGTTAAATGGAACCTGATTTCGGACAAGCAACTATTGTCTAAAAACTTTGCTATCGAGTTTAAAGACAAAATAAAGGAAATAAAATAATCATAAACATGTACACTTTAGTTTCTGGAAATGCATTCAAGATTTCTCAATGGAAAAAAATAATTCCTACGATTGAAATAACAAAACTTGATATTACAGAGATTCAAGGCAATTCTAAACAGATTGTAGTAGACAAGTGTTTAAAAGCATGGGAAGCCTTGAAAACACCAGTCGTTGTTGAAGACGTTTCCTTGTCTATAGAAAACTTTGACAATTTTCCAGGACCTTATATCAAATGGTTTATGAATGATTTGAACAAGTTTGCAGGGCAAAAGGCATTGTTTATTCATTGGATAGCCTACTTTGATGGCAAATCAATGAAACTGTTTCATGAAGAAGAAAAGGTGAATCTAGTAGAGAATACACCACTCAATGGGTTTGAAAACATGGTGACACCTGAATGGACAAACAAAACATTTGATACATTGGATTGGGAAATCTACAAGGATGTTTCGCCAAGAATAAGAAATATTAAAAACTTTATTAATCAATAAAAATATAGATTGCATTAAAACCGCTCGAAAAATTCAAGATGTATTATTTTCTGATGGAACTCTTTTTGTTAGACTATCTCCTGTCGATTCTTTGTCTAATGAAAGACTTTCCATTCCCATCGTATCATTGTCCGCTGAATCTGTACTATTTAGTTTAGTTGTTGAACCTACATGAGCATTAACAATACCTAGAATAATAGTCTCTTTTATATTGTATATTTCTAAAGCATATGATTTTTCATTCAGGTACATTTTCAGGTGATGTAATATAGTTTGATAAAAAGACATCTTTGTCATGTCAACTAGTTTAACAAATGTATTTTCATTGTTCAAAAGATACTCTGCAAGGTCTTTCGCATACTTAGTTTGGTTTTTTTCATGCTTTCTGCGAACTTCTTCAATGTTATACTCTTCAGGTGTGATACTTGTTGGATGTTCTTCCAATTCTTTAATATCCAATTTTTCGCTATTTGGTCTTTTAATATATAAATTCAAATAAATTGTATAGGATTCTTTTTTTGATGCCTTGTTGCTATGTGTACCATTCAGACATTTTAATTCGGTTTGGATGTTTTCACTGTATCTAAAGTGGCTTATAGCCGCAATCTCTAAATCATAAGCATACTCCCACAATTTCCTACCCCCGTAAGATTTTGTTATTTCCATGATGCTAATACACTCTTTAAACTTGTAATCTGAGATAAACTCATGTTTTGCTATTGTGAGATGTTGTTCAGTTCTAGTTTTTATATCACCTGTTACCCCAATGTAAAATGCACAATTTTGGTCAGATTTTTGTAGTTCAATGTACATTTTATTATACATTATCTCACAATCAATTTCATATTGACTTCTAGTATAATCATTTGAAGGTAATGGGTTCTTTTTTACAAGTAGCTGTGAGTGTTTAGTGGGTTTAAACAGACTTTGTTCTTCAATTGGGTCATGTTTGTTCCCTTTAATCGGGTTTCCAGACATGGTAACCATTTTTTTGAAAGAGAGCACCGACGCGCTATTTATTTAGAAAAAATCAATTTAATATCCTTGCACCCAATCAGGGTGACCAATAGCATTAGTTAACCCAAACACAATTGTCGTGAAATAACTTTGATTAATTAAATTAGACTTGAAATAAAAATCTCTTTTTATTGAAATAAAGTCTTGTAATAAACAATAACATCATTAGTTACAAAACAACTATCTACTTCTGGATGAGTCATGATACAACGCACTAGGTCATCTAAATCAGTTTCTTTCAGATTCAAAACAGTGGATAGTCTATTTTTAATTCTTCTTTTTAATCTGTCAACGCTTTGAAATAATATTAATTCTCTATTATTCAACAAAATTACAGACGATTTGCTACACTGTGTCTTTAAGAGTCTTTTGGTTGCGAAATATTTGCCTAAAAGCAGCTTCTTTTCCGATTTTAATAAAAAGATGATGTTGTAAGAATCCATTTGTCTCAAAAACTAAAGTGCAAATCAAATAAATTTTATTGCATTAAAAGTAACCATTCTTCAAAGTAATCGTCTTTTTTCAAATTGTCTAGTTCAAAGTAATCATAGAGTTTGTCCATTGTTTTAAACCACATATACAATGTAATTAAAATTAATTAGTAAATACTTTAATCGTTTCGTTTGATTTACAACTATAAATCTGTTTAATCTAGTGTAAATGGCAACCACCATTTGTATTCTCCAATTTAAAACAGCTGAGATTTCAAAATACTATATTTACATAGACAACAACGAGTATTACTCGATAAAAGAGTATATAGATTTTTACAATCAAATGTTTGGCGGTAAATCCTATCTATTTCTACACAAGTATTTTACTCTGGAAAACATGTATCTGTCGGAAGAAACCTGTCACTTTTTACATGAAAAAGAAATCAGTGACCAAAACATTTCAGAAAAGACCTTGTTCAACTTTGTAAAAACTTTTGAAAATCATTTTGCGAATGAAAACAGTGAAGCCCTATTTCTAATTGGTCTAACACAAGAAGAGATTTCATTTTCTCATCATTATATTCTATGCTTTGAATACTACAACAATACTTGTATTCTATTGGAGAATTCTGACTTTGTACAGGATATTCTACAAAAATCTAGATTCCTGGAAAAAATCAAAGCCTATGAAGAATATGATATTGTTGAACCTGAAAAGTTTCAAGCCTTTTTGAGGTTGTCTGTCAATAGCATCAAAGATGTGCCAGACAAACTGGAAAGCATTGAAAGTCTTTGTGATATTGGTGCTCTTAAAAATATTTTCTTTACAACGCAACAAAAGTTGAGAAACATTATTTTAAATCACTATGAGATTACACTAAATGAAAAGCACAAGATTAAATGTTCAGAATTGAATGAAAAACTGGAATATCTTGGTGTAGCATTTGACAAGAAAACACTGTTGAATGTGTTGAGTGATTTACAAGTAACCAAAAAGAGATATTCAAATGGTTTTTACTGGGTAAAATTAAAAGAAAAATGACGTTGTGGTGGTTTTGTGCGCTGCGCTAAATAAATAAATACTCTTTAAATCATCAATGAACAAGATTGTCAAGATTGAAGACTTGGATATCTCTCAAGTATCTTTTGTATACAAACCACAGAAAAAGGGAGCAGAGACTGGTTCCAAAGGTGATTTCTTTTGGTTGAATTACAAGAACGCACCCGTATTGATTCAGTTTCCAAAAGACAGACCATTGTTTAAAGGTGCTTCAGATTTCAAAGACAACAAAAACTTTACCGTGTCGTATGAAATTGCAGACAAGCCAGAGATTTTGCAAAAGATGAAGAAATTGGAGGAAATGTGTCAAACCTTTGCAAAGGAAAATTTAAAGAGTTTGAAAATCTCTAAAAAGATGTTTAAACCATTGGTAAAGTATCGTGGTATCAATGGTGAACCAACCAAGGATGTTTCAGTCTATGAAAATGACACTGAAAAATGGCAAGACCCAATGTTGACTTTTAGAATTGATTTTGAAAAAAGCGAGTTTATTCATGACAAGAAAAAGGTCAAGGTGGACAGTGACAATATTCAAAAGTACTTGAGTCGAAGCAATGAGTTTTTAACCATTGTTAATTACTATGGATGGGTTGCATCAGATTCTTATGGTATTACAGGCAAGATGATTAAAACAAAAGTATGGGGTGATACAAATGCCAATGGCATCACCTTTTTGGATGAAAGTGATATTGAAGAAAACGAAGCGATGCAAGTGGACGACAGCGATAGCGACGATGAAAACATTGTTATTTCAGATGATGACTCTATGATTGAAACACAATAAACATTTTTACTTTTTACTGCATTTCGTTTTACTTTCTCTTTCTCTGTCTTTCTTTTTGTTCCTGTCGAAGTTCATTGTCAAGGTCCTCTCGTTCTTTTTTTAGGTCTCTGTATTTAAACTGTACAGGTTCCAAAGTATACCGCTTGTTTTCATATTCTACTTTGGTGTCTTCAAACATGGGTTGATACTCTTGTTCGGTTTGATTTTGTCCATAGGCTGCATAGGTATCATTTAGATTAAACGCTTTGGACCGAATCGTTTCATCCAAACTCTTCATCTTTTTAATATTGTAATCAAACACGCTGTGAAAATCTTTTGTATTTGTAATAAAATCTGGAGCTTGAATCTCTGCACGATGTGTATCACGTTTGTAATCTTCAGGATTAAAATTATTTGGTAAAAAACCATTACTCATTTCCGTATGAATATAACTCGGTAAATCTTCACGGACAGCAGCATGTCTTGTAATTTGACTTTTGAGTACCTTGTATGCTTGCAACACTAGCTGATAGGCAGCAATCTTTTTCTTGTCATTTGTTTTTGGACTAAATTCAATTAATAATTCTCTATACTTTTTCTCAAGGTCCTCGCTCCAGTCTGGTATGCTAAACACAGTGTAGACATCTTTTAAATTAAACAATTCTAGTGCTTCCTTGTAGGACACTTGTGCTTGCATTTATTTTAAACAAATGAAAAAAACTTGGGTATGCAGACGAGCCAAGGTCTTTCCAAAGAAGTAGATTTGTTGATACAATGGAAAAGCGAGATAAACAATTGGGCATTGCATTACACCAATCAAATCCAGTTATACACAATAGTTGGCTGGATGTTTTGGTCATTGAATATATTTTTGCTTTTATTGATTCAAATTTTTAGAATCTTTGCGAGTTCATTGATATTTGGAGATGTTGTCTCTATTTTAACAGTCGTATTGCTAAGTTTGGGTGGAGTAGATGGCGCTATTAAACCAAATACACATGTGACAAGCAATGAACAACTAAGAGACATTTGTATTCAAATGATGGATGACATTTCGTTTGTTGTCGGTAATCCACCTGCTGATACAGAGTTGATTGCATTTGTAAATAGTATGAAATTACAAAGACAAGCTTTATTGCAAAAGACACAGACACAGATTCCAGATTTGATTCAATAAAATTCTAAGTCCATGTAATGATTGTGTCTTTTAATTCTGCAGTAGATAAAAATCTCTTTCTTAATTTAATCGCTAAAAGGTCTATATAGTTTATATTTGCATCAATAAATCTTTGACTGAGATTTTGATTAAATGAAATGTTTTTCCAGTGAACCTTTTGTTTAAAGGTGGTTATAAACTCTTCAGAAAGTTTTTGGTGTGCTGACACGTCTTTTATCCATTCAGAGTCTGTCAAGTTTTTAAAATAATACTTGTATTTTTTCCAATACAAACTTTTTAGCTTTAAGGTTGATTTGAAATGAAGTCGAAGAAACAAACAATACATTTATTTTGTATTAATTTACTCTTTTAAAAGAATGTCTGCTTGAGTCCCAATATACACAAGTTTCAAGAGTTGAGTAAAACACAATTTACCAGTTTTTTTAAAATGATTAGCTATTTTGGTAACTGTGTCTCCGTCTATTACAATTTTGTTTGCATTTGTGTAATTATTATTTTTCATACTCTTTATACATTTTAAAAAGTATGACACAAGATGGTCAGATTCAGAATCTGTTGTTTGACTTTGAAAATAAAAAGAAACATCTAGACTAGCATCAAATGCTGTATATGGAAAATCATAAGCCAGCATACCATCGACAAAAAACGCTTTATCCGTTTTGATACCAGGCAATAAACCTGGGATAGCACAAGACCCTAAAATGGCATCCACAATGAAAAACTCTGGTGTATTCATGTGATTAAAACACACTTTGGATTCTTGTTGTTGAATGTCGGTTGCATACACATGTAGTGATTTGCCAGTTGCTTGGAACAATGTTTTAAAGGTGAGTTGACAAGAGAATCCTTTTTTCCCTAAAAAATAAATCAATGCTTGTCTTAAAAAATCATTTGAAAACAAGGCATGCGGTTCCTTTAAAAACTGTTTAAAACGGACACCAAACACTGTGTGTTGGGATAACTGTTTGATATAGTGCAACATGTCTTTTGGAGAAATTTGTATCAAATACAATAAAGCAAAGACACTGCCTATACTACACCCATGATATTCTTCAAAGTCATACTTCATTTTGTTTAATTGATGTATAATGCCTATATATGTAATACCTTTTAATCCGCCACCTGAAAATATAATCTTTCTCATGACATTCTGTATTTAAATTTAATGTCGTCCAAAAATCGAAAAATAAATGAAATATAAAAGAGTATATGTCTACAATAGATGAATTCATTGCTGCTTCGGCGCAATCTGAAACTGAAAATTCGGTTCCAAAATATGACCCAAATGATTTTGGTTCTGACACAGATTCTGAACACGACTTTACACCCACAGTTGATACTGCAGAAAAACCTCGGAAAAAGGTTAGATTTGATATACCATCTAAAGAGATTCAAGAACCAATTGCACCCCAACAAATTATTGTTTATAAAAATTCGTTTGAAATAATGTGTGAGTCTATTGTCAATATTGTAAAAGATATTTTAAGCGGTAATTTATCATTTGATTTGTTTACCAAAGACAATAGACTGTGTGGCATCTTGTATTTTGTACTAACCTGTTTGATATTATTTTTAATACTTCAAGGAAATGATTATAGATTCAACTCTGGAAAAATAACTGTATAGTGGACGTTTTTCAAATAAAAATAAAAAGAGTTTACTCGTTTTCAAACATTTCCGCCAATTCTCTTGCCTTTTGCAAACCCTCGGATTCAACTTCAGGTTCTTGAAAGACATCCATTTCTCGAACTAAAGCACTGTCAACAGAAGAATCGTCTGGTTCTTCCAACTTTACAATTTTTTTAATTTTTCTTTTTTTATGAATGACATCCAAAATATCCTTTTCATATAAAATGCCACATTTGCATTTCGTTTCTGACTTGTTTACTCTCAAGCATCTGGTATGGTAAGAGCAGCCACACACATTTGTTTTGAATATAGTGGTTTTCATATCCGATTCACAAATCCTGCATTGTTTTGATTTTTTTACCGGTGTTGGAGGAGGCGTAATCACATTTTCTGGTGTGGTATCTGGACCAAAACTTTTCAATTCAACAACAAAAGTTTTATCGTCTTTCACCATGTAAAGAGTACCAGACATGTCTTCAATCAATTGATAATTTTTAATTTTAAAACCGTTTTCGAGTATTGTAAAAAATTCCATGACGGTTGCTGGGGGAGCGCGCTGAATTTATAGACGAATCTGAGCAACTCATTGGTTACCGCAATTTTGTGGTGATTGGTGTCGGCAAGCATCATTTAATTCAAGTTGATTCTGTGTTACCAATCAACACAGGTCAGTTAACCACGAGTCTGAACCTTTGTCCTTTTTTTTTCTTTTTCTTTTCTCATTGTAGCATGTCTTGCAGAAATTTCTCTATTGAAAACATGGACAGACACATTAGAGACTCTATTTCTCTCATTTTATCCCAAGACATATCCTTGGAACTTGTTCATAAAAATGTTTTACTGTATAGACGTTCATTATTAAGCAGAGTCAATTCAAAATTTGATAGTACTTGCTATCTTATTTGGTCTAGTGTCGAACTATTGATGACTTGGCAATTTAAAAATGGGATTGAATTGTTGATTGTATATGATTATCTAGAGTCTATTGGAGATTATAAAAATGCAGATTTGGTGCTGTCAAAGATTCAAGACATATTAAAACCAATTCATGACAATATGTTTTCCCTTCAAGATAGTCTGACTCAAAAGAAATTGTTTAATATTGCACTTGGTTTGTTTAAAAAACCAAACAATTTGGATATGACAAGATTTACTAGTTTTCAAATCATTTTGACCGATTTAATAAAGTAGACCTTAATTTAAAAATTCCAGACCCAAACCTCGGCTTCTAAAATAAATACGCACTTCTACCATTTCTTATATTTTTATTGGTCGCCACACCACATTTCCAAATTTGAATAAATCGCTTATACATTGAATACATTAAAAATGCAAGATTTTAATTGTTAATAACTTGAGACTGTAGTAATAACCCGATTCTAGCATTTAATAAATAAAGAAACAGTATTGTATGATTTTATTTGTCAAAACCTTTGTTGATAAAACAATTACAATAGAAATAGAACCAAATGTTACTATTGCAACAGTTAAAAATTTGATTAAAGAAAAAGAAGGGATTCCGAATCAACAACAAAGATTAGTATTTGCCGGTAAACAACTTGAAGATGACAAATTAGTAGCAGATTATACTATTCAAAACGAATCTACGCTACACTTGGTTTTAAAAGTAAGAGGTGGGTCGACAGAATATCTCAATGAATCGGACCTTTATTTGATTGAATTTACATCTGAAATCGTTGATAGATGATAATAATTTTAAAAATCTAGAGTAAATGAGTTTTATCTGTAATCAAGACAATAGAGAATTCTTGGTTGAATGTAGTGAACCATTGGTTGATTTACTAGTTCAAAAATTAAAACCGTTTTTATTAGTTTCTTTTCTATTATTTTTTATGATGGTATCAACATTTATTCTAGTCTTGTTCAAAGTTAAATAACGGAGCCAGCAAAAGGTAAAATAACAAAGACTGAAACCAAAGTAGAAATAACAAAGACTGAAACCAAAGTAGAAATAACAAAGACTGAAACCAAAGTAGAAATAACAAGGCGTACCAATCAGCGAAATTAGTGGGACCAATCAGGCAATGCAGTTAAACAAATAAAAACTATAAATAGAGTACTGACCCCCTCATTTCAATGACTTGTTGTACACAGCCCTTGATTATTGAGGACAGGTTTGTTGTCTGTCAAAACTGTGGCATGACGTTTGACTGTATCATCAATACTGAATCTGAAGTGATTGCCTACAAGAGTGAGTTAACATTGACTCAAAACACATCCAATCAGAGATGCTCAAAATCTGAAAACAATTTTCAAGAATATTCTATTGGTGCCACATTTCAATCACAAAACTCTCATCACAAATACCAACTACTGACACAACGTCAAAAAGTAGTCACCGAACTCTTGTCTTATTACAACCAATTTGAAGAATACGGTATCAATGAAAATATAGTCAATCATGCTGTTGACATGTTTTTAAAATTATCTGGTCATGACTACAATCAGAAAAAGACTAGAAACATTTTCAAAGGCAAAAGACGATTAGCAATGATTGCAATTTGTTTGGATTATGCTTATCAAAAATTTGATTGTGAAAGACTCATTGTTGATATCTGCAACGTCTTTAAATTCTCAACACGTGTATATTTCAAAGAAGTGGAACGATTCAATGCTATTTGTAAACAGCGAAATCTACCATTATATGAAACCAGATGTGATTCAGACCAAATCATATTCAACTATATCAACCACTTGAAATTACCAAGAAAGATTTTAAAACTGTCTATATTATTGTATAAAAGCACAACAAAATTGAAATTGTTTCAAAGCACCACTATAAAACCAAAAAGTATGATTTGTGGCTTGCTGTATTGTATATTATTAGAATTCAACAGACAAGATATTGCAGAAAAGATTCCTGAAAAATTGCACATTACCAAAAATACCCTGGACAAGTTTAAGAAAACATTTGATTTGAACAAACAATCTATTTACTATTTAGCAGTCACCCACTAAATAAGCTTGTTCATTTACAAAAATCATAAAAAAATTTATTTTCCAAATCATTTTCAGAAATCCATTTTCATTTCAAAAAAAAATATTTTGATTTCTGAAAATGATTTGGAAAATAAATTTTTTTATTTTTGATACTCTTTGCTAAATAAACTGGTCATCAATTCTGAAACCGGAATCTCATTTTCTTGATTATATTTAAACGAAGTTGGCTCATAACTGTATAATATAGTTTTTGGTGTTTCTTGAAACGTTTTCAGTGTTAAAAATATTAGCGATGCAAAAAGAAAAAGGTATAAAAGAATCATAGCCTAGGCGTATCTGATTTTAATAAATAAAAGAATTTAAAATAAAATGTCTATTGAAACTCATTTGTTGTACATTGATTCTATAAACAGAAATGTACAGAGCTATCCCAATGTCAACAATTTTTATATTGAACTTGATGACAATTTTAAAAATATTGAGCGAATAGAGTTGGTATCCATGTCGTTGCCTGTCAATAGCAACGCTATTTATGCACAAGGCAGTTTACTGGTTCAATTACAACCAGTCAACTTGAATAGAGTCAAAGTGTCTAAAAATTCCAATGTGGTCAAATCTGCATTTGTAGTCTTTCCAAAATTGGAAAACGCCTCCAATTCATTTGCCGTTGTTGATACACCACAATCAATTGACTTTCCGAGTCCGCAGAATATCATGAGACGATTTGGTCTTGGTTTTTACAAATCAGATGGCACCTTGTATTCCTTTGGAGAATCTGCAGGTGACTTGACTATTTTAAACAATGTCAAAGCGCTGTTTAAAATTGTTTGCAAAACAGAAGTTGAATCAAAATAAATTTACTTGATTCAATTTCAATTAGAGAAATTTATTTTTATTCATAGATTCTAATAACTCTTTATATTGTTTCGTGTTGTAGTGTCTTTGGATTGCACATAAACCTAATGTAACAGTTCCGATTGCTGCAACTGTAATAACATTTGTTAGAATCACACTAGACATTGTTTCAGGGATTAAAAAAATCTTATTTATTTGTTTCTATTTAATTGTTCCAAAAAAAAAATCCATTGTTTTAATTAAAATTCTATTTCTTGCTCTAATTCATTAAAATCTTCCAGGAAATTTAATTCTAAAGAATGTTTTGAGTTTAAGCAAGTGGCAGAAAATGTCATGATACCAGAAGAATCAATATCTATAGTGACTGTAATCTCCAAGTCATCTTGATTCTCCAAACCGTTTAGTGTCAGTGTTGAGATTAGTAAATTCTTGTTTGTGACAGAGGATTCTCCCTGATACAATTCAATCGTTGCTTGCTTTTGTTCTTTGAAATTGGTTGAAAACTTTTCAGTGTGGCTAATAGGAATAAAAGAGTTTCTTGGAATCAAAGGAAACATGTTGCTCTTGCCAACCTTTACACCAATTGTCATTGGAATGACATCCAAAATCATAAACGCAGATTCTTTGGATACCAGATAGTGACTATGGATAGCAGCACCATAGGCAATCGCTTCATCCGGGTCTAGACTATAATTTAGTCTATCGAGCCCACGCTGAAAGTAATCACCCACCAACTGTCTAATATAAGGGATTCGAGTACTGCCACCAACTAATATCACTTCATCAATTTGTGTACACACCAAATTGGTATCGTTCATGACTTGTTGAATGGGTCTCAGGAAATCTTGCCAAAACGGTTGACACAGTTTTATAAAGTCTTTTCTGGTAAAAACAGTTTCAGCTTCAGGAATCTCTACACTCGTTTCATCTGATAATTTCCTTTTTATCTTTTCAACACGGCCAGCTGATAGTCTAGGAAATTTGGACGAAATCAATCGATTGATATCTTCCCCGCCCAAACTTGGATTACCAGAGGTTCCCAAGACTGTAAACAAATTGTCTGATAATTCCATGATGGAAACGTCATGAGTACCACCACCCAAATCAACTACTGCAATGGTTTTCTTTTGTTGTCCCAAATTTAAAAAACCATAGGCGATTGCAGCAGCCGTTGGTTCAGATATCAAAGCATCCACGATAACATCACATTTAAAAGCGGCTCGCATAACATGATTTCGTTGTGTATGATTGAAATAAGCTGGCACAGTAATGACCAAAGTGTCTCGTTCCAACCCATGATAGTCTAGAATACTCAACATGTAATTCAAAATAATGGCATTGATATCCACTGCTGTATACTTTTCTAAAAACAAATGGTCTGTACCAAACCATCGTTTGGAAAGTTCAACAGTCTTCATTGGGTCTTTGGTATTTGGAATGTCACCAACAATAATTTGGTTTGATTCTGTTAAAAAGGTGACGATACTTGGAACAATTCTTTTACCAGTTTGGTCAGGTAAAATAATACTAGATTTTGTTTCAGGGTCGTAATAACTAATAACAGAATGGGTCGTACCCAAATCAATGCCAACAGCAACCATTGACCAACATTATTTTATTCATTGAATATAATTTTGCATTTTCCTCTTTTATTTTAAAGTACCTTTTCCAATGTTTACCGTAAAAATAATTGATACATAAAAAGTAATTTATTCAAGCTTTTAATTCGTTTAATTGATTTTGCAACTCTTGAATCTTTTGCAACTTTGTCGCTTCAGCCTCTGAAAGTTCTTGAAATTTCTCCTCCGATTCAACTTTTTCATTCTCAACTTTTTCATTTTTGTCTTTAGGCAAAATTCGTTGCGCTTCCAAGGTTTTGATATCCTTTTCCAATAATTGAAAATGAGGATAATAAGCACCAACATCTTGCAATGTATAAGCACCAGCATTTTGACCAATATTGATGGCTTGATAAAAGATGCTCAATACATCCAATGGTGCCAATGGTTCCTTGTTGATGTTTTGAACAGTTTTGATGGCGTTAAACACTTGATTGGCACCAGCTGGGTTAAAAGTGTTTTTGGAATGACAAGCCTTTTCTAACTGCGGAATCAATTGGTTCAAATAATCTCGTTGTGCATCAGACAATTGCAAAGTAGTCATTTTTTAATATGACGAGAATTTATTTATTTACAGCGTTAGCGCTAACCTTTATCTGTAATCAAACTGTTTATCTTGGTCTTGACGTTCTTTGAGCATTTGAGCCATTAATCTTTCATTGTCCATGGATTTGTTGGTACTTGACAATTTAATAGAAGGAAAAGGTTGGTCTTTTTCACCGTCGTTTTGTAAATTCCGCGGCAACTCTTGTATAGGTTGTCCTAAAAGTCCTACAGCTGGTATAATCCGTTTGTTTGGTCTTTTCAGTCTTTTAATTTCATCAGCAGACATTTTCCTTCTATTATTTTCTATTGGATTTATAGCAGATGTTATATTTTCGCCAATAAAACTTTTACCACTAAACATTTGTTTCCTTGGCTGCATCAATTGTTTTAATTCATCATCTGAATACTGTCTAGATGCATCTGGCATCCAAGAACCACCATTATTGACTGGGCAAAAACGATTGTCAAACCCATTGGAAAAGTTTTGTTTCTTGGTCTTCATCAGCTGAATGTATTGACCGACATAGGTGACACATTGCTTACCAATAATCAAGTCACCATTGTCTGTTATTATAGTGGGTATAGTTGCAATCATGTTTTTTTTTGCAAATACTTTGACCACGTCATTGACCACATCCAGCATTTTTACTGGTAAACTATTCTTTTCTACATAGTTTTTAAATTTGACAGATGAATTGATTCTACTAGAGTATAACAAGTACATACAAAATCATTTTTAAAAATATTATTTTATTTTACACGCAAAATAAAATTTTCAGATTTTATTTTCAAATTTCATTTTCAAAATATTATTTTCAGATTTTATTTCCAGATTTTATTTCCAGATTTTAAATAAATAAAAATCTGTCTAAGTATGTTGAGTAGAGTCACACAAAGCTTTATTATTGGCGCTTCAGCAATATATATCGTTGATACATTGGACAATTTAAAGACTGTAGCTGATATCAAACAGTATCTAGACAAAAATGGATTACCAAAACAAATTAAAATAGAATACAGCAAGTAAATTTAAATACATTTTCCTTTTTTAGCATTACAAGTCGCCCTTAGATTTTCATATCGATTCAATACTGTTTTAAAAGTGGGATTGTAAATCTTTTTACCAGATTGTTTTGATATTTTTAAATTGACTTGGGTTTTCCAAACATATAAACTTTTTATAAGACACTTGTAGTTTTTAAAATTCAAGGGATAGTGTACGTCGAGGTAATCCCGAATAAAGTAGCGGCAAAACTTGCAAGGGATGAGTAACGATATAGTCTTGTAAAATTGTCTGTAAACTTTTTCTTGTTCTGGTGTATAATTTAATGCATACAAAAACATAGTTTTCCAAATGCAACTAAATTCTTTGGATTTGACGCCAGTTTTCTTCATTGCTTTACCATTGTAAAAAAATAAATATCTAGATTCAATCAAAATGAACGAAAATCATTTATGCCTTTGTATTTGTTTTACATTTTTTTCAGTAATACTCCTTTCGATAATAACATTGGTGGCAATAGAAAATAACGATTCAATAAAAGCAAAAAATGCAGCTCAAAACAATATAAACTTGTATTGTGATTTTTACGTTGGAAACTGTACAAACAATACCGACACTTCAAAGTTTAATTTAGATACAGAAAGTGGTATACTTGAAGATATTAATGATAGTCTATACGTTTTTAGAACAAACAATTGTCTAGTGTTGAACCATAAAAATGGAACGATAAAAGAGTGTAGTCAGTATAAAAAGGATGCCGGTAAATAAATAAATATAAGATTAAAAAGTCATGTTTGTTTCGTTCTTGTCTTTTATCATTAAATATTGTATTTTAATCCGAAAATATTTCAATTACGTTGAAAAGAAACCGAAAAAACAGCGTGAAATAGTTACTTTAAATACTGGTATCAAACAAATGTCTCAAAAACTCGTCTATGAATATTACAAGGATTCCACATTTAATAATTGTGTCACAAGACAATTGCAAAAAGATTGCATTGCTTTAAAAGCATTTGATGACACGACAAGACTATCTCAAGATTCTCTAAAGTTTAAAACTAAAGTATTGTGTTGTTATGGTTGTAATAAAACAACAACCTCCAATCATCCCGTATATGTCTTTTCATGTAAAGAATGTGGAAATTTATTTCAAGAAAATAGACACTTGTCGAGAAATCTAGAGGGATACACCAGTTTGATTATAGGCGCCAGAGCAAAACTTGGTCATCAGATAATGATTAAACTATTAAAAGCAGGGTCTACCGTTGTGGGCACAACTAGATATCCAGAAACAGCATTGAATTTATTTAAAGAATATCCAGAATTCAAAGAGTGGCAGTCTAGATTATTTTTCTATCCAGAGTCTTTTGATTTGGATGTCAACAATATAAAGACCATTGTAGCGGATTTGAATCACTACATTTCTAGTCGTTTTGGAAAATTAGATATTTTGGTAAATTCAGCTGCTCAAACGATTAGAGTACGAGAGAAAAACAAGGAAACCTCTTTTGAGTGTAATCGATATGGTGATGCCAAATTTGTACATGAAAAATATATTAATTCTTGGCAAATGAGATTACCAGATTTGGTTCAAAATGAAATGGAAGAAGTGTATAGAATCAATGCCATAGCACCTACTATTCTAGTTCAAGGATTGACTGACTTGATGGTTAAAAGTGAAAATACACCCTATATTATAAATATTCATGCTAGAGAAGGGTTGTTAAATGTCTTTAAAAATTCCAAACATATTCATACAAACATGGCAAAGAGTGCGTTGCACATGTTGACTGCTTGTTTGAGTAGCTGCAATTTAAAAACACAATATGGTATACGGTTTTCTATTCATGGTATTTGTCCTGGATGGTTGAGCGTAGATGAATACTATGAAAACAATAGGCCATGGGTGGTGCCGCCTCTGGATGAAATTGATGGAGCGGCTAGAGCCTTGTATCCCGTTTTTAAAGAATTGAAAAGCTGTTTATATACTAGACGTCATTTTACCAAGATAATAAACTAGTTTTTAAATAAAATTTTATTTTAAAATTTCTAAACAATGCAAAAGATTGGTTTAATTGGTCATGGGTTTGTAGGGAGTGCTTTGGCAGCAGTCTTTTGTTCCAAGTACATTATTCAAGTCTACGACACTAGAAAACTAGATTTAAAAACACCAAATACGGTTCAAACATCATTGCAAAACTTGATGAAAACCGAGATTATATTTATATGTGTGCCTACACCCAGTTTAGAAAATGGGGCATGTGACTTGTCCATCGTTGAATCAGTATTGAACCAACTCATTGGGTACGATGGTATTGTCGTGGTAAAGAGTACCTTGTTGCCCTCGACATTAGATTCAACATTAAAGCTAGTGTTTAATCCAGAGTTTTTAACGGAAAAGAATGCAGTCAACGATTTTAAAAATGCTGCCAGAATACTCATTGGTGGAAAACCGGAATACACCTCAAAAGTCGCAGCAGTATATCTTAAACTAGGATACAATCCTGACATTATCTTTCAAAATGACAATCTAGACACATTTGCATTGGTCAAATACATGTCCAATTCTTTTTTAGCCAGCAAAGTAGCCTTGTTTAATGAATACTATAATACATGTAAAAAACATGGTATCCCATTTGACACTGTACGACGATACATGGTATTGGATAAAAGAATTGGAGCATCTCATACCCAAGTCCCAGGACCGGATGGACAATTTGGGTTTTCAGGTCATTGTTTTCCAAAAGACACGGAAGCCTTGTTGTACGAGTTTCCAGACATGACCATCTTATCAAGTATTGTTGAAGCCAACAAAAAATTTATTTTAAAAACGATAGATAATGAATGTTTCCAAAGCAAGACTATCTCAACTGTTGAAAAAGACGGTGACAAAAAGTAGAAAAGATTGTTGCATTGTTAAACCAACAAAGAAATATTTGACACGTCCAGGACCACCTTATCCTGCCAATGATGCCTGCTGTAGAAATACAATCAAAGCTGGAAACAATGGGCTATTGTATTACTCTAGAAAAACAAGAGGTGGATTCTATGTCTGGAAAAAGATTCATTTAAAAGACTAATTGCACAAAAAAAAATATTTTTCCAAACCCATTTTCAAAATCAAAAAAATTTTTGAAAATAAAAATGGATTTCTGAAAATGGGTTTGGAAAAATAAATTTTTATTGTTCTGATTTCATTTATACAGCCATGTCCATTTTAACACCAGGATGAGGAAAATACCCAACCAGTTTAAAATCAGATTCCTGGAGGTCATCAAAGGATTTGTTGTCAATGTTTAATTCAATCATTGGAAAAGGTCGATTTTCTCGTTTTAAATAGGTTTCAACTGCTGGAATATGATTTTCATATACATGGGCATCATTCATAAAGATTGAAAAGTATCTAGGTTGATAATTATGTCGCTTGCAATAAATAAACAGTAATATCGTATAAAAACTACAATTCCAAGACCGTGCTAGTTCATCTGAACTTCTCATAATCAATGACCCATCGAGATAATCAATACCGTCTTTTTGTGTATGATTCAACATAAATGTAAAATGACATGGAGGCAAGACAGCCTTGTCGATATCTCTAGGATTCCATAAACTAATAACTAGTCGTCTGGAAAAGTCGCGCTTTTTCAAAGCTTCATCAATATAATGTATCTGGTCTATGCCACCTTTGGAGCGGGTGGTATAGTTGCCACCAAAGTGTCTAAATTGAAACCCATAACCTGGACCCAATTCACCTTCTGGTAAAGACAATCCACGCTGTTCAATAAATTCTTTGGATGTATTTCCTTTCCATATATTAATATTCTTTTTTTCAAGCAGTTTAGAGTCTGTATGGCCTTGAATCATCCAAAGTAATTCATTAATGATGAATCTAAATGGAATGCGACGCAAAGTCGTTAGTGGCAATCTATACTGTCTCACATCAAATGTCAATGTCTGTGCAAATAAACTTTTGGTGTTTATTCCGGTTCTATTTGGTTTTAAATCTGAACTTGACAGTATTTGATGTGTCAATTGTTTAAACTTTTGGTCTTGTAATGTGCCATCGTTATTCTTGTAAAAGAAATGCTGAATATTGTCTTGTTTAGACGAGTATCCAATCATTTTAAAAATTAAAAATTCACCAAGTTGTTTCTTTTTGATGAATTCGCTGCCGCTGTGTAATTGTAAACATAAACTGCTCATTAAATGAAACCCAGAAATAATAATAAACTCTATTGTAGAGTTGGGTAACCCATTACGCCAAATACGAAAAATTTGAGAATCACTTGCATATTGGATTGTACCATTTTCTACATCCTTTATTGATTTTTCCCAAATTTTAAATTTATTTTCAACTAGAATAGGCTTGAAATAGTCATAGCAATAGTCTTGCCTGAAATCAGCTTTATTAAAAACAACAAATTTATCCCTAAGACATTCTATTCGCGAATGAAATGCTTTTTCATACAAATAAAATTTGCCTGATGAATACGTTGCTGGTAAAAAGCCTTTAAACTTTGTCATTGTGTATTTACAATTTATTTTTTTAAAGACGATATGTATGCGGTTAAATGGAATGTACGGCATTTCTGTCGTGTTGACATTTATAATATTGTACTTTTTTATTTGGGGTGGTGATTCTGATAATCAACAAATTCTAAACACACTCTCGCATAATTTAAAGATTTTGTCGCCAACTACAAACTTTGTATTGTCTGAAAACAGAGTGTCAAATAATACCTTTACACTAGACAAGAAATACATTTTTATATGCTTGAAAAACAAGAATTTGAATACACTAATGTATGTTGCTATACATGAATTAGCCCATATTGTTTCCAAAGAGTATGGTCATACAACAGAGTTTATAATGCATTTTCAGGATTTGCTCAAAAAAGCAATAGAGCTTGGGGTTTATACCTATGTCGATTACTCTCAAACACCAGAACCTTATTGTAATATGACGCTTAATACAATGATTTTAAAGTAAGTAAAGAAAACAAATGAAGAAATAATTAATAAATTGTAAATGAAGAAATAAATAGTGCAACAACCATGTCTATTCCATTCGACGAGTTTCTACATCAACAGTATCCGTCTAAAAAAGCAATCAAATACGTTGAAACCTTTAAATATATTTGTAAACAGAGAATACGACCCAATCAAGACATTACATTTTACGATTTGCAAAAGAAATCTATACCATTTAAAATTGTATTAAAAGCAGTGTTGAAAAACAACTATGGCATCATACGAGTATTCAATTCTAAACTTCACTTTGAATATGCTCAGATTCTGTTGAAAAGGTTGATTTTGTATTCGGATAAAAAGAAACCAATGTTGGAGAGTATCAAAAAACTTCAAAGAAACATTGAATTCTTAGATGCTTTTATTTGGCAGTATATAGCAGAAGAATCTGATTGGCTTCAGCTATTTTTTGAAACTTATTACAGTCTATATGACAATTATGCTAAAAAGATGTTTAGAAAAGTACATCATCGATTTAATCAACCACTGGAACCTCAAACAAAAACACCTTTTCAGTTATTGTATTATTTACGACGACTAGATAACAATACCATTATTCGACATAAAAATATTGTTTATTTGTAATTTATTTCTATTGTAATTTATTCCAAGGACAACACGCTTTACATTTAACAATATAATAAGTTTTATTAGACATGTCCAAAGACCCTTTATGCAAGGCATGAATCAAGTCATTATCCAGCGTATCAAACTTTTTAAAACAGCTAAAACACAAGTACATTTAAAGATTTCTAATTTATTTTTTATACAACTTTCTAATTTTCTTGGCAGCATTTTGGGCTTGTAGTCTTGATAAAAATGCCCATTGGTAAATTATCAAGTTTGTACTTTTAGTTGTTTTATAAGCGCTTTTAAACAGGCTTCTCTTTATTTTTGGGAATTCTTTTTTCGATACAGCCACCCTTAATGTATAAAGATATTTGGCTTGTCTATAGACTTTATGTTTAGAAATACTGACTCTAAAAACACTCATACTTTTGGTTTTACAAAAAATATTTATTTCATTCTAAACGATATAATATTTCTGGACAGTCTTGACAGTAATAAATTTGTTGATTATAACTCGTAAAAAATCGTCATCGATACATTTCTGACTTTCTATAATGTCTGGTAGTTGTCCATTATAATAAAACTTTGTTAGATATTTTTCTACAATCTTTTTTGAATATTGAAAATGATGCAGATACCTGAAATCCTTTAAAACATCATATGTCAGCATGTTTTTGTCTTCTAATAATTTTATAAAATTGTCATCTACTACATGTTGATTATTCAAAATATTTGAAATTAATCCCATGCTATTAAATTCATCCAGGTGTTCAATCAAGAAATCCTTGTCCAATTCTTTTGATTCAAGAACATCGTTCCAATCGATATAATCCCATAAATCTTTACATTTGCAGTTACACATGTTGTCAAAGATTTCATTTATTTTTGCTCATAAAACGTTTCGATAATAAAATCTATCGTCGTCGTTCAACATATCTTTTGCGTCTAATAATTTTAAAAGTTCAACAGAACAGTTTTGATATTGTAGCAACATTTGAATCAATTTAAACTTGAAAAAAGTATCCAAATATTTTATAATAAAATCGTCGTCTAAATTTTCTTCTTTCAAAACTCGTTTCCAATCGATATAATCCCATAAATCTTTACATTTGCAGTTACACATGTTGTCAAAGATTTCATTTATTTTTGCTCATAATACGTGTGTAATCGTAAAATAACCTTTTCAGGTAACTTTCCAATGAAATTAAATTGCTTTACTTTGTGAGTACCCATGTTTAATTTTATTTTTTTGGGGAACAAGGAAGAAACATGTAGAAAATGAATGTAATTTTACATTTTAAAAACTACATGGTTGTTTAATTTTATTTTATATACTGTGGTTAACACTAAAATGGCAGGAGGTATGGTTTCTTTATCGTCTTTCGGTCCACAGGATGCGTACTTGACCGGAGTACCGCAAATCACGTTTTTCAAGAGTTTTTACAAACGATACACACCGTTTGCTATTGAAGTCATGGAGCTTCAATTCAACGGTAACCCTAATTTCGGAAACAAGGCCACTTGTGAAATTTCCCGAAATGCTGATTTGGTAGGAAAAACCTTTTTAAAGGTCACTTTACCTGATTTGACAACCGCTAATGGTACATCTGCTTGGGTAGAAGAAGTTGGACACTTTTTGATAAAGTCTGTCAACTTTGAGGTTGGTGGAACTATCATGGATACGCATTACGGTTTTATGTTGTCTTGCTTGCAAGAATTGTGGGGTACATCTGAGCAGAAAGCTAATTATGACATTATGATTGGAAACACTGCTGACTTGACCACACCATCTACCAGCATCAACTCCAAGATTTTGTATATCCCATTAAAGTTTTGGTGGAATAGAGAAGCTGGTAATTTCTTGCCACTAGTTGCTTTGAGCAGACACACTGTAAAGGTTTCAGTTGAATTTGAGAATATTGTCAACTTGGTAAAAACCACAGGAACCTATGGTGCTGTTACTATCCCATCTGCAAGTTTGTTGGTTGACTACATCTTTTTGGATACAGAGGAAAGACGTCAATTTGCAAGAATGCCGCATGAATATCTCGTCGAGACTGTTCAGTATACTGGTATCGAAACATCTACACAACAGAATTATCAACAGAAATTGTCTTTGAATCACCCAATTTCTGAATTGATTACTGTTTGTCAATTGGCTTCTGAAGTACAAGCTGGAAATTTAAACAATTTTGCAAATAGCACCCAAGATGGTGATAATTTGGCACTATACAAGTTGCAAATCAATTCTCAGGATTACGAGGCGCAACAAGAAGGTCGATATCACACGTTGGTTGTTCCTTATAAATGTCATACGAATGGTCCTAGAACAGGTATCTATGTCCACAGCTTTAGTTTGCACCCTGAAGGGCCGCAACCAGCTGGTACAGTCAATGGTTCTCGTGTAGACAACTTTACATTGCAATTGAGCTTTACATCAAGCGCTGCTACAAATATTTTGACGTTTGGATTAAACAAGAATATCTTTAGATGTATGTCTAGCCAAGGTGGATTATTGTACAGTAATTGAGCCAAGATACAGCTAAAGTTTTATGTCGGAAATAAATATAATTTAATACTAATTTACTTTAAATCATACAACATTTTTTGAGATTCTATATCGACTTCTTCAGAATGAAATTCATTGTTCCAATCAAAAAATTCTAAACTAAATGATTTTTGTACTTTCTTTTCCACATTTTGGGTACTTAAAATTTTCCGTAAATTTCTTGTACACCCAACATAAGCAACTTTTTTTGAATTCAAATCTAATAAAATAATTTTTCGATAATGCAAAGATTTTCTTTCTTTTGTACATTCTATTAAAAATGTATTGTAATCTTCCTGAATAATAAAAAGTTGGTTAAATATTTTAAAAGCTTCTTTCAATTCGTAATACTCTTTAAAACTGTAAACAATATATCTGTATGGTCTCGGTAAAACTAGTTTGTCAATTTGTTGATTTACAATGTTTTTACCATTAAAATTGATATTGAGTGCATTGCAAAAACTCTTTTTAGAATCAAATTTTGCAACCAATTTATCATTTTTATAGACATATACAACAACATTTGACAAATTAAAACTTATTTTTTCAGTTTTTCGTTTTTTAATAGGTCGTTTTGTAATGATTTCTTGATTTGAAACCAGTGTTATAATTTCATCTATATCCAATTTTAGAGATTCATTAATCTTTTTCATATGTGTAATAAATTCTTTAAATGGCCAAAAATCTTTTTTAATATAATTACAATCTGTACAACATGGACGTAAATTATCACGAAAACTATAATTTAAATTTGGATTAAATCTATCGACACCATTTGAAGATTTTGTACATAAATAACATTGTTTACCAAAAAATTCCTTTTCAATATTGCTAGATAATGTTCCTTTATCAATTTTTTCACCAGAATTTATAAATTTTGATGATAACTTTTCATTAAAATCACACTCAACATTATTATTCTCGGCAATTAAATTGGTTTTTACCAAAAATGTCTCAAAATTTACGTTATCGATGGTGTATCCTAAATCTGAATCCACTCTATCCAATGAAATGTCATTGACATCTGTACAATAATCCATAGCAAAATATCAAGATTTGTCTGAAGCGTTTATTGAAGAATTTCAGGATTATTTATGATTGAATTTCTAAATAAATAAAATTATTGTTATACAATGTATCAAGATTATGTTGAAAAATATCCAAACATTGGTAAAAAATGGGATAATCAACAAAATATTCAATTGTTGAATTTATTATTGGACAATGGCGCAAAACGTCCGATATCAAGTATAGCTTATGAAATGGGACGCAGTGAAAATTCGATTATTCTTCAAGCTGTTAAATTACTGCGTCAAGAACTGGTCAATGTTGAAGGAATACTAGAGTAAATTCTATTACAAACCCAATTTATTCCAAGATAATCTGGTGGTCTGTACCAATCAGTTTAAATTGGTAATCTGTCAAAGTAAAATTCCAAATAAATTTGTTTCCCTTGTATACAGCATTTCTTATTGAGTCGGGCACTTCCTCTGTATCTTTTCCTTTATCTAACATTGTATAGACTGCTTTGCATACAATTACACTAGATGGGATGTCAATTTCAGTTCCATTAACAAAAATAAATTGATTTTGAAATAATCTAAAATGTTCAGGAAATCGTATCATCAAAAGAGACAAGATTTTTGTATCAAAATCTTGTATATCTAGTTCTTCTCGACTTTGGTTCCAAACAAATTCAATCCATTCATGAAGTTTATGTGCTGCAACAAACTTTTTACTTTCATAATCGTTAAAGTACTTCCATAAAAAAAAGAAGAGAGTTTTTTGTGTTAATTTCATGTTCAAGTATTCTTTCAGGTTCATTAAATCTATTTAATATTTTATTCTTTTATTCTTTTATTTGATTGGCTAAAATGCAATGAAACCTTGAAACATACCGTTGATTGGTTCTTGTTTAAATTAGGAGGAATAAGAATAAATTAATTGGTTTTTAATCAAGCAACCAATTTTCTTTAGCTGTATTACTGTGTAATTCAAGGAAATAAATAACATGTACAATTGCATGTACCAACTCTTTTTGAGATTACATTTCGACTGTAACATCAAGACTGCCATCAAACATTTTCAACGATACAAATATTATTTCTTGGACGAATCCATTGATTGGAAATACATTTCACTTAAACGTAATCACCTCTTATCAGAAGACTTTATTAAAACATTCAAAGACAAAGTTGAATGGGGGTGTATCTCATCACTGTCGAGTTTGTCTATAGATTTTATAAGAGAATTCGAGGACCGCGTCGATTGGTTTATAATTTCAAATAGTTCTAGATTCTATGAAGAATCTATAAGAGAATTTGAAGACCATGTTGATTGGTATTACATTGGAAAGAATCAAGAATTATCAAAAGAATTTATGATTGATTATCAAGATAAATTAAACTGGACAAACATTTTTATTGGACAAGATTTATCAAATGAATGGGTTGAACAATATCATAGTCGCGTCGATTGGAATGACTTAATAACAGATATCGACGTGTATGAGCATCATTATGAAAAGTATTTCAAATATATTGATTTGGACTATTTGGTAGAGAATGTAATTTTGACTCTAGACTTTATTAGAAAACATAAAGGCCAACTGAATTGGTACCTTGTTTCAGAGTATCAAAAGCTTACGGAATATTTTATGACAGAATTTAAAGACTATCTTGATTGGGAAAAAGTCTCTCAATATCAGACATTGTCAGAATCATTTATGAAAAAGTTCCAAGACCGTGTCAATTGGCGTTTAATATTGGAACATCAAAAGTTTTCACTTTATTTCATCAAAGACTATTACTGTCCCAATAAAAGAATCAAGGTCTGATTCCAAAATGTGTTTTATCCAATTTACCATCAGCTTTTGAAATTTCAACATAGACTAGAGGGTCTTGTTTACCTGGCTTTAATGGTTTGATTTTCCAACTATTTTTTATTTTTTGACAAATCAATTTATTTTGATGCTTTGTCCAATAATGATTGTATTTATACATCCACTCGGTTCCTTGTTTTTTGGCAAGCATTAAATTTTGAGTGATTGCCAAAACTGTTTTTATCGTTTCACCATCTTTATAGTCCAAGCGTCGAGAAACAATGTAGTACATTGCTACTCGCTATTAAAATAATAAAAATAATAAAAATAATGTTTTAAAATAGACATGTATCAACTCTTTTTAAGATTGCATTTTAATTGCCACCCAAAATTCTACATTCAACATGTTCGAAGATATAAATATTTTGTTCGATTGCGTGTCTGGAACTGGTGCCGCCACAGAAAACCTGAAATTTGGTTTCGTAGTCAAAAAGAAACTCAAAAAATTCTTTATAAAGAATTAACAGAGGAATTTATAGACGAATTTAAAAATAAGATTGATTGGACTCTAGTATCATTCCATTCCAAACTATCTGAAGCGTTTATTGAAAAATATGAAGATAAAGTTGATTGGATGCTTGTATCATCTCATCAACGACTTTCTGAAGACTTTATAAGAAAATACAGTGATGTTTTAAATTGGAAATACATTTCAATTCATCAAAGACTTTCTCAAGATTTTATATTAAAAGAGTATTGTCATCGAGTACATTGGCATTATATTACCAGACACCAATCATTTAAGAGAGACTATAGTATCATTCATCAAGATTGGAATCTTGAAGATTTTCAAAATAATGTCGACTGGAAGGTAATTAAAAAGTATCTTTCCAAAGATTTTGTAGTGGAAAATGTAAATTGGAAAGACATTTCGATTCATGTTAGATTATCTGAAGCACTTATAGAAAAACATTGCGATAAACTGGATTGGAAATGTATTTCTATTCATCAGAAATTATCAGAAGCGTTTATTGCAAAACACAGTGATAGACTCTTTTGGAAATATATTTCTATACATCAAATACTATCGGAAAATTTCATGTATCAATTCAGAGACAAGATAAACTGGTATTATGTTCACCAAAAACTATCAAAAGATTTTTTTGTAAGGGTGGAACCAGCCATAAAAAAGTCTTTAAAATTATATTGTTACTTAAAAGATAAAAGAATGAGATATGACGATTGGTAAGTCCAAGTCTAACTCTGAATTAAACTTTTCTTGCAAAATAAAAGAATGAGATATGACTATTGGTAAGTCTAACTCTAAATTAAACTAATCATGTATCAATTCTTTTTAAGATTACATTACAAATATAGACCAAACACAATCATTAAACATTTTAAAAGATACAAATATTATTTCAAGGATAGAATCAATTGGATTTTAATTTCAATACATCAAAAACTATCTGAAGATTTTATTATGGAATATAAAAACCTTGTTGATTGGCATTATATTTCAATTCACCAACCAATGTCTTGCGCTTTTATTGAACAGTTTAGTAATAGAGTCGATTGGGAAAAGATTACAATACATCAAAAACTGTCTGAAGATTTTATCAGAGAGTATAGAAATAGATTACATTTTAGATACATCCTAAGACATCAAAGACAAAGGATTTCAAGTGAATTTAGAAAAACATTTTATTATTCCTGGTAGAATACAAATAAAAGATATTATTTTTATTTTAATTACCAAATACAATGGCGTTTAAATCAACCTCTAAAGCACAGCTTTATTTTGCGGTTTATGTTCTTTTGATAATAGGTATACTTGTCAATTCGATTATAGCTATTATTGCACCAGATAGTATTGATACCACGTCTAGTCCAGTTATTAATACGTCATTTGGTGTTTGTCTCGTTTTATTGCTATTATATGGTGTCTTGAGCAAAAATAATGTCTTGTTTTTCCACTGGGATATGGCATTGTACTGTCTTGCTGGTTTTGTAATGTATTTCTTTTTAAATATTTCAACCTATTTAAATTATACAGACAATGAGATTACAAAATTGTATGTAGGTAAAGGATTATACTGTGCGCAGATAATCGCATTGCTGATTGCTTTGGGACCATCGACTATTAATTCGCAAATGTTGACATTGTGGTATATCAACAAAAATGTAGCTAAAATGCATCTAGACGTACCATTCCAAGGTCCACCTCCACCGCCTATTGGTGGTCTTTTAAAACCATTTCCAGCTCCAAAATAAATCGCCTTAATTTTATGAATTTTTTTCCACAATCTATTTATGCAGCACCACGTTGATAATTACACCAAACATTATATTCAGAATGAAAAACTAAAACAAACGGCAAAGGAAATCAGATTGCAAATGAAGGAATCAGAGGAAGCCATCAAGGTTTATATGAAAGACAATAATGTTCAAGAGATTCCTATAAAGATTAATGACAGAATATCTTTTAAAATCACAATGAAGCAGAAATTAGAACTGGTCAAGGACAAGAATTCAATCAGCTAAATAAATAAAATGGTTTCAAACTGTATGTTCAATTTTGTGTTGCACAATGTATATGAAAAGAATCTTGTATCAAATTTGTCTAAATTAGAAGGCATCGACATTCATCATTATTTTTTGTCAGTAGTTGACGACTTGCCAGAAGAACTCAAAACAAAGACAGTCTGTATCTTGAGACGATTGACTTTTGGTTGGAAATTATATGTAAACTATCTTGTTTGCAATGCTATTCTAAACCTCAGAAAAGACAATGAAGCTATTCAAATCTTGGAAATTCAATCCGTCTTGAAAAAGATTGAAGCAGAATATTCAAAAGTGCTAAGCAGTGTTCAAAATGAAACAATGCACAATTTGAAACTAAATCAAATCATCAATGAATGCAAACAGTTTTATTTGATGCCTGTGAATATCAATCAATGTATATATGCGAGTGAAAATCCAGTGTTTATGATGCCAAACACAATGAAATTGCATCAACTTGTAAATAAAAATGTTTATTAAAATGCTGTGAAAATTATTTTAAAAATTTCTTTATTGACAGTCATTCTCAAATATAAAACCTGTGTTTCAAGTCTAATTTCATTTGGAAAGCAAAAGTTTATATGGATTGCAAAAGTAAACTGAAACATAGGTTTGAAATATAAAACCTATGTTTCAGTTTATTCAAATAGCAAAGATACAAAGAATGTGTTGAGGTGTTTTGTTTGATGATTTAAAAGCCGGTTTCATTGTCTTGATATGCTGTCCTTGTATTTGCTGGACTAAATAAATCTTGATTCATGTCAAAATCAAAGTTGAAACCAATGTTTCAATGACTTTAAAATTGAAACATCAGTTTCAACACTATTTAAAATAAAAATGTGTTTATTTTCATTTAAAAACTCGATAAATACCTTGTAACAGGTGTTTCAACATCAAATATCCAATGCATCGATTCTCCAAAACAAAATATCAATATCGTCAACAAAAGACCTTTACCAAATGTCAACTTTTTAAAGTAAATAATAATCAAACAAAACATCAGGGTCAATAGAATATCAATATTTGCCAACGGTCCTATTCTTCCTAATACATTATGAAATGACATTCAATAACTTATATTAACAAATTAAAATAAAATGTAATTGGAGTAATGACTTTGAAAATAGTATTGACTGGAACTAAAAAGAAACGGAATCAAGAATTGGAAAGCTACATCGAGGTGCCTGCAAGGCATCTTTGTTTGTTTTACAACATTTGGATAAAGTGGGATACATCAGGTGGATTTCTTCGTAACATTGATATAGAAAATCATTTAGCCACCTTTGTAGTCTTGCGAAATTCAAAGGAAACTATTGTAGATACTAAAACCCACACTTTTTATGTTCACAAAGATACTTTAAACTGCAAGAGTTTATACTATGTATTAGACCTTGAGCAAAGGTACTTGCAACTCAAAGAAAACTATGAGACTATTCATCACAATCTTAAATACTTTGAACAATAATAATAAATTAACCACTATTTGAACAATAAACTTTATTACCAGTATTCCTTTTTAAATTCTTTCAGTGCTTCATACTCTGGAAGCACCTTTAACGGTTGTTTTTTGACCTTGTTGACTGTTGTAAACATTTGTAATGCTTCTTCAACCGTCTTTTTACCTTTATCGCTATTCATATTCTTTTTGACAGTAGCAACTTGTTTTAATTTTGTTATATTCTTCTTTTCCAATTTTGAAATCTTTACATTTCTAGCACCGAGAAAAGACTCTTTA